TAGCTGTTAGCTAACCAATTGCAGCTTGAGCTGCAACTACACTTAATACTAAAGAATTAATTAGTATTTTCATTCCTATTGCGACGAGTAAGATTCCAAAAACTCTTTCCATAATAGTAATACCTACTTTGCCTAGTTTACCTTGAATCCAAGGTGCAGTCTTTAAGAATACATAAATCATTATAGCATTTAGTATAATACCTAAAATAATCTCTATATTACTTAGATCTTGTGTCAATGACATAATAGTTGATAATGTACCAGGACCTGCAATAATAGGAAACGCTATTGGAAATATAGTTGCTGACATTGGTTCAGACGTAGATTCTGATTCGATACCTAATACCATTTTTACTCCAAAATACAGAAGTAACATTGCGCCTGCTAATGCAAAATGAAAAGTTTCTATTCCTAAGAGCCTAAATAAGGTTTGTCCCACAAATAGAATAGAAATCATAATAACTGTTGCTATTATTGTAGATTTTAAAGATTCTATTTCACCATTCTCTTTACGTAGCTTGATGATCAAAGGTACATTACCTGGCATATCTATGACAGCGAACAGTGTCAAAAATACTGTTAATACATTTAATATGAATTCCATGAAAGTTTAGTTATTTATACGTTTCTCCATCTACGTCTATTAGACCATTGAACTTTCTTAGTTCTACCTAACATCGTTAATCTACTAACTCTTTGGTTAAACGCATTTCTATCGTTGTTTAACTGTGTGTTACCGTTTGCTTGTTGTGTTGATTCCATTATTTAATTTGTTTCTTAGTTGCACGCAACCAAAAAAGTTACGACTAGTATATATTAAATCAATTTCTGAAATTTATCAGATTCAATTTGTTTAATTTTAAGCGCAACCTCTGGGCCTTTTACACCAAACTGCTTCATCACATCTTTGCCATTGGTTGATGGTTTATATTTAAAGAATGCCTTTAGAGTTTTTACATCTAACTTATGAATCTTTGCAAATTCTAAAACATCTTTTTTATCTATTTTGGCATTCTTAAATTGTTTATGTAAATCAAACACATCATTAACATCAAACGTCATTATCTTGTTTAAGAAAATACAAGCGTCTATTTCGTCATTAGTAAATGTTAACTTATTCATTTCTTTCTTATGTTCATTATTCATGAACAGAGTACCTAATTGAACAAGCCAAGTATTAGTATCTATGAATTTTTTATTGATCTCTAATGTAGGAAACATAATAGACCATAGATTAAATTCAGAGACCATCTCTAAGTACTTCTTAGCGGACTTAGCAGAAACAATAGATTTTTTAAACTCATCTCTAATTCTCTCTGCGCTGATACCTTCTAAACTGTTATCTGTTAAAATTGCGTTTGCTGTCTCTTCTTCCAGATTTGAACCAGTTCTACCAGCAAATCTTAATGCTCTTAGTTTTCTTAGTGGATCCTCAGCAAATCTATCAGCAGCAACACCGACAGTTCTAATCTTTGAATTCTTTATATCATCTAGACCTCCAACTAAATCGACAACTTCATTTCTGCCCATATCATAGAATAAAGCATTAATTGTTAAATCACGTCTTAATACATCTTTATCTATTGTGGAATACTCAACTGCATCTGGTCTTCTACCTTTTCCAATGTCTTCTCTGAAAGTGGCAATTTCAACACCAGCTGGATCTGAAGGTACATTTACAATAACTACACCAAATTGGTGTCCAACTTCACCTGTTGTTGAATAACCTCCTTTAGTAACGATATCAATAACTTCTGCTGGAAATGCATCGGTAGCCAAATCAAAATCTTTTGGCTTTTTACCCAATAACGCATCTCTTACTGCACCGCCAACAATGTACAATTCCTTGCCATTCTTTTTGAACAGTGTGTACAAGTCTAATATATCCGAGGGTACATTAACTTGGAGTTTTGTTTCAGCTTCTTTCAAAAGCATAAAATTACTGAATTTTTGTAGTTGCATTATTATACTTTATTTTTCATATTATATATCTTCGTAACCTGTGATCCCTCAGGGGCTCGAACCCTGGACCCTCACATTAAAAGTGTGATGCTCTACCAACTGAGCTAAGAGATCTTAATAAATCATAGTTGTCTTTGGGTAGGGATGGCGGGAATCGAACCCACGACCTTGACTATATAAGAGTCCTGCTCTAACCAACTGAGCTACATCCCCATGTTGAAAACACCTTAATCTATGTAGAGGTGCAAGACTCGATCTATGATCTATTTTTTTCGGTAAGTCAAATAACGTTTAAAAAGTTGTGCCTCAGGGGCTCGAACCCCGACTCTTCGGTACCAAAAACCGACGTGTTGCCAATTACACCAAGGCACATTTAATTAGTACTCCGTAGGAGAATCGAACTCCTATTTTCAGGATGAAAACCTGATGTCCTAACCGTTAGACGAACGGAGCAAGTTATTGGCGGTCTGGACGAGACTCGAACTCGCGACCCCTTGCGTGACAGGCAAGTATTCTAACCAAAACTGAACTACCAGACCATTTGTGAACCAGATAGGATTCGAACCTATAACCGGCACCTTAGAAGGGTGCTGCACTATCCAGTTGTGCTACTGGTCCATATCTAAGTACCGCTGGGCGGGCTCGAACCGCCACGGGCTTTCAGCCCAACAGATTTTAAGTCTGTCATGTCTACCAATTCCATCACAACGGCATTAATACTTATCTCCTACATTTCAATCTTTCTTCATTCAATCTGCCGTTGCTGATTGCTATCTTTATACTTACATCAATTGTAAGGTTTCAATAGGTAATTGGGTTTATTTTACCATTGATTCTTGAATTAGAATCTTACCTCTACGAATACGATTCTTAACTGTCTGAAGAGGTACATTATATTTGTCTGCAATATCTTCATACTTCATATTGTTAAGTAGACGATCTTCGATAATATCACGATACATTGGTTTAAGTTCTTGAATAGCCTTTAGTGCTAACTCATATGAATTCATAAGCGCTTCATCTTCTTCAATAAAATCTGCTTCGGTTTTGCTTTCGATCTCAATAAGAAGATCATGTGCAGATGTATGTGAATAATGTTCTGAAATCTCAATACCATATTCTTTCATTGCGTCAATGCTGTATTTACGATTACGCTGACGAATCCAACCTAGACATTCATTGAATGCAATACGGTATAACCAAGTTGTAATTTGGTACTTAGGATCATATTGATCAATCTTAGTCCACATTTTGGTTAGAGTATTAGTTAAGATATCGTCTGTAGCTTCATTATCTTTACATACATTATAGATATAATTCCTTAGACCAGGTTTTACACGCTGATAAAGTGCATTGTAATCTTTTTCTGATTTAGAATTAATAAAGTTTTCTGACAACTGACGGTAGCTTAGCTCTTTTGTTTTTTTAGACATATGTTTTGTTTTTTTAATGATTAACTGATGTAAATATACCAAATCTTTTTGACATAAAAAAATCTGGGCTGAATTATTTTTAATTATCTTTCTAGGATAACAACTGATCCGAATTCATTATCAAATACTTTGATTAGATTTTCGTAATCTCCACTCATCATGTTAGCTTGAATTTCCTTGATATAAGAATTACTCATTCCAAGTTGCTTTCCAAAATTACTAGCTAATGCTATTAAATTAAATGCATTACCCTGTGGTCCTGTTAAATCGATAATTATTTCTGATTTTGGTTGTTTTGTTCTGATCATATCTTTAGCTTTTTAAATACAGTACTAATATACCACAAATAATCGACATAAAAAAATTATATGACGATTATTTAGCTAAAAGTTACGAACAATTAGAAATCTGAAAATATTTCTAGTAGTTTATGTAGGTCTTGTGGTTGGTTTTTCCAAAGATCTGTTGATACATTAATGATTCTATCTTTGGGATCTGACTTAAATTTCTTTTCTGGATAACCTATAATATTATAAGATTTTTTACCCTTTTTATTAGGCCACACCTTAAGAGGCCAATAAGTCATACTAAGGTTAAGTTCTGGGAGAGTAGTTAAACAATCGATCATTTTAACTCTGTTCCTAAGCATACCTTTACTATCTAAAACCTCTAAAGCAGCATCGTGTTCTCCACGTGTAAAATAAATTGTGCCGTTAAGTCTTAGCAAAGCATCTTGTGCAGTTTTAGGGTCCCATGCAAAGTTACCCAAATGATACACGGTATCTTCTTGTTTTACAACTTCATTCCATTTTAGAATTAAGTCTTCTGTCATTTGATCAACATGCTCGTAATCCCTGTTGTATTTTTTAATTGCACCAGGTCTTCCAAGTTGTAAATTAGATGTTACGTATATTGCCATTGAGTTACTATAATTTGTTTAAAATAAATATATCCTTATTTGAGCCCCTTAAAAAATTAAGGGACTCAAAATATTAGAATAAGTGATTAGTTACCTGCTTCTGCAGTTTCCTTATCTTCTAGCTCTGCTTCAATTTGTTCAGTTACAATTTCAGCATCTAATTCGGCCAATCTTGTGTGTACGCCATTGATTTCAGTATTAACACTAGCAAGATCTTGCATCGCAGTTGAAACAGTTTCACCAACATGTGTTAACATGGTGATAAACTTCTTAGCATTTGCAACACCAGTTCCAGTAACATTTAACAATGCTTGATAAAGTGCATTTAATTCATGACCTCTAAGACCAATTGCATATACTTCTGGTGTTTCGTTAGAAGTAGTATACTCTTTATTTTGCTTCTTGATGTTTTCATATAAAGTTACTAATACTGCAGCATCTGCTGTTTTCCAAGTATAGTGCTTGTCAAGATGTTCCATTACAGTTTTGATCATTCTCTGATCTGAAAAATTAATTTCAAATTTACGTTCAGCTGCCTCAACTTGTAGTGTTTCAGCTTTCTTTTCTAATTCAACGCGTTCTTGAATTAATTGATCGTTTGTTTTTTCTTTACTCATTTTAAAATATTTAAGTGTTTTATTATTTATCCTAATTAAAAATCAGCGTTAGAGATTCGGATGTCATAATCCCTAAAGCTTTTGAATTGTTCATCATCTGTGTTCATTCGTCTTACAATAGTATCGTTTAAATCATTTCTAGATTCTAATCTATTAAATCTTTCTATTCTTGATGGATCTAAATAAATTACAATACATTCGTTTCTGTATTTTTTTGGTAACATATCTAAACCGTCTTTGCTCATGATCATAACATCTGAAGTATTAAAATCTTCTTCAGTTTGGCCATAAAACCAACCATTGAATTCCATGTGTTCAATGAATTTACCTTCGTCGATCATTGTCTTAAATCTTTCTTGAGATATAAACCAATAATCTTCGCCATTCTTTTCATTTTCTCTAGGCAATCTCGTAGTGTGACTTACTCCCGCTTTAAATCCTTTGCGAGAAAGTTTGTTTTTTAAAAAGTCTTTTCCGGCAGCTGCCTTGCCTACAAGTATTATTTTCATGTGTATTATATGTGCTAGTTTTTGTTTGTTTCTTTTAGTCGAGATCTTTCTAATAAAGAATTTCTATCTTTATTTTCAAATGTTTTGGTGTGAGCACTTACTGTTGTAGATTCTGCATCTGAAGTTTGTCCTATCCACTTTTCATTTGTAGCAAGTGCATTGATCAATTTAACGGGGAACATTTCTTCAATATCCCATCTCCTGTGATTCATGTAAGTAGCTGTTATGAATTCATCACATGGAAATATGTTTTCTTCTAATTTATAACTTATAAGCTTTTGAGCTCCTAAGTGTGTTAACACATATGCGTGCATATTATAATGTAAAGAAGGAATACAATAGGTATCGTTTAACTTAATATCGTTATCATAATTAAATACATATCTTCCTAGTGTCAAATAATCCCATTTATAAGGCCAACCTTCAGAAGGTTCTTCTAAGTCTTTAAATGATTTTTTAAAAACAAAATCTTCTTCTAAGATTAATGCTCTGGAAATATTATCTTCTATGATTTTTTTCCAAGCCATATTATGTGAAAGTGCACATCCTATTTCACCAGGTTGAGGTTCTAATTTCCAAAAATCATTCCAACTTTCTGGTTGGGCCCAATTCTTATAAACATTGCAATTATCAGGTAGTTCTGATTTCCAACCATTGTGTCCGTATAAAATCTCATATGGCGTATTGTCATCAAAGCCGATAGTCTCTAATTTATTTTCAATAGACTTTACTTTTTCAGGAGTATGATCTATTGCTAATATGTAAATTTTATCAATTTTCATTTATTTAACCGGCGTTTGGTGTTTCCTTAAGTCTTTTACAACATCTTTGCGAACTGTTTCTAAATACTTAGCTCTTTTTTCTGCACTTGCAAATGGTACTGACCAAAATTGTTTTGTTTTAAACCATCTGGATAGTTTCCACCCAAATACAAATGTAAATACTCCCATCACTAATCTTAGTTTAACTGAGTTTAAATAAAGAGTCTTAACTGGTAATGAAGGTGCACCATGTGTGATATAAGTTCTTACTTTTTTATCACTTAAAAATGGCTTAGGATATGCATATGGTCCCATTATTGGCTCAAATTTATATGCAAATCCTGGTGTAAACACCTCATCGAAAAAGATTTCAGTTCTTGGTGTTAATCTAAACCACCAAACTGGAGATACAAAATAAATTCTATCTGCCCAAGTTACTAGTTCTTTATATCTTTCAATAAGATCCGTTCTTGGTCTAGCGAAATCATCTCTATATAGATCAATAACTTCTACCTCATTTAGGTAATCGCTATCTAATAGAGTTTTCTGAATTGTTTTAAAAATACCATTGTAACAGAAAGATTCTTGATCTGGGTGACCTACAACAATCAAGTTCTGCATTCTTTCTAGCTTCTTCATAAATATTGGTTAAATTGTGTTTCTTCTTTCATAATATTTTTTTAATCCCACCATCTTCGGATGTTATGAGATATAAATTCCCATACTAATTTTTCAGCTTTAATTTGCTTTTGTTTAGACTGTTTAAATAGCCTATCAAATGTTTCTTTAACTTCATCTTTATTTTCCCACTTCTCATATTCATAATTAAGATATGAAGTTCCATCCCCTCTTCCGGTGTCTTCAAAATTCCAATCTAACACATTGTCACCATATATTGATTTCATCTGCTTTTGATATTCACAACCATATTCTTCATCGTAAACTTTATCAAGAAGTTCAATGGCAGTTTTAATTCTTCTAGCTCTAATATTGGCATTTACTGTATGCGCATTTGAAGAAGACATGAATTTCTCAGTACGTGTTAATTGATGTTTAAATAAATCAATCGCATATCTATAATCAAAATCAAATCCTCTCCAAATGATAGGTAGGAAGTCTAAGACTCTCTTAACTTGTCTATATTTTCGTTTAAACCAGTATTTCATCTCTCTTCGGTGTTAAACCATTCGTTTATTGTTCCATCAGCATATCCAACACCGTGAGCAATCTTTCTCACTAATCCCATAAACTCGTTGAAGTCAAGGTCATCGTTTTTTCTTTCGATAGAAACCTTTTCATCGTAATGTTCAACTGTTATTTTCATTTCTCTTTGGTGTTAAATGTTATTTCATTATGATGTGAAATCCTTTTCTCATTTCTCTTTAGTGTTAAACGTACATTGGAAAATCTACACCATGTCGATGTACAAATGAGTTGTGTACGTCTTCATCTAATTCAATTCTTACATCAACGTCACTATCCTTAAACATTCCAGTTAAAGCAGTAATATCAAAGTCAGTATATTCTTGATCATCAGTTTTATCTTCTAATGTTCTTAATGCAGTTTGGTAAACCTGTAACGCTTTTACAATAATATCCTTTTGCGGCTGTGGTAATTTAACTGTGTTTCTCATGTTGAATTTGAATTTGTTTATTAATTTCTGATAATATGTACGCTGATTCATTCCAATTAGAAACATATGCCCTTTCCCATAATGTTCTGCTTGGATCTTCAGGATCTGGTTGAGATTTAGCCCATTTTTTAGCAGCTTCAAAATCTTCTACTGTCCATGTGAATTCTCTTTCAGGTGTCTTTGTAAATAAAGACTTTAACTTAATTAAATACTTTTTCATCTTTGTTTTGATAATATTTCTGAAACTTTTTCTCTAGCATCGTAATCATTAGTAGTCTTATTTATTGCTGCTACTATTTTTTCTGCTACTGTACTAATTTCTTCGTTACTCATATTTGTTTTATTTATATGCTGCTGGGCTTGGTAAGCCGCTATAGTAATCCCAATCCTTTAAATCGTCTCTATGCATAGGTGCGTTCCATTTAGAATCATACCAAAATCTACGCTTCTTAGAATCTATACGAGTTTCCATGGTTTTGTTTCCATAACAGAGCATAAATTTTTCTTGAATTGCATCAGATCCAAATGGATTGTCCCAATCTCTAATGCTTCCACCACCTTTGGCATATGCCAACATTGGAATATCTCTACACAATTCCAAGATCTTTGGGTATTTTGCAATTTGTTGAGAAGCTGGAAGAAATGGATCAACGTTCTCTGCTCTGAATATAATTTCAGCTCTTAAATAATTGCCAATACCATTAAACCATTTTTGATCCATAAGAACTTCATAAAGTGGTTTGCGAAATGTTCTTTTTGTAAGGTTGGTCATAATGTTTAAAAAGAAAGCATCAAAATCTGATGTTGGATCTGGTCCTCTACCCTCATTCCATGCTACACCTTGTGTCCATTTACCAAATCTGCGTACATCTACAAATGACAGTGTAGTGCCATCTTTACGATGAAACTTGAGATGTGCATGTTTAGGTTCCTGGCCAGTATTTGTTAATTGAAAATGCCCTGACATTCCCATAGTAATGCGAATAGGAATAAAGGCTTTACTATCTTCATCTTTGATGGTTAGTACAATTTCTTTACCTTTACTTTCTGATTTAATACTAAAGTATTTAAACGGAATATCTAGTTCTGCCCCTTTATGTTGAGGATTCTTTTCTACACGTGTATATGTTGCCCCTTCTGAACATGTGTTTACGTAATCTGATGTTAATTTAAGTTCGGCTAATTCTGGCATAATTAAAATGGTAAATCTTCTTTTAATAATTTTTCTGTTCTGATCGCTTCTATATCAACTTCTTTTATATCTAATGATGCAAATGGGGTGATATGTAATTTATGTACATCCCATCTTTGACTTGGGTGTAATGCGTTTTGATTTTTGGCTATTAGTTCTGCTTTAGAAAGAGCATGTTTGTCATTGTCGCCTTCAATGTAAACTTCGTAAGTTACTGTATATCTCATGTTATTTATATTTAAATATCTCTTGGTGTTTCATACACCGCTTTAATTACTGGAAATCTTAGTGAGTGAGTTCCATTCATATTTGTTGTTTCTTCAAAGTATTGAACTGTGATTTGTTTTCCTAAAATCTGATTAGGATTTTGAAAATAATGTCTACGTTGTTCATGATTAAAGCCACTACCAACTTGAACTCGATTTCCTTTATGTTCAATGATAACGTTCTTTAGCATCTCTTCTTCTACTTCTGTACCATCAACAATAACTCGGTGTGTATCATTTTCAAGATCAACAACTGTGTATTCTTCGTCATAGAATTTCTTAACTTTAAGAACATCGTTAGAACGCTTACCTTTATATGTTGTATTCTTACGAAGCATTAGTCCTTCCCATCCACCTTCTTTAGATAATTCCATCATTCTTTCCATAACCATGTCATCTCCTAAGACTTGATCAAGACAACTAATGAATTCATCACCGTCTAGAATATAAGATCTAATGTTAGTGTATCTTTCACTGAATGTAGTAATAGATTCTTTATCGTTAAATTCTTTAATTGTCAATAAATCAAAAATGTGATAGAATGGATTTGCAATAGTGTGATCTTTTCTTTTGATCTCTTTAATAATACCTTGGAAATCTTCGTTGCCATTTTCATCTACCATACAAACTTCGCCATCAAATACCATATTCGAAAGACCGAGAGCTTCAATAGAAGGCTTAAGAGAATCTAATGTTAAGAATTCTTTACCTTGTCTAGAGTAAAATTTAACTGCACCGCGATCATCTATAATACCAAGACATCTAACTCCATCAAGTTTACGACTTACATACCAACCATCATTCCAATTTACTTTTTTCTTAGTCTTCTCGTCATATGCTTGAGCGAGTGCAACATCGAATGTAGGAATTAGGCCGGGTTTTACTTTATTAATCATAGATGCAGTAGATCTAGTCTTAAGATTACGATCCAGAATGTTCCAGATTAAGTCCTCAAACAGCGGGTTTTCTTTAACGTATTGATTAACGTTTGCAATTGCGTTGTGCCCTGTGACCACTCTGTCATTCAGATCATCAAGTAAAAGAAAGAAATCTCCGTATGTGTTAGGATGCCCAGTTAAATCAGAATTCTTTTTACAATTTTTAGAAGTAACACCATATTGTTTATATGTGTCATAGGTATAATTAAGTGCTTTACATACTGTCTCGTATTGAGTGTATGTTTTTAGCACTTCTAATTTAGCTGTGTTAGAATTAGAAGCATTTGATGCTTCAACGAAATCTGATATGAGTTGAAAATCTGTGTACATATATTTTTTTTTAGTTTTTAATTACAGTACTAATATACCACTTTTATTTTAAAGGGGAAAGCTTTTTACTGTTTATTTTTAAAAGTTACGAACAAAATGATTTTTGTCTTTTTACCCAAGCTCTCATAGTAACAAGTGTTTTAGTAGTACTCATAGGCACATACGTCTTTTCTTTGTTACACCATTCTTGGCAATCTTTTTCTCTCTCCCACCAAATATAACCAGCATCTTCAAAACCGTTTTCTTTTTCTGACCACTTAATGTATGATACTTCTAAATTTGATAATCTTTGTTCTACTGTCATAATTTTGTTTTTTAGTGAAAGAGGTAGTAACCTCCATTAGTATACTACTAATATACCACAAATAATCGACAATAAAAAACTTTTACGCGTTTATTTTCAATAAATTTAACTTTTCTTTTCTGGTTAACTGTTTTATGGCGTATTCTCTCTTAGATGCTAGAGATCTGGTTTCATGGGTTTCTGAATACATCATCTGGACAGGGCGCCTTGATCTCGTGTACTTGGCTCCTTTATTAGAAGTATTGTGTTCATTTAATCTACGATCTAGATCAACTGTGATGCCAGTATATAAGGAACCATCAGAACACTGTACGATATAAACATACCATTCCTTCATTTGTAATCAAACCAATAAAACATTGCTAAAATAATAAGCTTATCTAATATCCAAAGTCCTATAAGTATTGATAGCTTTCTGTCTATGTCGAATTTATCCTTCATGATCTATTTTTTAATTAACATCCATGCTACAATATATATTATTAGACCACTGGGTATTAATAAGAATATAATTCGCCATGCTAATGGTGATGTATCTGTCCATTCAGCTAATCCTCCACAAACTCCGCCGATATATTTGTTCGATGTACTTCTTCTTAGTTTATTCATTTAATTTTAGTCTTGTTATTATTTCTTCAAAATGTTTATGCATGCTCATTCCGCTATACCATCCTTTATTTTTCCAAGTATCGCATTGGCCTGATTTAGTTTTTTCAAATATCTCAACTGCTTGATCATGATTATACAAACAGAGTTCATTTGTTTTACGATCAGTATATGCTATCCAAATATTCTTACCAGAGTACTTACGATCTAGAGTTGCCCTTGATCCTTTTAACTGAATTGAATATGGTGTAGCTGTATCTATATGATATGCTATCATGTCTGCACCATGCTTATCTGCTGTGATCTGAGAGCATGCAAAGCCGTATTCTACGAGAACTGCTGCAGTTTTAGCAAAATTATATACTTCTTGTTCTTTTCCTCCAAGTTTGTTATAATTAACTCTTTCTTTAAATAGTTCTTTCATTAGTATTCTTTTTTAATTGCGTGCCATTCTCTAGCAAACCAGCACATTATTTTTTGTTCTTTCTTGAGCATTCTCTTTGAAATCGCGATAGCATATCGTAAACCTGAATTCACGTTATCGTGATGTAGCTCGGACTCGAATTGTTCTATCAATTCGGTGATCGGTGTTTTAATTTTGTTTTCCATATAAGTATAATTACACACTTTATGGTAAATTTACATTTATATCAAACAAATTATCACCCATCGTTTTGGAATACCTTCAAAATAATAAATAGCTCTACCGTATTTGTTCTTATATCTTAACGTATTTCCATCTAAATAATAAAGTGCTTCACCGTACTTGTTTTTACTTCTAATTGTGTTGTTGTCAAAATAAAAAACATGAGCACCGTAATTATTTTTATGTTTTACAGTATTACCATCTAAATAATAGATTGCATTACCATAAGAGTTTTTAGTTTTAATAGTACCATGGTCATTGTATAATAATGCTTCACCATACATGTTTTTAGATTTTAGTGTATTACCATCAACATATACGATGGCATCACCATATGCACTTTTAGTTTTTACCGATTGGGCATTTACTAAAACACATGTAAATAATGCAAGCGTTATAAAAATAAGTGATCTCATTTAAAACATTTTTGCAACATTAGAAATTAGCAATGTTAAGTATAAACAAAATGCTGTTATAAGAACGATGTCTACGCTTTCAATACTTCTAATGATATTTTTAATTTTATTCATAATATTTTAATTAAAGTAAATAAATTCTACACATGAGACGTGGTTGCTTAAACCTTCGTCTTCAAATTGAACATACGCTGCATCAGGATCAGAAAGGCTGACGATGGCAATAACCTCGTCAACCACATCTTTTCCAAAAATGTCTACAGCTTCTAAAGACCTTTCTTCAAATGTCATTTTTATGAAAGGATTGATAAGTTATCCAATTGATTAAGAGATTCAGAAAAATCTACACCTGCAATTTTAGTACAGACATAAGGTTTGTCCCATTTACCAATATGGACCCAAGTATAATAATCAGGTACATGACCATAGTCAGAGTCTTGAAAGCCTTCACCAATACCTTCATTCAGTATAGGCATAATAACCTCCATTAGGTCAGCAATCTCAGGATAAGAAACATGATCTTCAAGATCTCTGTCCCATCTCTCTTCTCTATAATCCATATAAGGATTCAATTGCTCGTATGTAGATCCATGGAGCATACTCGGACCTCTCATGATAGCTACTTTAATACCACTATAGTGTTCAGTAGTAATAGATAATTTGTACTCAGGAAGAGCTTCTTTAAGAGCTTTTCTCTTTGCTTTAACTTGTTCTTTTGTAATGTAAGGCATAATTTTTGTTTTAGTTAATAATTTAATTACTCTACTAATATACCAAAAAAAAGCCAAATAAAAAAATATTTGGCTGATTATTTTCAAAAAAGTTTAAAGTATTTTTCCAAGTATCTTTAATTTCATCTCGTCCCATCTAGAAAGAGGACCTGACCACATTTTTCTATCATCTAACTTTTCCCACTGCTTATACATATAACCTCTAAGAAATAAGAAATCCCAATTGTCAATGCTAAATTTTTTAATATTACCTCCATTTGGTAGTCTAAATTCAAATGCAAGTAAAGATCTTGTTTCGAAGTTATGAACTATTTCTAATAAAGTAAATCCCCAGCATCCGTCGCCGTCATGTAAAAATAGATCGAATAAATTAATCTTCAGGTTCCACTTGCGTGTCTTCCACGCTATCTTTTGTAGTATCTTCATTTTTAGTTGCTTTTTTTAGTTTCTTACTTGACATGTTCCACATATCATCCCAAAATATCATATCATCATCCATTTTCTACTAAATATGTTAATTCGCATTCTGGATCATCGATTACATCTACAATGTTTGGTTTCTTAGATCCATTTGATTCTAGGATGTCACATGCTCTATCGAATACGCTTGCGAGTATACAACCGTTGATCCCAGAACTAAGATCACCAGGAACATCTAATATGCTCTCAATGTGTCTGTGTATAAAATCTTCTTCTTTCATTGTGTTTTACTTTCTCCGATTACTGTCACTGATTTCACACTTTTATCATTTGCCAATATATGTTTAGCGTATGCTTCTGTGTTTTTAATGTTAGAATAAATTCTTTTTTCGAAACTATCAAATTCTACTTCAACATCCCATCCTCCTGGAACAAGACTTTTTGAATTAGTTCTGAACTCGTCGCTTATGTAATATCCGGGTAATCCATTCATGTTATAACAATTTTATAGACATTTGACCAAATTAAATATGCTACCGTGATAACAGCAGACCATGTAATAATAAGTGTCCAATTTATTTTAGATTTCTTCATAGTCTTCTAAGTCTTTTAGATTTCTAACGCGGCGATGATCAAATGTTGGTTCTTGATTACGCTGTCGTTTCTTTTTAAAATTAAGCTTTCGCTTACGATCTTCGGGATTAATATCCTCACGTGATTGATTACGCTTTTTCATTAGAAAGTTATTTAATCGATGTTGCTTGTTGTAGTATTGTCTTCGCACCAAACCGGTGGAGTTCCAGTCCAATCTGGACTAGAATAATAAGGATTAGGTGTATACATTGGAATATTTATAGTTTCTGTTTTTAATAGAATTACTGCTTCTTCCGCTGTGATTGTACCTTTGTCTAACAATCTCTGTACGATGCTTGCTTTTGTCATGATTTAATATATTAATTATCTAATTGATAATCGGCTGGTGGTAGTTCATCTAAAAGACTACCCGGAGGGTTGTCTTCGTGTTTAGTATATTCAAATTCACCCTTAATATACTCATTGAGTGCTTTACCTTGAGATTCTGCTGAATTGAAGTTAACCCATGTTGCTACATCAACTGCTTCATAAACATAAGTTGCCCATTTAAAAACCACAGTTAAGGTCTTATCTGCAAAGTTATACGATGCTGCATCGATAGTTGAGCTCTTGTAATGTGATGTTGTACTTGTAATCATTTATCTTGTTTAGTAGTTATACTTTACAAAAAATAAAGGTTTCATAAGATTATCCTAGTTCATCTACATTTTTGATTCTAATACCAGAACCGGATAATGATCTATGCATTTTGTTAATAGCTGCAACAACCTGTGCTGAATCTCCTCCACTTCCACCTCCAGTAACTCCAGAAGCAAATGCACCTATTGTTCTTCCTAGTCCACCTGCTGCTTTTTCCAATATGCCGGCATTTTCAGCGTTACCTTCACTTACGGAAGTTTTAAATTTCTCAATCATCTCTGCCAAATTCTCTAAAGCCTTTTCAAGAGATTCACCCATTGCCTCTAATATATCATCTGGACTATCTGCACTAGAAAGAACTGCAAGTGCCTCGAACATTTGACGAGATTCTTTTAGTTTGGTAAGATCCATTGAATTAATAGCACTAGCAACTTCAGGAAAAGATTTAGCATTAGCTTCCATATTTCTACCAATAGATCTCCATAATAATGCTTGAGCAGTGTAACCTGCTATCGGTCTTATTTTACTAACTGGACCCATAAACATATTTTTCATAATAGTTGCCTTAAATGGATCTAGTTGATTAACAGCTGATGAAATCTTAGGAACAGCATCGCCCATGCGTGAGAAAGTTTTACCTATAACAATGAACATTTTTGTTTTTGCTTCAGCTTGTCCTGGGAAGAATGTGGAACCACCTATTATTTTAACAAATGAAGTCATAGCTTCTGGTACTAAACCATTAATAGCTGCTGTCATTTTTGGAATTGCCCAAGACATTTTACCATATGCTGTGCTAAGTCCCTTTAACATCATTAGCTTTGGAACAAGAGTTTTGGGTGTTGATTCGCCACCAAAAATGCTCATAAATGCTCTACCTTGTTTAGCTTGGAAGCTATTCACGGCTGATACTATTTTAGGTATAGCATAACTAAATATATCGTAGTTGTGCCCTAGTGCATTTACCATTCTAATTGAAGTTTCTATTTCTGATTCTGATCTTTCTCCACCTGCCTCAGTAATAGCTTGAATCATAGCTTTAACCTTTTCTTGAACCTCTTGTGCGTTCGAAATGTCTTTAACTATATTTGCAGCATTCTTAGCAGCTCCCGCTAATTTTTTAAATGGATCTGCAATTTTTTCAACTAATTTAATACCTTTTTCAAATTTGGTAGGTTTCCAGAATGTCCATCCTCTGCCCTTAGCAGCGTCACTACCACCTATAGTAGTAAATACATTTGTAAGTGCTTTAATTAACATCTGTGAATTACTTTCAATTTTAGGTACAATTTTATCTAGATCTGAAATAGTGTAATACCCTGTGGCTTTACCTTCAGCATCATATCCTTTGGCGAATTTTAAATTGGCCATATCTTGAACACCTGTTGCTAAATTTTTAAGAGGTGTTCCCATACCCTGTACGAGATCAATACCTTTTTGTATTGTAGACTTTCCTCCCCACCAACTAGTTTTAGCATCGGGTGAATTACCTACTTGTGCAAAAGTACCAGATAGTGCTGTTATTAATGTCTTAGTGTTTGCGGTTACTGTTTTAGCGTGCTCTAAATTAAAGGGCTCAAAACCTGTTGGCTCGCCAGTTTCTGGATCAAAACCTGTTGGCATTTTAAGCATCGCCATGGCTTGTACACCCATAGCTATACCAGTTAAAGCTTCACCCATACCTTGTACAGAAGAAATACCATCTGCTACCGGGTTAGATTCACCTCCACCGAATATAGAAGCTAAAAGTCCTTTTTTACCCCCACCTGGTAATTTAATTTGTTGACCAGTTTCTGGATCTGTTATTGTAAGGCCGTTACCTATCATAGCAAATGGAACTGCTAATGAACCGACCATAGTTACGGTGTTTTCGATAACTGTTTTCCAAATGTCTCCTGATAGTGTTTCATATCCAGTTGCATTACCGTCTTTATCAAATCCTGTTGGAAATTTAAGATTAGCCATGTTCTGAACACCTTTAGCAATTCCAGTTAATGCAGCTCCCATACCATGTACAGAAGAAATACCCATAGCTACTGGATTACTACCACCTAAGCCGAAGAAACCACCTCCACCGCCAGTGAATTTAATGTCTACCATCTTCCCAGTCATTGGATCCTTAACTGAAAGTGTTCCACCTCCACCTATTAAATTAAAAGGAACGGCTAATGAACCGACCATAAATGCTATATTCTCAGCCAATTTAGGTAAATCAGCTTTCTCAGAAATTACCTGGAATTTACTAATACCGGCTCCGATTGATATTAATGCAAGACCTGCAGTTAACATTGCAGCTGCACCAACTAATATACCTGCTGCTCTCCATGGCCACATACTAAATGCGTCGCCAATTGTATTTAGTAAAACAGACAAGTTTGATCCTTCACCAGAAGGAGCAGGTTCTAATAATTTTTTACTTTTGTTTAATACTGCACCCATCGCTGCGGTACCTCCAGCTATTGCTATCATCGCTACACCAGCGACTAACATCGCTGCTGCACCCGCTAAAATAAACGGAGCTGCTAAACCGAATAAACCAAATTCTATACCTAACATTGCTATTAAAGCTCCTATTTGGCCAATAAGTTCCCATCCTCCTTTTTGTAAAGGTTTGGCAATCATTCTTACTGCAAGAGCTATTAGTATAACAGAAACACCTGCTAATATCATTGCGATAGCACCTTGTTGAATTAAACTAGCACCTAAACCTATGATCACAAAAGCCGCTGCTATTCCAGCTACTACTAAAAGAGGCATAAACGATTCAAGTGTCATTTCTCCAGGTGGAATTAATGCATTTAAGATTATAAATGAAAGAGCTACAACTACTATCGCTAATGAAGCCCATAATAGAGCTTTAGCACCTGTCATAATTGGTTTTTGCATTAATCCTATTACCATAAATGTTCCACCGATAATTGCTAACATTTTAATAGCTGCCCAAATTGTTTCCATATCTGGAATCAAATACTTAAATATCGCAAATGCAAGACCTAAACCGACAATAGCAATACCGGCCATGGCAATTGCCATAATACCTTCTCGCATGCTCTTATCGACTCCCATTTTGTCTAGCATCCAGAACATTAATCCCATTACTAATATAATACCCAATGCCCATAAGGCACCTTTCATTGCTTGTGGCATTATTAATTGAACTAATGCGAATGAAATAGCCATGGCTAATATACCAAGTCCTAATAACATCATTCCTGTTCCGAATTCTTTTAACCTCTTACCATCTAAAATGCCTAACATATCAAGTAGTTTCAGGGTTATACCTATTATACCTAACATAATAGCAACTCCTATAGCTCCTTTAATTGCAGGTCCTATAAATAAAGATATTAAAGCTAATGATCCAGCAAAAACCAAAAGGGCTAAACCTACTTTTTTAAGTTGTGCTAATGCCTTTAATTTCTTTTTATCTAGTATTTTGGCCACTAACATCACTGCACCAATTGTCGCAAAAAGAGCTATCGCTATTAAGGGCGATGCCATTGCTGTTATTATTAAAAGTGGAATTGAAAGTGCCATATACCCTGCGAATGCGAATATAGACTTACCGACTGCCCCGAGTTTTGATAAAGCGCCAGCAATGCCTTCCATTGCCTTAGCTTTTTTCTCTCCGTCAGGTCCTAATTTGTTAAGTGCTTCTACTATATAGCCCAAACCTGTACCTATTGGCTTTAGTGTGGGTGCCATGATTGCCATGGCCATAGCTTCTTTAATACTTGTCTTATTACCTCCACCTCCGGATTTACCAGTGGCCATATCTTCCAGTACAGTAACAAGTGCGTCTATTCTCGAATACAAATCTCCACCAACAGTAACCGATGCTGCGGTTACTTTAGCAGACTCATTGAGTTCTTCTATCGCTTTGCTTTGAGCACCCATCCTATCAAAGGCGCTTTTCATAAAATTTAAGTTCAAGTCTTCGAGAAATATTTTTTAAGTATGTGGTGTGCTGATCGCTAAACCAGCACACCGTCTCTCATACTATATATCTTTACAATTTCGGCATCTTAAATGTAGGTGCTTTCATTGAAGGAACTTTGGGCATCTTAGGAGAGGACTGCGATCTCATAGCAGCCGATTGTTTCTCCTGTTGTTCTGATTGTTCCGATGTTTGTTTATTCTTAGCCTTAATGTACTCTTGAAGATTTTGAACATAATACCAATATTCATAGTAGTACATTTCTTCAATCTCCGAGGGTTGCATTCTAAGATGTATACCCAGGTAGAACTTAGTCTTAAAGTAGTTCTGCAGAGAGATCTGAAATAATGAAAAGACTTTTGATGCCACCTGGGAAGTCAAGAGGGGCCGTTGCGATCTCCCCATCGATTTCCATTTCAAGTGTTGTTTGTACACCAATTCTCATTTTTTCTGCTAATCTATAAACTATCATATATTTTCTATCGTCCCATCCTTTATAATCAACTTCTAGTTGAAATATTTTGGCAAGAGATAATCCTCTCCAATCAGATACAATATATGGTAATACTTGAATAAATGCTTTATCTAGTTCGACTTCTTTTTCTTGTCTGTCTTGTAAATACGCAGTTACTTCTTCCATAACACCAATTGTAGGTGGTTTCATTCTGATTTCACCAGCTGATCTAGTTTGGATAGTATAGATTCTTTCACCTGAATTGTAATATTTTTCAATTTCTGGTTCAATTATAGTAGGTACCAAATTTTTAGTTGCTAATTCGATATCAACTGACTTTTTACCCTTCTTAGTTCTACCCTTAAGTATCAACTTATTTTCTGGTTCTGGAAAAGTTAAATCTCTAATACTTAAAAGAAGTACAATTCTATCTTCTTCTAAAATATCTTTATAAGATAATCTTCTGTCCCCTGACATAATTCTTGCACATGATTCTACGATAGCGTTTAACTTATCTTCCATGTCGATGTAATTATTATCATCCATGGTAGAAAAATGTCTAATCTCAGCTGCCTTTGCAGATCTGATCTTAATGATAGTGTCAGCTGGATAGAATTTACCTTTTGATGGTAAATTATCTAGATTTTCAACGTGCCATCCTAATAAATCATCAGATGGTGCTGCTTTTGGGGGAGTAAATGATCCCATACTAACCTTACCTAAACCGTTCTCATCGATAACCGCTTCCATACTAGAAACTTCTTCTTTTGATTCTGGAATAGATGGTCTGTTGATAGCGTCTTTTGACTCTAAAGCCCTTTTAGCCGCTTCTTCTCTTTTGTTATTTTCTTCACTCATGTTATTTGTCTTTTAGGTTTTTCAGTGTTTGTTTTAATATTGATTTTTGATCGGGTGTTTTGCGTGATAATTCTTTTTGAATTAGATCTCTTATCCATGCACTTACTGACACTGGTCGAGTTTCTGTTTCTAAAGCTTCATTTAAAATAACCCGATTAACCTCTCTTACTTCTGCCTCTGTTAGAAGCACTTGGAGCTTTTTGGTTAATTTATTGTTATTCATAATATTTTGATATGTTAATAATATAATATATTTTCTGTGCAAAATAAAAGGAGAAGATACAGAAGCATCCTCTCCTTTAAATTTATCTTAGTTTAGTTCTTCAGCCCAAACATCAGCTCTCCAAGTGATCTCTAACGTTTGTGGATCCGCAGTTTCATAGTTTAATTCTCCTGTGAAACCAACTCCAGAAGTAATGAAACAATCATCAAGTGTTACCTTTCTGTAAATGTCTCCTTCTCTGTTGAATTGTACTATTACAATTGTACCTACGTAATTCTTTTTAAGACCTAATTCACCAGTTTCTGGATTGTATTGAGATCTGTACCATTGTCTTATAGTTTTATATAAATACGCTTGGTTAGAATCGTTTAAGTTTAATGTAAAGTTAACTGTCACGTCGATCGCAGTTCCGTCAGGCATACCAGCAAATGATCTGGTAGCAAACTTGTACTTTTGTTCAACTGCAGCTACTTCCCTGTGTAGAGTATCTAGCCCTGAGATAGAGTTAATGTGCTGTAATAACATTCCTTGTCCTGTTACACCATCTGGTGGCAGGATTGTTACTTCGAACAGGTTAGCCTGTACAGCTTCAAAATTTCTACCTTTCTTTTGAGTTTGATCCTCTGAATAATGTGGTAAAGCCATAATTTTTATCTTTGTTTATTTTATATATCTAGTTTCTTATGCAAAGTTGCCGGTTGCGATTTCTCCTGTATTCAAGATTGTTACTCTCGATACTAAGATTTCAAGACCTTTAACTGGCTCAACGTAAGTATCTAAAATACCCATGTTGTTGTCAATAACTTCGTTAGTGTTGTTAGTTCCGTCCATGATGTTTCTGTAATCGTAAACACCTTGATCTTTCTTAACTGACTCCATAAAGTTGTCTGCTAAAGTTTTAATCTCTAATCTAGTTTGAGCAGTATTAAACTCGAACAAGTAGTTCTTTAATATCTCAGCTAAACCATCTTCGATGTAGATCATTGCTTCTCTAACGTGTGCAGAAGATAATGCTGATTGAATTCCTTGCTGTGCAGTTTTGTTACCTTTAATCGTTAAACCAACGCCTCTTTCGAATACGATTGGGTTATAACCAAATGGCTCAAGTACGTCTCTGTCATTCTTATCGAATGCAAATTCTAAACCTTGTACACCTGTACCTCCTACAACTCCTCTTCTTGGACCTGCGATGATTGACCATGGTAATGCGCTTGTATACTTATCGATGTAATTGTTAGATACGTAAGCTGCTGGTGGAATTACCAACGTTTTACCGTTCTCAAGTACATTTAAACCAGGACCATAATAGAATCCGTAGTTAGCACCTTCATTGATTGAAGGAAGCGTATACAATAATGATGGATTTAAATCTAAATTACCACCAGTTGCTACTGTGTTAACATCAAATGCGTTAGATAGCGTGTTCATGAAAGAAGGATTTGTTGATTTCTTCAATTCTTTAACCATCGGAGCGTTTAATATAGCTGACGCGTTTTGTCTTTCTTTACAAAGAAGTGTTAATTCTTCTTTATTTAAGATAGTACCATCTTCTAATGATCCAAATGTATCAACTACATATCTGAATGTGATATTATCTTTATCGACTAAAGCATTACCTAAACCTGTACCTGGCTTGATTGCTGACATTAATTCTGCAATTTTCTTAGGCGTATGAGTTGCTCCACTTAATGGGAACATAGTGTAATGTTCTGTAGACTCTTCGTATCTTCTAAGTACGTGACCAGGTCTTATGTTACCAACGTCTCTGTGTACTGTTAATTTATACTTAGTTGTTGATCCATCTACTTCTTTAACCTTTCTTGTAATCTTAGCTAATTTTCCAGCTGCAGTTGGCATATACATTCCAACTTTAACGTCTGACCAATCGAAAGCATCTGCAACTAAACTTGTTCTAGAGTAGATAATGTTACCTGCTCCTGCGTCGTCAAATGTCCAACCTGTAGTTGCATCTGGTAAAAGAACTGCTCTATTATTAGGATTAATTACTGATACATCAATAGAAGCAGTTGCCATTCTAACAAAAGGCTGTAAAGATGTTATTGAAAGATTGTGGTAGTTTTGTGAAAAAGCTTCTCCACCTTCAGGAGCAAGTCTAATCTTATCTCCGTCTACACCGTAACTTACATCTACACCTGATATTTTTACATATTCTCCATTAGAAGCGCTGTCTAAGAAAGCACCTGCTAATACAGCTCCTTGTGTCCATGCGTTAGAGTCAATGATTATTGAACCGTCACTATCAACTGTCATAGTAGCTGCTGATGTCCATGTTGCTGGTGCAACGTTTAGTGGATCACCGTCATATGCTTCATGTGATTCTTTGTCGAAAGATCCTGCATCTTCAGTTTCTATTGTACAGTTACCTGATCCATCATTTACTACATCTGATATTCTTAACCATTCTCCACTTACTGATGAATTTAAGAATTTACCATCTTCAATAAAGATATCTGCTAAATCAGTTGCGTCTAGACCTTCAACAAATAAGTTACCATTTCCATCTACTTTCATTACAGCGCTTATAGCTGTAGCAGTAGAGGTTACAGTTTGATCAACTCTATGTGAAAGTACTTGATAATCTTGGTAGATATTAAAGTTTTCACCTACTAAATCGATTCTTTCTAATGCTTCTTCGTTAATTGCACAGAATAAACCTGTTCTTCTTGCTTCTAAGTTAATTAAAGTCTCAATGTATAATTGACGACCTTCATTATCCATAAAATCAGGAATTAATGATCCAGTGTATTGTGCTAGTAAACTAACTTCTCTTAAAGCAGCAAACTTTGCAAGCTCAGATCTTTTAAGACCTGGAGTATCAAACATTTCACCATATGTTGGGTCGTTGTTTAATGTAGCTGCATCGAATTTACCTTTGAAGATCATTACGTCTACCATGTAATCTGATACGTATTCTAATTCTTCGATTCCTTCTGGAATGTTAGCTTCTCCGTACCATTCTCTAGCAGTTAAATTAAAACCGTCAGTGTTAGCCGCTTGTCTAACAATAATAGTAATAGGATCTTGCTTGATGTTTACAAATGATATTGCGTTGTCAGAAGTATCTGCTTCGTTATTTGCAGCTGATAACAATTTGTAGTCAGCTGGCGTCCAGAATTTATCTGTGTCGAAAACTGTACTATATTGTTTTGATAAGTTAATGTGCGTTCCGCCTTCTTGACCTGAATTAGTAGAAGGTGATACGATTGATACGAGATCAGCGTTATCAGCTTCAGTTAAATTTAATGCTAAGATTGGGCCTCTAGATAGAGTTTCGATTGCAGATCTGTGGAAAAACATTCCTTTCTTTTCTAAAGATTTATCTACACCGCCAAAAACTGCTGTAAACTGTTCAACATCTTCAATGAATACTGGAGTGTTGTAAGGACCTTTTTTTGATCTTCCTACAACTAATCTAATAGTTTCAGCTGGGATGTTAACAGTTTGTGATTTGTCAAACTCTAAGCGATATACGCCTGAGCTTTTGAACTGTTGTAATTGAGGACTTAATGCCATAATTTTTCTAGTTTATTTTTTTGTTCTTTTATTATATATCCGTTTCCGTTTAGTAAATTTATTTAAGCAGATCATAAATGTCAAACTGTAAATCCCCTTGCTCTGTGGTATCTTTGAATAAGATCCTTTCCATTGCGTCGTGGACATCTGGGTCGATGACATCTAATAACTCTTCAACGTAATCTGCATAGTCTGTTGTGTTAAAAAATTCAGTAGCGGTAATAGCTGTCATGATTGTATCATCATTTCCCATTTGAGCTCCGTAACTTCCGTTTCTTAATGTACCAAATAAACTGGCTTCTACTATTGTTGATTCATCTGTCAAATCTAATCTATTTATCTTGTATAATTTTGCAAAATTCTGGCAGAATACTGCTTTATTATCTGTTTTTAATTTTATTCCTGGTTTTAGTGTTTTACTATCATGTCTATGTTTAAATCTAACTATCATTTCTTCATCAAAATCGTTTCTTTGTGGGAATACAGTTCCTAAGTATTGAAATAGAATAGTACCATATGTATTATACTCTACTACCATTTTAACATTCTCTGCATTAAACACATCAACTGATAGTGTATATAAAACCTTTGCAAAATCTTCTATGACATGTTCATTTGATCTAAAAACTGCAACTTGATTAAATTTAAAGAAATCATACATTGCACCTGGATTTATTACGTTCTCAATTTCTTGAGGATTCATGTGATCTAATTTAAAAATATTAATTACAGAGTAATCACCGCCATTACCTTCCGCAATATCTACTGAGAATAACCAAAAGTTTTCAGTATCTTTACATGTCTCTACGTCAAAATCTGGGTCCCAGAATAAAGTGTCTTTTACATCTATGCTAATATAATCAAATTGATCTATTTCATGAGAAACGTATTTTTTCATACGCTTTCTCATTTTCTTCATATCTACAGGATCTAATAAAAGATTTGAAGACGAGACAAACTCATTTCCATATTGTTTATTAAATGCTTCAATTGTACCAAGGTTTGCCAATTCTCTTTCATACCATGCATCGTCTCTGTCTGGGTGTTCCCACCAATCGACACGCATTGCATTATATTCATTATCTCCTCTTTCAGCAGCAGCGTAAATATTATAAAATTTATTAAACCCGTTTGGTGTAGAAGTAATAGTAATTCTTGAAACTTTAGACGAGGATAACGTAGGATATACGTTCTCGTAAAATGCATCTGCGATAGAGGGGTGAATGTGTGCAAACTCATCAAGATATAAATTATGAATTGTAAATCCAATACCTGATTTTGCGGTAGTTGATTGACCTATAAGACGACAACCATTATCACATCTAACATTCATCACGTCATATTTAATAATACCTGGTTTCATAAAGAAAGGTAGGTTTTCAACTACAATTTTAGCCTTATCGATAATTTCTTTAGTTGAATCTGATTTATTAGCAAGAAGTAGTGTGTTCTTATCTGTATTAAAGGTAACATACCATGCATTAAAAATACTTGCGGTTACTGTTTTACCCATTTGTCGGGCAGCAAGAACAATATTAAATCTTTCGTCTTGAAAATTTCTAAGCATTTTCTTTTGATATTCTCTAAGCTTAACTTGTTGAATACCTTCATCTGTCATTACTACCGCATACTTTTCTGCAAAATAGACAATGTCTTGAGCACATCTGGCCAATTCTCCTATTTCTTCGTCAGTATATTCAAATACAATATTACCTTTACGTAAAAATTGTTTACCTTCATAAAAAGGCATTGCAACCTTTGGTCTATAACCTTGATCAAGCGCAAGCATAAGATCATCTACTTGTTTGGTAGACCAAACAATTCTTTCGGAAGCAGCTTGCGCTGTATCTTCCTTTGGGATCCATTTATTATCTCCTACGTAGTCACTCATATATTAGTTATTCTGAAGATTCTTCTATATCGACGTCTTCTATATCTTCTTGATTATCTTGATTATTTATACCTGCTTGAATTGCCGCCATTAAATCTTTAGTACCTCTTTGTACATTTCTATCTGATACATCACCACCAGAAGATTCAATTTCTGTAACATCATCTCTTTTTCTGTATATCTCAATATCTCTAGCTATTCTTTTTGTAGATTCTTCTGCTGCCATTAAATACATTGTCTGTGACTTAATAATATCTAACATTGATTTTTGTAAAGTAGCTAAAACTTCAAACATTCTAGGAGCTAATTCTCCACCTTCTATTGTTTCTAATAGAGTAGTAAGTGCTCTTTCACCCGCTTGTAATTGATATATTAAAGATGACATTGTCATTTCATCCATAGCTTTCTTAGCTTTGATGTAATCATCTTTTTCTATAATATCTGCATCTAGATAAAACTTCATAAGACTTTCTATAGTCTTCTTAGCTTTTTTTGCAGATGAGGATTTTAATTCTGTATAATTTACAGGAGCCAAGCTAGTTTCTCTCTGTATCATTGGTAAATCGGTTGGATCTGTCTCTACATCCATTTGATTTTCACCTATTAAAGCATCTAGTTCTTTTCTGATTTCGTCAGCTTGATCTGAAATACTCTTCTTTTTATCTTCACTCATATTATTATATTATAATCTATATATCTAGGAAATCGTGTTACAAATTAATGCGACAATAGATTATCTAGCTTGATTGTAGCGTCTTAGTTGGATAGAAGGTATTGCGTTATCGATGATATGTGCATATTGATTATCTCTAACCACATACTGTTGTAAAAGATTAATATGTTGCTCATCTCCAATAACTTTATTAAACAATCTAATATTTGTTATTTCATGTTTACCTGGCATTAATGCCCATTTATCTGTAGTTGTCCAACCATATGGTGTAATGTTATTTACTTTCTCAGATAATACAGACGCTAAAGTTTGTTGCACTGTTTGACCGTTCTGGTAATTACTCATTGGATCTAATCTATAAACGTCTGCACTTAGTGTGCTATATGTATTGCTTAGATTAATCACTACACCGTACCATGTTCCGATTTCTAAATCCGATGCATAGTTAAACGTATGTGTATCGTCATTTATATTTAATGTAATTGCAGATTTGCTAGTTTCAATATTTAAACCTTTAGAGCCCGTTCTACCTTTAACTAAATTTAGTTTAGGTTTATTTGGACTAAATGCGTTTGCAGTAGGTCTAAACCAAAGGGTCATTGCCATATTCTTAGTTGAAGATAATTCAGATTTTCTCACATACTGTAATGCTTCAACGCCAATATCTTTAATGCTTGACATATCATAACAGTTTTTAGAAACCATAGTCCATTGATTTCTAATTTCAGTGTCTTTGATTTTTAAATCATTGTGAATCTTATATCTAGTACCGTCGTTAACTTCGCTAAATATTGTTTTATATTGCTGAGGTTTTGTTACTTTATCTTGCTCTGCTTGTATTTCTTCTCCAAATACTTCTTCAATTCCTGTAACTAGATCATCAACTTGCTGTTCAATTGCAGTATCGGTATGTATGTTACTTGTTCTTTCTTCGTATTTAGTTAACATTAATCTCCAATATGTCATATCCATATTGAATTCATCTGCAAATGAAACTGATCGTACTTCGTACATTCTATTCATTAAAGGGAAATATAAGTAATCTCTAGATCTTGGACTAGGACCTAAACCAAATGCTGTTTTAAATTGACCTTGTGTAAGGTGTACTTCAAAATCTTCAAATCCCATTCCAAAAATATCATATTGAAATTCTTGTGTTGGCATTGCATTATCAGGTACCATTATCTTTAAATCCGAAGAATCTGTTACATTATATAATGAATATTCCATTAATACAACATCACTTGATCTTTTATCTGGTTCTACTCTAAAATATTTTACAGGGTGTCCCCACATCTCTGAAGACAATTCACTTAAATCTCTATAAGTATCTACAGGTCTCTGTAAATTATAAGGATCATATAGATCGCCTTCACAATCTATAACTATGTTAGCACATCCGCTCATAGACCAAGGATCAGTACAATCTCCACAAAATTGTGGACAACTTTCAATTACTCCATTTTCAGAAAGTAATTCAAAAGTAACACTTAATAGGGTTATTGTATTGTAATCTCCTAATCTATTAACCTCGGCTTTAACATCTAACCAAAGAGGTTTAGAAGCATCAAAAGTTTGACCTAGTAGATCATTAGGTCCAGTTGCCATGTTAAGTGGTCTAGCTGGGGACATTTGGCCACCATCTGTGCTAGATCCATTCTGAGACCATCTATATGAATAGTCAAAGTGATTATTAGCATCTGGTTTTTTATAAAATCTAATACCTGTTGATGATATAGGTGCTCCTTCTAATATAGTAAATTGTGTTGGGCTAAGTAATGCATCAACGGTTACTGTGTAATTAGAAATAAGAATCTTTTCTCCAACTACTAAATCTAAGTTTGTATTAATACCTGTAATAGTATTTTCACCTAAATTCATAGCAAGTAACCCAGTTGTATTTGGAGTTGTAACACCAGCGGTTACGTTCCATCCAGTGACATTTGTAATACTCTCGTAAGGATCTACGAGCTTGGCGAACATATAATCACCTATTTGATTTGCTGTAAAATTAGTTACCATTAACGGTTAGAGTCTACGACTTATTTTTATTTATATATCTGATTTTTTATCAGTGATTAAAAGCATCTCTGGATTATCAGATTCATATACCTCTACCCTTTGAATAATTGCATTAATTATATTAAAAACCTCAGTTGTATTATTTTCAGATAAGAATATATCTAGTACTGATAAAAACTTTCTAATTCTAATAACAGTAAAGTGTTCTTCTTCTCCCATTAGTTTAGCCCTTCTTAAAAGCATACTAGCTACTTCAGTTTCATGTTCATTAAATATATCAAATAATCTGATGCTACCTCTCAGTGTCTTAGTACTATATTTGATAGTTTTAATTTGATCTACATTAATAATTCTACTATAGCTCGCGTTTTTATTAAGAGTAAATTTGACCCATCTTAAATTGCTCATGGTGTCAAAAATTTGATTTATAAAGTATATTGATGTGGCTTCTTTATGTATCGCAACATCACTGATAGCTTTAAATCTTGAAATTTCAGATTTAAAAGAAGAATACACGATTCTCTTAAGATCATTAACATCAATAAGTACTTCTGATTCATTTAGGGTTTTTGTGGTAGAAAATCTAGTAATTATTCCCCACAACCTTAAATCAATAGAATTATACTTATGTAAAGTAATATCTATAACTTCTGAAAATGTATCTCTATTTCCTGTAGACATCGACCTGGGTTTCTATTTTTTTCAAATCAGAATAAAGATCTTCTTTTGCGAATAATTTAAGATCATTAAACTCTCGCATACCTATTTCATTCTTAGTGAGATAGATTTGAACAGCTTGCTCTGTTGGAATATATTTATCTGCTTTATTTTTTGCAGCAGATTTCTTTGTTTTGGTGTAAAACCACCCAGGTACTGATTTAAATCGTTGAGCTACCATTGCCCATGATTCTACAACACTTGCGCCGCTAATACCATTAATATTAAACATCTGAGCGTTAGCTGGATATTTAATGGCCATAAATCTATTGATCATAAAATGATGGCGCTTCTTGTTGTGATTCTTTATTTTTTCGTATTGATTCTTCTTCGTAAACATTATTTTCACGAAGTCGAATAATTTAGTTTCGTCTAGCATATTTGTTATATGTTGTTAGGTAAGAAAGTTTACCCTATAAGAGTGTTAAATGCATGTTGATGTGCATCTACTTTTGACATATCATGTAACGCCTCTATTTTATTAGCCAAGTCCATAACCTCTAGCTTCATGCCATGTGCATTGGCTTCTGCTAATATTTCTTCTATTTGAATATAATCCGTCAGCGTCATATTAGAATAACTTTTTGGTTGGATCCTTTGATATTGTCTTTTTAGTTTTTTTACCTACTAATTTCATAGGCTTTTTCTTTGTAGGTGTATTTTCTTTAGGTATATCTATACCTGCAAACGCATCTGGCCCAAATCCACCTGACTTATCTAACCAATGTGTACCTTCTAATATTTTATCCATTTCCATGATAGAATCTTTATTATCTATAGCACCTTCCCAATCCTTTTCGATAGAATCGTAAATAGCACGTTGAATTGCATCTGGAATAGTTTTATTATGCAAAAGCATTAAAGCAATGTTAGTTGACAGAGCTACTTTGATGAGTGTGGGTGAGCTATGTCCTACTACACGATAAATTATATCAGATAACTTATCTTTGTATTCAGAAGAGAACAGGTGATCTATGATAAAGTTATCGTATTCTTTAAGAAACTGCTCATATATAGTATCTGCGTGTTTCATAGTTAATGAATAATTACGCATCTTACCTGTTTTCATTTCTTTCTGCCACGTAACACATGCTGGAATATTATCTGACTTATCTCCAGTTAAAATCTTCTTAAGAATAAACTCGTCACAGTCAATCTCTTCTATAGAAATTTTATTAGCATTAATCCAACCGACAATATCTCCTTGATAATTGTCTCTAAGCATTGTTTGTCCGCCCATGTTAAATAACATATCATCGGTAGATAAATCTGCAGCGGCTGAGGTTGCCATATCTTGTTCGAATCCTTTGTATGCATACAACTGTTTTCTAGTATTGTAGTACCATAATGTATGTGCGTCATTAGTGTTAGAGTAGTTAACTAACTGAATAAGATCTTTATCACCAGACCACACAATACATGATTTACCACGTGCATTAAGCATCGTAGACCATCCGAAGATAACATCATCTGCTTCTGCGCCTTGTATTTGATGTACAGTAACACCTTTTTTGGCAACAATTTTTTGGAATTCTTCATATACACTGTAAACTGCAGTCCAATCTACAGATGAACTTTGTTTTCTAGTGCCTTTGTAATCTGCCTCAGGATATAGATCCTTACGCCACGATTTAGAATCAACCGTTAATACAACGTCATCTACGAACATTTTTAACTTACGCATCTCTGATGCAAAGTCAATGGCCAATTTTCGCATAAATTGAGATTTTTGCTTATCATCACCTAATAGCAATTCGCCATTCTTTGGTTTAGGTAGGACAAATAATCTACTAAATACAAAATAGTTACCGTCAATCAATAATGTGTGTTTTCCCACTTTCATATCTTTATTTCTTTTATCTACTGCCAATATACTAAAAATAAATGACAATAAAAAATTTATACTAACTTATTTTTAAGAGTTAACAATAGATTGTATTTCATATACACAACTTAACATTGTAATCACTGGATCAATAACATGTACTCTTTGTGCTTGATGTTTAGCAACGGTAATGATAATTTGAGGAATGTGTTTAACATGTTGTAATTTCTCTTGTTGTATATATTCAACAAATTCTTCGCCTAATGTTTGTAAAACATCATCTACTTTATTTCCATAATTACTAACAAGTAACTGGTAATTTTTAGCAGGATCAGTCTCATTAAATATAAGCTCGAATACATCTTTATAAACAGAATTAAACTTCTTAACATCTTCTACTGTAATATTAGAAGTACCTTGAGTTTTATATCCTTGTAATTTATTAAGTGTAGTTCTTAAATCTGGAAAATTACGTCTGACAAATTCTACCAATGCTGGCTTTTCAATTGTCATATCTTCATTTCCACATATCTGATAAACTCTTTTAATATATTTCTTAGTTAATTCAGATTCTTCTTCTTTATCAAAGTCAAAGTTAATAACTTCAAACCTAGATAAAATAGGATCTGGTAATTTATTAATGTAATTACACGTTGCAATAAATCTAGAATTAGATGCAAATGTTTCCATTGTAGCACGTAATGCTTTAAAGAATTGATCTGATACACCATCAACCTCATCAAGTATTACTACCTTAAACATTCCAGGCTTATCCATAATAGAAACAGTTGAACAAAAATCTGTAATTCTGGTACGAATAACATCAACTGAAGTATCTGTAGATGCATTTATATAAAGGTACGGTAATTCAAATTGATTTACAATTGCCTTTGCACATGAAGTTTTACCAGTTCCAGGAGAACCTGACAATAACATGTTTTGGACTAATCCATCTTTGAATTTTGCCATTACTCGATCTGGTAAGATCAAATCATCTAAGTTTTTTGGACGATACTTCTCTGTAAAGAGTTGATTTATTGATTGCATATATGTATGTTTTGGTAATTATACACCTTAACCGCGTTAAAGTTTCAAAGATAAATATAATATATGGCAACACCACCTAAAATAGTAAGAACCAATGGACCAAACCCTAGAAACAGATATGGGATTATATTGGGTTGTCTTAAGAAACATCATCGCAAATTCTTAATAGAACATAGACACATTAAGAAATGGTCTAAAGATGATCAATTTATAGGATGTATTTTAAGAATGGAAAAAACTACCAATAGATCTGCTAGTAGTTTAAAATTATATTGGGATCATAGCACCAACGAGGTCGTCGATATTGAGACATTGCATCGATCTTATAATACAGTGGACTGGATCTGTGCGATAAGTCTAAAACCAATTAAGTCTAAATTTATGAACTTTGATTTAGAAAACTTTGTTCATCCAGAATATTACGAAGCACTCGATGCGCCGATGGTTGATAGTCGTATACTTAAATCTTCAATTGAGTTTCGTAAAGAATGTAAAAAACTCCTGCTCGCAGAACGAGAGGAGTTTCTTAAGTTGGCTAAAAAGAACGCTAAGCGCTCTCTTTAATCTTACATTAATGCTTTAAATCTATCAGCAATTGACATACCCACATAAAGCTTAACTTTCTTAGGTAGTTCTTCTGATTCATTTACAACTGTAAACATTTCATCTATCAAAGTATCGATCTCTTCTTCAAGAGATTTCATATCTAACATTACAGTATCATATGCTTCTCCTACTTCAGATTTTTTAGTTTTAAAATCTTCTATTTTAGCCTTTAATGATTCAATATTCTTTTTAATACCTTCTTTAGCTTTTTCTGGAATTTCTTTATCTCCATCTTTTCCAGTTGCTAATTTATCTTCTGCACTTTTAATTTTTGCAGTAAGCGCTTCTATTTGATCATCAAACGCTTTTCTTTTATCATCGTTATCTTCATCGCCTAGTTTTTCACCATCAGCACCTAGATTTTTCTTATTGTCACCTTTAGTGTCATCATCGGTGGTAGTGTCGTCTTCTGATTTACCGGTAGCACTTGCAATTGCGTCATCTACGCTAGCTAAAATTTCATCTGCTATTTTAATGGGTGAATAATCTTCTTTACCGACTATGGAAGATCCACCTCCATATTTGTCAATAAAATTACCTAATGTGTAGCCATCCTCACCTTCTTTTGCAGACTCATCATCTCCACCTGCTAGAATTATAATAGTTTTAGGAACTTCTTTTCCTGAAATTTTGTTTGCTAATTCAGTTTTTGCAGCAAGTTCTTCAGCTGCAGCTGCCTTTAAAGATGATGCTAATTCTTTAGCTTTGTTTAAAGCTCCTTCATCATTAGCACCTTTTGCCGCAGAATAAAGATCTTCTACTTTAGCATTTTCTACAACATTGTCTATGTCTAATGATTCTTCTTTTACTTTACCAGCGTCTTCTATCTTTTTCATTATCTCTCCGATGTCATCTCCTAAACCTTGATATAATTCATCGTCGCCTTCTAGCTTAGCTTTTTTCTGCTGTGCTTGTTTAAATTTAATCTCTGCTTGTAATTTGGCCTTTTCATCTTCGCCGTCTTTTACATTATCATAATCAGCTTTAGCTTTAGTAACCTCTGCTTCAGCAGCTTCTTTAGCCGCTGCATCATCTGTTTCACCTGTTTTACCATCGTCTGTTTTACCATCATCTGTTTTAACATCATCTGTTTTAGCCGCTGCTTCTTTTTCTTCTCTAGCTGTTTTTTCTTCTGGTGTTTCTTCCTTTTCTTCCTCCTTCTTAGGTTTTAATTTATTTATATGTGCGTCTGCTTGATCTCCAATTTTCTTTATAGCAACCGAAGTTTTTTGAATAGCTTCAATTTCAGGAAGGAATGCTTTAACACCTTCTAAATCTTTAAGATCGTCAGATGCTTCTTTTTCACCATCTGCAATTGCTTTAGCTAAATCTTTTCCTTTTTGTTGAACTTGTTTTAATTCTCCTGCGGCAGCTAGTGCAGCATCTTTTTTACCCATAGCTTTAAGTACCTTCGCCTTATTCTCTAAACCTTCTTCTGCGACCATATTCTTTAAAACTTGTTTTCTTTTAAAATATACCTTTCCCAAAGGACTGTCTTTAGCTATGTTTGCTTCAGATTCTCCTAATTCAGTTTCGAATTCGCTAAGAGCATTTTTTAATTTTTCAGCGTTAACATCTTTAGAATGGTCTAATTCTGTTTTAGCATTGGCTCTAGCTTCTTTAAGTTTTACCTTTTTTTCACCTTCTGCTGCTTCTATTTTCTTATCAAACTTAGTCATTGTTTTAAATTCAGCCTGCATATTGTCTGCAGCTTGTTGATTGCTATTTGCCATCAATGCAATCTTTTTATACTTTCCTAGTTTAGTTTCACATTTAGCGATAGCATAAGAAGATTTAAGAGAAGTTAAAACGCTTTCCACAGAAACCTCTTCATTGATCATATAATGTTCTTTGATCTGGTTTGATAATTTAGATAAATTATTTAGGATTGCATCTACGTCTTTAATAACGTCGGCTCTTACTTTTTCACCTTCTGCTTTTTTAACAGCATCGTCTGATTTAACATTAGTCTTATCAACGGCAACTGAACCTGTTACGGTTTTAGAAGCTGGCGCTGTATTATTTGAAGAGTCCATTGCAGTTCCTGCGAAATCTTCAAGCAGCATGATTTTTTTATTAAGTTTCATCATTTATGTGTATTTTTTAAAATGTCTATGGTTTATATATCTTCTTAAATAAGCCTAAAGTTTAAAGCAAAAAAAAGACCCTCAAAAAGAGGGCCTTTTAATATTAAATATTGCTATTCAAAGATTATAGTTGTACACCAGTCACTTCGAATGAAGAATATTGAGTTTCAGGATGGAATCCAGCCTCAACTAAAGCATATCTAGATTTTACAGCTACTTTCGGAGCCATAGTACCTTCTGCGATAGTTTGAACTGATTCAGCCATTAAATATGGCATGAATACTAGTCCAGGAGAATTACCGTCACCTTTTCTACCAACTAAAATTTCACCTGATTCAAACGCTTGCGTTGGATCAGTGTAAATGTTGATACCTGCAACTGAACCTAATGGATAGATTGCACCTGCAACTTGGTTAATTGTATTAGCCATTGGGTTAGGTACGAAACCTGCAACACCTTGTAATACTGAAGCAACCTTTGCAGAAACAACTGCGAAGTTACCAGCACCTCTTCTACCTTTATTAGCAATAAAGTTAGCGTGAGCTAAGATGTATGTTAAGATTCTTCTGTTATGATCACCGAAAGTGTTTCCACCAACCATATCATAATCCAATGTTACAGCAGTCATTTCAGCAGAAGCTGGAGATACACCACCTAATCTTCTCATTTCTGCTAAGATGTGTTGGTTAATAGACTGAGTCAATTCGTTAGTTAAAACTGCTTCTACTTGAGCAACAGCGTCAACACCGAATTGTTTAAGATCTTGTACTTGCTCTCTAGTAACTGCAGCAGCAACTTGGAAAGTTTCAGCAGCAACACTTTTAGAGAATAAAGATAGACCCATTAATTTGTCCGGAGTTCTTTCACCAACTTCTCTTGACATTGGCTTAACAGTATCACCTGTTGCACCTGAGAATCCTGGAATGTGATCTTCTAACGCTTTTACTAATTCGATACCTTTATCTGCAGCAGTACCTGCTTCGAATGCAGCTAGTAAAGTACCAGCGTGTACACCTGTCTCTTCAACTTCATAGATAGCAAAACCATCAATTCTTGATGCTTTGTCTAATTTAGTGAATTTGTAACCGTCTGCTTCAGCTGCACCGTCAGTACTTTCTGACTTAATGTAAGTTGGAGCAACACCACCATCTAATCTACCTCCTTCGTATACGAAGTCTAGGTAAGATAAAAGACCCATTGGTCCAGCCATTGGTACAACTGGTACTAAGTCTAGTGCGATAGTTTGTGCAGCAACTTGCATTGCTAAAGGTAATAACGTTGGAGACTTGTCACCAGAACCGTTAGTTCCTACATCGGCACCGTTTCCAACTTGTGAAGGAAAAGATACACTACCCATACCACCTATATTCATAGATCCTGGGCTATTTGGGTTTAACGCCATCATTTGAGCGTCTTCATAAAGCTTGTGATTGTGACAGTAAGTCGACATCCAAGCTAGCTTTTCTGATTCATTGATCCCTGTTGCTTCCTCAATAATAGGAGCCCAAGTACCTCTGATTTCAGATTCATTAATTAAATTTGCCATTTTGTAAATGTTCTTTTTTTGTTTGTGTTTATAGTTAAACTCGACATGCTTGGGTTTTCTGCTTCTGTCACCCGTTTCGTCGATTATATTATTATATATCTTTTTATTTCTTGAATCTTTTCTTCATAGCATCAGCGTAGATTCCAGCGTCATATCCAAGCGTTGGCTTGTCTTCTTTTTTGGATTCTGTAACCATTGCTACTTTATCTAAATCAACTTTAGTTTCTCTAAGATCTCTAGTTTGCCAGAAGTTTCTTACTTGATACTCAGTATTTAAAGTATGATACTTTGATTGTGCAGCAACTTGATTTTGCTTAGCTTCGCTTAAGTTTGTCCATGTTTCTTTATATTCTAGTGGCATAGCCGCTAAGAAAAATGGTTCAGCGTTTTTATTCTCAACGATTAATTGAGATGATTCAATAATAGATGTAATTTCTCTTTCAGTCATAAAACCTCTTTTAGATACTGCTGATCTAACTTCTGTTTTAGCGTCCTCGTTAAGAGCATTGTACTTTTCTATTGTAGATGATGATACAACTCTAAAGAAAGATGGATTTTCATTTTCTTTAATTTGAGCAGTTTCAATCAAATTGTTTAGTTTTGCAGAGATTTCACTTTTATAAGCTTCTAATGGATCTTGTGCTCCATCTTCACCTTCTGCTTCTTCTTCACCTTCACCAGATTCTACTTCGTCAGTATTACCTGTTGGTGGAATTTCTTGATCACTGTTATCTAAATCAGATTCTAAATCTTCAGCTTCTTCTCCAGCTTCATGTGCATCAACGTCGCCTTCTTCTGAATTATCACCAGCTTCAACTTCTTCACCTTCAATTTCTTCTAAATCTTTTGCACCTTCTTCAGACTCTTCAACTTCTTCAGTTGCTTCTTCGCCTTCAGCTTCTTCAGATTCTTCAGATTCTTCTTCAGCAGCTTCGTCTTCTTCGTCTACGTGATCTTCTGCATTTTCAACTTCTTCTTCAGTATCTTCTACTTTGTCGTCTAGATCTTCAACTTCACCTTTATCGTTAATGTCGTCTTCAATTTCTTCAGCTTTGTCTTCTTCAAGCTCTTCAGCTGCATCATCTTCGATTTCTTCAACTTCTTTACCAGCTTCTTCACCTTCGTCTTCAGTAACTTCTTTAGCACCTTCTTCACCTGCTTCGATTTCATCTTCTAATTCGTCTGAATTATCTTCTGCTCTATCGTCAGCTTTTGCGTACTCTTCTCCGTCACCATCAACAACGTCTGGCGTTTCATCAACAGTTTCGTCTTCCATATCTTCTGCATCTACACCTGCACCATCTTCAACTACTAAGTTTTCGTTGATTGATTCTGCAATGTATTCTGCGTATTCTGAAATAGATTGTAAGTTTTCTCTTAAATATTCTACATAACCTAAAAGATTAGCTGATGAATCAGCACCTTCGTTATGAGATTCTGCTAAATAGTTAGCGAAATCTTTTACTTTAGTAATAGACTCAGCTAAATGCTCAGAATATTGAATGCCTTGATCTACTTTCTCAGCAATGTTCTCAGTATATGATATACCTTGATCTGCTTTCTCAGCAACATGCTCAGAATATTGAATAGATTGGTCTAATTTCTCAGCTAAATAAGTAACATACTCTGATAATGTATTAACGTTATCAGCGATATGATCATTGTGAGATTTAATGTTTTCTACAGTCATGTCTTCACTAGCATCGGCAGCTTTAGCGTCCATTGACTCTTTTATGCCTTTAATTTCTTTTGCTAGATATTCAGAATATCTATTAAAGTCTTCGGCTTTTACGAATTCCTCCATGTTTTTATTTTCTTTTATTTCTATGTTTGTGTTTTGAGTTTCAATATTTTCGGTAACATTTGCTTCGCCCATTTCATAAATGTACAAACCATTATCTGTTGTATATCCATAAGATTCATTAACTCTCTTAAGTTCTGCATTTTCAAAACCTGGGTCAGCTACTAGATCATAAGTGAATAATTGCTTGATTTTTACTTTACCGTTTGATTCGACAGCTCCTGCTGCTCTTGATGAGATTTGTAATGGTACACCAGCATCAACTAATGCTTTAGCTTGTCTACCTGCATCAGTATCTAATAATCTGATTTTACCTCTTACTTCTTTGCTTTCTTTATCATAAAAAAGTTCTTCAACGATGTGTGATACGTTTTTCAATGAAGTATCAAATTGCTGTGGATGATCTAATTCACCTAACAATTTAGAAGATTCAATTTTCTGCTGAAGAGCCTCAATTTGAGGAACATACTCATCTTCAGTGTAGATTCTATTGTTTCTATTTTTTTGATCAATTTGACCAAATACTCCTTCGAGAACATAATCTTTCTCCTCTGATGATGTTACATTCAGAGCCTTTGACGACATTTCAACGATTAGCAAATCCTTTGCTTTTTTCATATTTATGGATTTTCTATTTTTAATATATATCCTTTAGTTATTATGTAATTATCTTATTACCTTTAGATGTCTGCCAGTGGATCATCTTCACCACCTTCTTCACCTTCTCCGCCTTCTTCTTTTTCAGCTTCTTTTTCAGCTTCAGCTTGTTCGGCTTTGACGTCATTGTAATATTTAATAATCACTTCAATTTCACCTTCACCAAATGCATTTTCTCCGTATTGATCATAGAAATACTTTTTAAATTCTTTCTCTGTAGGATAAGCTGCAATAGCTCCGATGATTTCAACAGCTTTTACTGTTTTACCAGAGTCTGTATCGATATCGTCGACATAGACTTTAGATTCTTCACCTGCCTTTACTGCCGCTTCAATAACTCTATTGTAGCGAGATTCTTTTGCAAATGATTCGATTGTTTTAATTACTTTCATAATAATTTATATATTCAATTTATTTTAGATGCCCATTCCATCGTCTTCTTCCTCTGGTTCTTCTGCTTCTTCTCTAGCTTTTGCAGCTTTGGCTGCTTCGTTAGATCTTATTTCGTCGTCAGATAGCTTTAAGTACTTTTTGACTAGGTATTCTTGGTCGAAGTAATACTCTTCTTCCATAGTTTCTTGATTAGTTGTCATTAAACTATCTCTCATGTTACCAATAAATTCAAGTCTTTTTTCCATGATTTCCATATGCTTCATTTCTGCAAACATATTTTCTTCGTTGAATCTTAGAGCTACTTGAGTTTTAAATTGTGGATCATCTACAAATTCTGGATATTTTAAACAGATTTGTAAATACAATGGCTTAACTAATATTTCTTGGAATGTAGATCTTAAACGCTTAATAAATTTACCAAACTTGATCTCATCTCTAATCATACCGTCGGCTGCAAGGTTAAATTCCCCACCACCATCTTCATACAAGAATCTATTAAACGGAATCTTAGATACATGTTTTAATTTATCTGAGAAATATTTAAGTGCTTCTGTATCATTTAATTCTGGACCTTCACCACCAAGTGTTTCGATTTCTGGTGAATCACCGTCTTTAGAAGGTAACCAATATTCTTTACTAAACTGGAGCATAGGTTTACCATCAGTTGAGAGAGAAGCTGAGTCCCAATCAAAATCAACCTGTTCTTTATAAGAATTCATTAACTGAGAAAGTGATTGCTTTGCTCTTGTTTTAGATTTACCACCAACTGGGATAATAAACTTCATTCTAAATGAAGCATTGGTAACAGACCAGATCACTCTAGTGTGTTCCATAATTCTAAGTAGGTTAAATGCTCTTACTAATCTTTCTAAGTAAGAGACTCTCGATGCTGTTGTAATAGAAGAATAAGATATGTATATGATCTGTGAATCATAAAGCTTTCTTTCTTTTACTGGATCATCTTTATATTGTACCCAAACTTTTTTACCATCGTCGTTATTATATCCAGGGATTAACGTAACAGGATCAAGTTCTTTAAAACCTATAATCTCTTTTTGGTCTGGGGAATAAATTATCTCAAATGATAAGTAACCGTCTATTAAGAATTTTCTATAATAGTACCATGCTGATTGATCTTCTGTAAAACCAAAGTAGTGATAGATCTGTCTGAAATATCTGTTAAGGTCTTTATTTACTTTATCAGATATATCAAGTCCTAAAACTTCAGGTTGAGCGAAGAAATTCTTCTCATCGTATACTATAGTCTCATCACAAAGAATATCTAAAATATCTTCGATCTCATCGTTGGTTGAGAATCTTCTCAATTCATCTCTCTTACTTATGTAATCTTTATCAAAGAATGGTATATTCTTCTTAAGATTAATATCGGTCATTGACATTGCTGCAAATGCTCCGTAAATATCATCGTTGTCGAAACCGAATGGGTTCATTTCCCCATAACCGATCTGGTCCTCCATTGGACCAATGGCTTGTGACTGTCTAAGTACTAAATCATCATAGCGCATACCGAAGCTACTCAAGGTTTTAAGTGCGCTTGAGAGGCTAAACGGTTTTGTATTGACGCTCAATGGCCCGTTTCTTTTTTCTGTAAATCCTGCCATACTTTTAATTTATGTTATGTTTTATATATCTCATTTCTTTAAGTGGTTTCTAAATGCTTCCTGGATCTTATTCAAGTCGCTACCATTTATGTCTGCAAAGTCTAAAATCGCTATCTTCGCCCAACTTTCATAGGAAACAACTTTTTGATTTGACTTAAGGTTTGGAATATACTGTCTTATTGCAAAATCAAAACCATAATCTTTTAAAAATCTCTTTGCACCTTCATATGTAAACTTAAGTTCACTTTGTTTTTTTGCGTTATCTGCAGTACCTCCCTTTTTTTGATTCTCTATTTGTCCTTTCATTTGTTCATATACAAAATCCAATAAATCTTCTTTAATTTTAGGGGGTAAAAGGTTTAAGTTAATGCCACAATCGTTTCCAAAATCTGTTGGATCTAATGCTAGAACAACAGGATTAGCATCAAACCATGCGATCCTGTCAATGTGTTTAGGTTTTTTATATTCAAAGACATATATCTTACCCGGTTCAAATGGCCTACGAGTATCTGCGATACTTTTTGTCTTGCCTTTATCAAACCATTTTTTAGCCTCATTAATAGCTTTATTCATGCTACCGGCATTTTTAGATAATTGTTTTATGTCCTTTTTAATTTGACCCATTATTTAAGTGACTTTTCTGTAAGTACGATAAATCTCCATCCTCGGTTTTCTGACCAAGCTCTGGCGTACTTATATTTATCCATATTCTTAACATACTGTTCTGCTAAAAACTTATATGATTTAATGGCACCCTTGCTTCTTTTTTTAGGAGGCTGGGGTTTTTTTATCTGAGCTTCGGGTTTTATTTCAACTAGAAACTCTTCAAAACCTTCTTCTGTTTTTGTTTTCATATAGAAGTCAGGATAATACTTATGTTCTCTTTTATCAAAAGACCATATATACTTAATCTCAACAGGCTCGCTTGCCCACTTAACGACATTATCTTTAGTATCACACATTATCATGAACTTTCTTTCCCAAGATGATCTGTATATAATGGGTGTCGGGCCAATATATTTTTCTGGGTTTGTTGGAATAAAATATCCTTGTACAAATCCTGAATTATTAGTTGGCTTGACATTTTTTATTGACATTAGATATTGAACATTCCACCGTCTCCACTAGAATCCTTTGAAGAAATCTTATCCATAGAAAGTGTGTTTTTATATTTTTGTGGGTGTATTTTATTCCAACCTTTAGCATATCCTCTTTTTGCTATCTCTGTAAAATATGCAAATGCATTAGTATACTTGGGATTGAAATTACGCCAGTATTTTAGTAAATCTAACATGGCAAATTGTAAGCAATCATCTCTATCGTCGCTATTTACGTATGTTAATTTATTTATTGCTCTTTCTGCAAGTAATATTAACATCTTCTCTGCTGTAGGTGTTAACTTATCTTGATCTTTAGATTCTACTATTGCGTTATAAAGATCTTTGTTATTGAGGTAATTCTTTTTTCTAGGCATTTAATTCCTTTTAGTTTAAGTTTATACACAAAAAAGCCCATTTGTTTCCAAACGGGCTTTAATTAATAATTTATATATGAGTATTAAACTCCTGCACCTGCTTCTAAGGCAACTTTGAATTTCTCAATTCTAAGAGGCTCGTCGTTTGCAAAAACAGTTAATGTGTCATCTTTTCCAGCTGAAGCATATTCTACTGCATCTACTTTAATTGGATCACCTTCTTTTAAACCTTCTGCTTCTCTAGAAACTGTAGCATCTAAATAACCATCAGAAAGTCCAAGTAATTCTTCGTTTTGTGCGTCTGTAAGTTCTTCACTTAATCTAGTGATTTCTGTATTGATCAACTGATCAGCTGCTTTAATATCTGGAAGATTTCTGTCTGCTTCTGCAATTCTACCCTTTTGATCCTTTAAGAAAGCAATCATTTCATGCATTAGCGAAATCTTATTTCTTTTAGCTTCTCTTCTTTCTGAAAAAGATTCTAATAAATCTTCAACTAAATATGTTACATCAGCTCCTGTTTGTTCTGATACGTATTCTATTGCAGTGTCAGGTAAAAATTTACTAAATTTACCAAGAGTCGTAGTTTCATTCATTCTCCAAACATACACGTTGTGACCTGCCTTCATAGTAGTAACAGATATGTTGTTATTTCTTGATTCTACTAAAAAATCTAATCTTTTGTAAGATCCGTGGTTTTTACAAGTATTTTCAAATAAACTAAATAATGATTTGTCTTGGTATTTGATATAACCTGAAGCTACGATTGTTTCTACTATAGAATTACTGTGATTTAATAACTCAACGTTATTTGCAAAATATCTATTTTCGTTAACGTTGTATGTAAACTTTATTCCTCTAGGAGATTTATTCATTGTAGAAAGAAATGCTTCTAAAAGAGCCACTTCATTCTTTGCTTCGTTTAAAGCATCTGCGCTAGATCCTCCTCCTAGTTTTACGGTTTTAGTACTTTCTTTTAGAAACGCTAATTTTTCTTGAGCCTCGAGTGTTTTATTAAAGTTATCGAATGCATTTTCGTCTATTGAAGAAACTATGCTTTTTCTATTATAGTCATATATGAAATCAACAGTGTTTTCACTGATGTTAAACATTTTCTGACCAGAAAGTAAATCTGCAAAAGCCGAATTTGATTCGTTGAACATACCTATGTGGCTCCCAACTACTTTGAAATTTTGGCCAGCAACGTTGAAAACATACCCGTTTGTATGCTCTAATACTGGTGAAATAATGTTTTTATTTAATTTTGCCATCTTGTTTAAGATTTTTTATTTACTTTATATATCATTCTATTATTCTTTGAATGGTAAGTCACGTCCTGTGACCTTATAATTATCGCCTAACATTGTTCTTTCTTGATCTGTTAGCTTATCTTCTAAGTTTATTGAAGAGTTACCAAGTGTAAACATTCTGTTACTTTGTTTTCTTCTTCTGGTTACATTAACAACCTCTTCTTTTGTTTCTAGTTTCTCACCAAGGTTTTGATTCTCGTCATCTCCACATATACCTATTTGAATCCAAGCTGTTCCATTATATTCCCATTTTGCACCTGTTCCATTATCACAATATATGTGACCAACTGATACGCCTGAAATAAATCCATTAGGATCTACATAATCACCAATTGCACCAAGTGCAAAGTAATCTGTAGTGTATTTTCTAATTTGATCTTCTTCAAAATTAAAGTCAGGGAGAAATGAGTTTATCTCTAGTGAGAATGTTACTTTATGATTACCCTTATCGTCAAAACCATATTCAACTGGTCTTTCTTGTGTGTAATCATCTGGCATCATATATTGAGAGCTTATTCTATAAGTTCCGTCTTCAATATGACCAGCATCTACATGATAGAAATTAGCCTTATACATTTTTTTAATTAATGCTTCAGTTACTTTAAATAAATCTAACTGACTAGAAACTAAAATTTCAATGTCGACACCTACGACAACTGGAATCATTTGAAATTCTGCAACAAATCCTTCCATAAATCCTTCATCATTGATCCTATTGTAGTTACCTAAATTTCTTTTATTAACTAATTTAGAAGGATCTACAGCAAATGAAGTTAAGTTTACAATACCTCTTGGTACTTTATCATAATTTCCATCTGCATATTCTCCATCTGGATCACACCCAATTCCGTTAGCATTAGAAAATAAAAAAGCATCTTTTAAAAAGTTCTCATCACCGCTTACCGAATAAAAAAACGGCACGTCAATGATAACTCTATTATCATTGCTTAATTGTCTTTTAAAACTTAATTTACTATTAAGATCTGCTAATAGACCTATAATAATATGCCTGATAACACTATCGTCTTTGTTGTATTTGAGATTATACGTAGCCACTTAGTTAAATTGTATATTTAATAGTTATTCTATATATCATAATATTATTCTATGCTTTCTATAGATAATTTTGAAAAGCCATTTTCTCTGTATATCTGAATCTTTTTATCAAAGATTTCATGTGGCAATACTGTGTGATTGATCACAAACGTATTGATCTTATTTTCTTTAATTACCTGATTTAATATCTTAAGTATATTGTAAACACCGTCATGATCAACTGATGATAATAATTCATCTAAGAATAACATATTTAATTGCGGAAATCTTAATTTAAGTATTTTGATGATCGCAATGATAATAATAAAATCTGCTTTCTTTCTCTCACCTGTAGATAAAGTCATTGGATTAATGTCCTCGCCTAAATGATTAATAATACAATTGAACTTCTCATCAAATCTAATATGAAACGGTAAGTGCATTGTTTGTGCCATCGCAGCGATATTGGTATTAAGTCCTGGTAAAATAGTCTTAACAGCTAAGTTTTTAACTCCGTCCTCTCCTAATATTTGTTCTACTACTTCCATAAAACTATAATCACCATTTAAAGTGTCTTTGCTTTTGGATTTAGTAGCTTCTTTTTCTTCGAACTCAGTAATAAGATTTCTTAAATGATCAAAGTCTTTACCACCTGAAGTATTCTTTAATTTCATTAGTTCTTCTTTAAGTCCACGCATTGTGACCTTGTGATCTGATATTTGTCCTTCTAAATCTAGTTTAGCGTATCTTGCATCTGTTACCTTTTCTGATAAAACATCCATCTCTGTTTTAAGAGATTTGATACTGTCCATGTTAGTTTTGATATTTTCTTCAAATTCACACTTTTGGTTTGTGTGCCATTCTGAATCTAATTTGGTTTCACATGTTGGACAATGACCGCTTTCATACAGTTTGAGTTTTTTATTTAGATAATCTATTTCTCTTTTAATATCTTTAGCGTCAGAATGTTTATCGTTATATTGTGTGTTGAATTTATTCATTTCACCTTCAGCACTAGTTCGCTCTGTGTCTAGTGTTTCTACGCTAGATTTCAGTGATAATAAACTTGTTTTTAATTCTTCTATTTTTGATTTATTAGCAGTGTTTGATTCTTCTAGAAGTGTGTTAAGTCTGCCTCTAACAGAGCCAATAGAATTCATTATTTCATTAAGTTCACTTTCATATGAATCAATATCCATCTTAACTTGTCTACGCTCGTCCTTTATTTGACGCTGCATATCATTAAGAATAGAAAAACCAAACATCTTATCGATAATTTGTTTTTTATCTTGATTAGACATCGTTAAAAATGATTTAAAATCATTTACTGATAAAATAATTATGTTTTTAAATACATGATATGGAATACCAAATACCTCTTCTTCTAAATAGTCCTGTACAGATTTTTTACCTGCCTTATCGAATTCAACTCCATTTAATTTAACACTAAATTTATTTGGCATTAAACCTCTTTCTATTTCTATGTGAAGCGCACCGCATTTTAAACCTATACGTACGTAAAGTTCTTTGTTAATTCTGTTTGGTAAATCTGATAATTTAACACCTTCTACTTTACCATAAAGAGCATATATCATGGCGTTAGCAATAGTAGTTTTACCATCACCGTTTTTACCAAGTGTTAAGAATAATTCTGAATTTGTTTTTTCAAAATCTATTCTCTGTAATTGGTTTCCATAACTTGCAAAGTTCTTAAATTCTATAAAATCTATTCTCATGCTTCAGTATCGTAGTTGTATGCACATTGAGTGTACAATTGTTTTAACTTTGCTTTAAGCTTTTGTTTCATCTCTTCATCATCGCCAATGCTATCAACATACATATCACATAGATTTAAGATATTGTAATTTTTATACATCTCTTCTATTTCTTCTATGTCATGAAAGTCTTTATCAATGTAATTTTCTTCTTGATAAATATTTGGCTCTAATTTACGACTAATGTGTTGTATTTTATTAATCAATTGACTAAGTGCATTTGTCGTAGCTATCTGGCTGGGTACAAATAAATCAACAAAATTATTTTTAATTTGTGATTTGAACGTTCCTAAAGTAATGTCAAATAATTGTGTTACATTGTACTTAAGAAATTTGGGGGAAATATGATTCTCAAAAAATGATTCTTCCATATTTGATAAATCTACAAGATCAAAGCCCTTAGAGTTATTTGCGTCAGATCTGGTCAACTGATATGGTGTTCCAACCATTAATAACTTACCACGTTCTTGTCTAAAGTGGATGTGTCCTGAGTATACTCGTGTGTATTTATCATATACATTAGAATCTGTACCATGTTCGTTCTTAACTTTAGCGTTAAGATAAATGCCCTTAACCTCAGAATGACAAAATACAATATCTGTTTGTGGGAAATCTGCTAGAGTTTGAGTTTCATGCTCTGCGTCTCTTCTCCATGGCATCATTAATATCTTTCTATTATTCCAATTTAATAATTCAGGTTCTTTATAGATTTGAACATTAGGAATCCATTTTAAACTATCGATTGATGTTATCTCATTCGATTTTTTAGCCCATATATCGTGATTACCACATATAATATGGACTGGCAATATTTCACCTAGTCTTTCAAATAGATTAACTGCATAATTTAATACTTTGATATTGATTGATTGTCTATTATCAAATGTATCGCCTACTTGTACTAGAACATCTCCAGGCTTTACGTGTTCCTTTAATGTAGGTATAAATAAATTCTCAAAGAAATCTTTTTGAATATCTAACCACTCCATTGAATTGGCTCTTACACCAAAATGTAAATCGCCAAGAACCCAAACTCTATTGACCTCTTGACCTAACGTCTTTTGATCAATCATTAAAATAATTTATTAATGTTCTTTTTTCCTAAAATTCCTGTTTTCTTATCTAATTCTTGTATAAGATCTTCTTTATATACGTTAGAGAGCGAGCTATAAAATTTGGTTGGGTTAATATCGAAATAAACACAAAGTTCACTGAATAAATCTATACGGCTAAATTTAGCAGCCATCTCGTCTGAGATATATCCGTATACATCGTTGATATCAGATTTCTTTAGTTTATTACATCTTCCCAAATCATCTACTTTATTAAAGCTTTTAAATCTAGATGTTTCAATTAGTTCATGAATCTTAGTAGATATCATTTCGAAATGAATTTTTATTTCTTCATCTCGATTATCTTTAAAAGATGGATCTAAATCAAAAGTTATGTCTGTTAATTCGAAGTCGGGTGAGTCGAATGAATTATTAAATATTTTGTCGTTTGCTGCCATAGTTGTTTTTTATATTCCGTGTAAATTTGAATTAGTAATGTCATCTGTCTCAATAAGCCTCATGTAATTCCAATTAATATTCAATTTACATTTGGTACCCTTACCTTCACCATCTCTGATCTTTAAGACCTTTAGCCAATACTCTGAATTTGCTCTCATTAAATCATCTTGAATAATACCAAACATTATATCTGCTGTATGAGAAAGTCCAGCTGATTCTGCAATATCTGTCATTGTAATATCTGATGAGTTATAGCCATTTCTGTTTATCTGCGTTGCAGTAACTATTAACCAATCATTTCTAATACCCATAGCTCTAAGATCTTCTGCAATCTGCTTGATCTTCATATAAGTATTTTCAGTATTTAGATTTCTATAATTGGCAAGAATATTGATATAATCAATTACTACTGCACCAACTTTTATTTGACGCTCTTCTTCAATTTGACTAACATATGCTTCAATATCTAATACTGTAGCCTGAGATGTTGGCATTTGCTTAATGAATAATTGTCCAGGTGGTGTAAATCCATCACCAACGGTTTCTAATCTTCTTTTAATGTGATCTTTATTCTTTGCTTTTTCTGGATATTCACTGATATTAACACTAAGTAAATTTGATCCAATTCTTTTTACAAATTTATGTGCAGCCATTTCTGCGGTAATTACTACAGTATTGGTTCCCATTTTTACAAAGTTAGCTGCATCGTTTGCCAAGTATATTGACTTACCGATGTTTTGTTCACCTGCATATACAATAAGATTACCTCCCTTATCATATCCACCTCCTAGCATTCTATCTATAAAGTTATATCCTGAGCTTACCTTTTCTGTTTCTTTTTGATCATGTGCATCAACATCAAAGAAATCTAGACCAAGATCAGAGTTGAATGATATATTGTTTCTATCATTAATAAGACTTTTAACCTTTTGGATCACAGTATCTGCGTTCTCAGGTGTTACCTTAGTAGTCTTAATAAATTCTATAGTATCTATTAGTGTAGTGTCAAATGTGCGCCATTTGATCCAAGATTCAGCTGTAGTAGTTAACCATTCTTCATCGTATTGATCAAGATCTGTTTTAAAAACTAAATCTAGTAAATCTTCATTAATTTTTTCTTTAGCTCTTGGATGTCTGCCTATTAATAGCCATAATTGATCTTTACTTGGAGTCTCATGAAATTTATCATAAAACTTATTAGACAAATAACTTAATAGATCTATCTCTTCAGATGTATAAAAGCCTTTATTAATAGCTTGTAAGTATTTAGGCTTTACTAAAGATAACCTAAAGAATATTTTTTCAAAATCTTGACCGAATTGCATATATTATTGTTTATCCTTCTATGTTAAACCTACCGATTTGTTTACTATAAGGTATTTCTTCCCATAAATTTATGGCAATTGCCAGCCTTTGGCCTTTTGTAACAACTGTAACCCTATGTACATCTTTTCCTGCGTTGAATATTATTAATCTATTTGGTTTTGCGTAAACAATTTCAGGCGGATTCTCTTCACCATTAGTATAAATTTCTAGCATGCCTCCTTCAAATTCTTCTTGGTCTGGATAATAAATAGAACCTATTATGGGTGCTTTTACTTCTCCTGTTTTTTCAAACCAAGCTTCATCTTTATCAAAATGCATTTCTAAATTATCTTCCCATTCATCGCTCATTCCTTTAGCTTCTTGAATTCCGGTCCAATATTCAAAACCTGAAATATTGAATGTTTCAGTTATTGGACAATTATCGGCCCATATCTGTTTAATTATTTTCTTTGCAGTATTATTTGCAGGAGAATTATTAAACCATCCGTCATACCACTTGTATACACCTGGATCATTAAATAAATATGGTATGTTGGATCTTATCTCTGCTAAAAGAGATTCATCTTTTATAAAATTATCAAATACTGCTATCATTGGAATGGATTTTGAATTATTTTCCAAGAAAGTTTACCTTTCTCAGTGTTTACTGTTTCTACTATACCTAAGTTTATTAGATCATTTATAGAATCTAATAATTTAGACTCTTCTGTTTCTTGGAACCTATAGGTTTTTAGAGCATGTAGTGTAAAGTTGCCTTTATGTCTATCTGGCATTCTAACACACAATTGAATCTCTTTGTAAAGTATATCGAAGCCGGTTGGATATTCAGGTAAATCTTTTTCAATGCCCATAATGTATTTTATGGGTAGATTATCCTGGTTAATTTGCATCTTCTTCTAATATTGAATCTAAATCTATTTCTCTTTCTTCAGTGTTGTAATTAAATACGTGTTTAATCTTTTCTTCAATTTTCTCTAAGACTTCTTGAGTAAATACTTTTTCTGAAAAGAATTCTTTGTTAGGCACTGTTTTGTCCAAATGCTTACAGATCCAATTTCTTGAAGTTGCCTTAGGGATCTTCTCACCCTTTTCAATTACACCTTTAGTAATACCTATATCTTCCCAATCAATATATTGTTCTAGTCCGACATATGCATTCATACCTTCAGTAAAATGTAAATGGAATTTAATATTGTGTGGCTTTGCGAATCTGTTTTTGTTAGGTTTTGCTGTTACTATAATACCTGCTTTTTCACCACTAGATTCTTTAAGCTGTGCCTTTCCTAGATATAAAACAATAGATGCTGCATATTCTGGTCCAGTTCCACCACCAGCGACTTGTCTTGAGATAAAGTCTTGAGTCTGATATGTGTGATTAGTAAAAATAAAAGGTATCTTAAGATCTGCCAATGGTGTCATGATGATTCTAAAAATAGATTTTAAAACCTTAGATCTGGTCATATCTGCTTTCTCAGATCCTGATCTTGCATCGTCAATTTCTTTTTGTGTTGCCAAGTTACCTGCAGAATCAAGAATCATCATGATCTTTGGTGTTTTTCCACCATTACGTTTTACTTCTTGCATTTTGCTAGTAAGTGTAGTAACTGATGTTCTAAATTCTTGAACAGTGTTAATTGGCTGGTAATTAACTTTTGTTACGTCAATTCCAAACTTTTCCATCTGATCTTTATCAACAGCTGCTTCAGAATCAAAGTATATTACATTATACCCCATTTCGATTGCCTTTCTAACAGAATTCAACACTAAGAATGTTTTACCTGTTCCTGATGGTCCTGCTATTGAACATGTTCTACTGTTAGGCCATCCACCGAATAGTGAACCACTAACACATGCGTTTAAGTGATAGTTACCAGTGTCTATCCATTCTGTAACTTCACTAAATGTAGAGTCAGCCATAATTGATCCCATTGGATTTAATGTCTTTAACTCTGAGTTTATGTCTTCAAAACTAAAATCTTTCTTTGCCATGTAATTATACTTTTTGTTTAAGGTTATATCACAATAACCTATTTTGTTTCTAAATAAAAAAACCGACTTATTCGTCGGCTTCTTTAAGAGTTTCTATTAAATTTGAGTTTGGAAATTCTACAGATTCAGCGTCTCTTATTTCTTGCAATCTTGTTATAAGACTAGATGATTCTTTTCCCAATTCAGCAAGATCCTCTTGTATTTGGCCAAGTCTATTAAGAATAAATTGATATTGTTCGACGTATTCTTTTTGCCTATCTGTTAATTCTACGTGCATGTTATTTGTCTTGTGGAAATTTTATTGTTAATTGGTTTGGATCTGCAGCTTCTGCTGTTTCTATCTTCCAAATTAATCTTCTAAGAGCATTACCCAGTTCCATGTCATTTGGTGTTTGCTTTGTTAAACTCAAAATAGTTTCGTAAAATGTTGGTGTCATAATAATTCTTTTTAAAATAACGACGATGCGTAAATTAGGTTAGTATCTAGTGTTTGTAGACCAATCGCTGTTAATACTCTATTAAGAGGATCGATCATTGCTTTTTCAAATTGAGTATCGTAATCAATTTCTGGTGCAATTTCATAAGGATGATCTCCTGGCATATATGCATATACTTCAGATATTGGTGATTTACAATTGTAGATCTTTAGTTTTTCACCGTTACCGATAACCTTATATTTGTTTTTATATTTTTTATTGTTATTCAATAAGTAATTGTAATATCCGGCTGCTTTAACGTTTGCTGGACATTTTAGACCTATTTGAAATTCTTTCTGATCATCAACAATATATTTGTCAATATTGTTAGTCCTTCTATTAAAAGAAATCTCGTCAATATCTGCAAGTTTAAATTGCTTTTTTGTTTCTTTCATGAAAACAACTAATGTTTGAAGATCTTCTGCTGTTGGAGTTACTCTACTTTTAAATATAATTTTAAGAGCTTCAACTAGTTTCTCTCTTGCAAATTTAGGCGTAGATGATTGAATAGTATCAAAACCAATTGTTTTAATTTTCTTTAATGAAGTATGCCTGTCTGTGGTTTCTAATTTATCATCCCATGCAATGTTCTGAATATACTTTTTCTTAGACATCCAAATACCATTATATGCAAGCGCTTCTAATTCAAACATCAAATAATTATCTGAGTTTCTTTTATCTGCATATTTCTCCATACACTTAGTAATGTAATCTCTAAGTCTGAAACCATAAAGTGCTAAAATAAACACATCGATTTCCATTTTCTCTGTTTCTTCTGGCCAAATTATAGATTCATATAAATCTTGAAACTGTACATAACATGAATCTGTATCAATATAAATTACTGCTGGCTTTTCTATTTTACCTTTTACTTTAATTCCAAAGTGAGAATGTACTGCAGCATCTTTGTGCCAAAACTCATTAACATATTTGTTGAGAATAGTTTCTGAATAAAGAATTGCGTTTTTACCTTGTTTTGTAATTGACTCGGCAATGTCAATATTAAAAAAGTGGAACCACTTATTACCGAAGGCTCCGTAGATCGAGTTTAGTGTTAACTTAACTGCTTGTTCATATGCAGTGTATTTGGCTGAAAGCTGCTTGTAGTGATCTACAAGCAGCTTCGCCTCATTATCATTTAATTCCTCGATAGATTTATTTTCTAGCTCTTCGATATTCATACTATGCTGTTTGACAAGTTGAAACTGTTAGTAATGTGTTTGTGTCATTTGAGTTGAATACAACTTTTGACCCTGAAACATATACTGTTTGTTCATCTTTGTCAAGCAAGCTTAAGTATTTTTTGTATACTGTAACTTCACCATTTCCGCTTGTATCTGGATTGATAACAACACTAAATGATTTACCACTTACACTTACACCTGAAACATCAGATTTAATACTAAATGTTTCGTCTTTGTCAAGTGAAAATAAGTTTTTAACTTTACCAATCATGTGAGTGTCAAAGCTAAAGTCAAACTTACTATCTTCTTTTGCAAAGATTACATCAATTTGCTCTTGAGTAAGATCTTTAAAGCCAAGTGATGGTTCTGAACAAGCTAGAGTAATTTCTAGTTCGTCATTAAAAATACGTAGCGAAGCTGCTACTAATTCGTTGTCGTTTTCGATGAATTCAATTTCACCTTTAATTGCGTCTGCATCGAAGTGCTTAATAGCTTCAATAACTTTGTTTCCCTCAAAGAATGCAATTTTCATTTCTTTGTCAGTTTCTGGCCATGCTTCTACTTGAAAAATGGTGCTAGCTTCTACAGAATGATGTTTTACTGCATCTCTTTGTGGAAGATAAACTGTTGAATTAATTGTTCCATCTGCAATTTTCATATAGATGAAAGAATCAATTGGCTTTACTCGGTTGATGAATGCTGTTAAAGCATGCTGGTCAATACGATCTAATTTAAGTTTCATAATTATTTGTTTTTTGATAATGATTTATTATTATATAGAATTGCTTCGAAAGGTTTCATAAAAAAAGCCCAAGATCCTAGAAACTTGGGCTTAACTTTTAACCAAATCAGTTTTAGTTTAGAACTTTAAACCAAATCCGATTTGAAGGTTCGTTGTTTCCATTCCTAAATCGTAAACGATCTTTGGATCTACAAACATAGATCCTTTATGGAACGCGAACATTTTACCTACACCTAATTGAAGTTGATCAAAATCAAAATCGTTTAGTGCTACATATCCAAAGAATCCTTTGTGGAAATATCTTCCTTCTAGACCTAAGACCATGTCTTCAGTTGAATCAGCCTGTGCAACACTCATTCCAACCATATAGTTGTCAGAGAATGCATATCCGATTGTTGGTTGGATTGATAGTTCAGTCCAAGCCGTGTTAGCAATATCGCCAGTACCTACGTACCAGTCACCTTTTGTATTCTGTGCATTAGCACCGAATGTCGTTAAAGCCGCAAGGGCTAATGTTAAAATAAAATTTTTCATATTAAAATTGTTTTGGTTAAAATAAGTCTATTAGTCTGTGATAACAGTTCTAGGAGTAAAAATAGACGTGCTGCTGTAATTTTTAGCAGACTTTGTTAATAAGTATAATGAAATTGTGTTCATTTTTCTTTGTTAATTGGACTATTATACCCATTAAATAAAAAAGGTTTCACATTTTATCTAATTTTATTAACCTTAAATTGTTAATATGATAATTGGTGCTAAAAAAGTGAGGCCAGACAGTAGCGATACGTCTGGCCTCGTTCCGAGAACTATCCCGGTCCTAAAGCGTGGATTTAACCACACCTTTATTTTTTATCCATCACATGCAGCACAATCTGGATCTGTAGCTGCCGCAGCGATATCTCCTCTAAGTACTGATTCTGTTCTCATGTAGTAAAGTGTTTTTACACCCTTTCTATATGCTTCTAAATGTACTTGATTAATAAATTTAGGTTCTGCCTCTTTTGGAAACGCTAGATTTAAACTTGCAGCTTGATCAACATATTGTTGTCTAATACCTGCTTGTCTTACTAAATCTAATTGATTAATTTCTTTGAAGGTTCTAAATACATCAGACATTGGAATATAATCAGCTTGTTCTAATGTTGGTAGTTTTTCTAATTGCTTTTTAGTTAGTGGCTTTTGAATACCTGAAGTTCCTTCGTTATCTGAAAATGATGAGACAAAGTAATCTTCAATCCATGGTAATCCTAATACTGATCCACCATCTTCTAGTATTTTATCCCATGTTGATTTAGTATTCTTACCTATTGTATCTAAAACTTGTTCTAATGTTGGATTCTTTCTAATGAAAGTACCTTTAGCTGTTTGTTCTGTTAATAGATTTGCTGCCCATGGCTCAATACCTGGAGAAACATTTCCACTAAGTTTAGAATTAGTTACTGTTGGAGCAATAGCTCTTAAGTGAGTATTTCTCATTCCAGTTCCTACACACCATAATGGTTCGCCATATTCTGTAGCTAGATCTCTTGATGCTCTTTCAGATTCTATCTTTAATTGTGAAAAGATTTTACGTGTTTCGAATTGAGCTGATAAAGAATCAAACGGAATGTTCTTTTCTTGTAAATATGTATGCCATCCTAATACACCAAGCCCTAAAGCTCTACCTTTTTCTGCAGATCTAATTGAGTTTTCAAAGCCTCTCATAAATTTAGCCTTTTGGATAAACTCTTCCATAACGCCATCTAAAAACCAAGTTGCAGTGTAAATCAGATCAGTATCTTTCCATTCATTATACTTTGCTAAATTTACAGAAGAAAGGCAACAAACAAATGAGTGATTCTCGTCAGTATGTAATGTTATTTCTGAACAAATGTTAGTCATATAAACTTTTAATCCATTCTTAGAGTATGCCTCTGGATTTGCTCTATTGACATTTCCTTTGTACATGATATATGGCTCTCCTGTAGATCTACGCTTCCTTAAGAGCGCAGCCCACTTTTTGCGAGACTCTTTATCACCAGCTTCAACTTTTTGCATAAAACCATCTGGTATTACTGCACATTGGTGTAAATTTAATGATTGTCTGTTGACATCACCCTTAGGTTCTCTAATTTCTAACCATTCCCAGAAATCAGGATGTTCAATATCAATGTTAACACTTGCTGCTCCTCTACGAACAGAACCCTGATTAGTGGCAAGTATCGTAGAGTCAAATATTTTGCAAAAAGGTACAACTCCATCTGATGTACCGTTTCCTGTAATTTTTGCACCCGCTGGTCTAATTTGATTAATTCCTGTACCTACACCACCGCCATGTTTGGCAAGTAGCATCATCTCTAGGTTTTTAGCACCGATATCGTGAATTGAATCCGCAACATCAATACCAAAACATGAAATAGGTAAACCTCTTTCTAATCCAGTATTTGAAAGCACAGGTGAGGCTAGATTTAACCAACCCTTCCATATATAATCAAAGAATTTCGATGCAAGTTCAGGTTTGCCTAATCTTTTAGCAATCGTAGTTGCAACTCTCCAGTATGCATCTTTAGGTGTTTCATCTTGGTAACAATATCCTTTGCTTATTGTTTTAACATATATCTCTGTGTTTCCCCATGTTGGGAAATCTACACCTAGCTCCCAACCTAAGGACGCTCCGTAATTTACTTTATCTTCTTTGTTCATTTTTATTATTTATATTAATCGAATAAGTCGTCCTCGTCCCAATTCTCGTCTTCTCCTGCTTTTGCATAATCAGTAGGTCTGATAGCAAAAAAGTCTGTGTGTGTATGTCCACCTGTTAAATGATAGAACCAATCTAAATGACTAGCCTTTTCACTATCTAATTCCATAAATGGACCTTCTTTATATCCTAATTCAGCGATTTTTTCGTTAGCTCTTTTAACAATAAAATGTTTTAGATTTTCTGCTTCCATATTTGCAAGATCCCCTTGCTCAAACATTTTATCAATAAACTTGTGTTCCATTTCAACCATGTATTCGGCTGCTTTAAGTACATCTGCATGAATCTCTTCAAATAGTTCAGGATATTCATTACACATCTCTCTAAACAACTGACATCCCATTTTACTATGTAATGATTCATCTCTTACAGACCACTTCATTTGTTGTCCAATACCTTTTAATAAGTTTCTCATTTGAAACGAGTAAAGTACTGCAAACGATGAATATAAAGAAACACCTTCTGCAAATGCACTGAAAATAGCCAATGATCTTGCTACTTCCCTTCTTGCTACAGGATTTGTTTGTAAATCTTCATGTGTGTAATCAGCTGTTGTTGAAGTTAAAAATTCAAATTTTTCGGCAGTTGCAGGCTCATGAAGAAATGCTGCGAAATCCTCCAAACCCAAAGTTTCATTAAGATATGAATATGCAACAGCGTGTATAGTTTCTTGTGAACCGAACATCATAGCCATTTGTCTAATTTCATGTTTAGGAAACCAACTGGTAACCATGTTTGTCCAGTAATCAGATACCGCGCATTCGGTTTGGGCGAAACCCAAAAGAATATTGCCTACTAAGTTCTTTTCATGTGGCATTAGGTTTTCATTCCAGTCTTTTACATCACCTTGCATTGAGATTTCAGTGTGTAGCCAGAAAGCCTGTGCTTGTTTAAGCCAACCTTCGGTGTAATATTCAGGGTATTCGAACGGTTTATATTCTAGACGTTCTTTAAAGAGATTTGACATATTGCTATTATTTTGTTTAGTTTTTTTACAGAATCCAGTTGAGACTACAATGGGCCTTTAGTTAAGACCCAGTCTAATCTATAATTTAGATGTATGTAAGAATAATAGCAGCGCTGCTAGTGTTATTATATATCGGCTTATTATTCATGAGATTCTAAATTTATGACTTTAATTTTTTTTCTAGTTCGTGGGCTTTTTCATAATATTCATAAGAAGTCTTTTTATATTCTTTACGTTGGCCATATAAATCTGCCAATATTTTTTTAAGAATACTATCTTCTTTCTTATAAACAACTCCGTTTTCACAGACGATTACGTCTTTATCTTTTCTTCTTTCTGGAATATCCATTTCATTTACTTGTTCAACAAATGCATCCGGAGATATATTAAATTGACGCATAATTGATGGATATAGAGATGCAAAATCAAACGCTGAAACTCCAGAGTAATAACCTACAATTGGTTGTTTAACGAATGCTCCTTCAAATTTACCGTCTTTCTTTGCATCTTCTTTATTCCATTCCATTCCAATTTTTTTATTTTGACCGATTAGCTTTCTAGCTATAAGCGCTTCTGTTACTGCCACTGGAGATGCTGCTTTGTAAAGTGGCATTCTAGTTATAGTTGCTAATGTCAATAGTACTTCCATTGATCTAAGTTGTTTATCTATATAATATACTAAACATGAATCGACCACGTTATAGTAAATATATTTTTGGAAGTTATTTTCGTATAGTTCTTGTAAACCACCAGTGTATTTAATCTTTGCAACATCTAATACTGCGCTAGATACAAAGTCTAATGAATTAGATTCTTTTACAGCAACTGATCTATCATATTTATCATATAGCTGCATATAATCTAATATTCCCATGTGTAATGGTCTACTATCGTTTCTATCTAAAGATCCAGTGATTGCCACGTCAGTCAGGTCTATTTGTAATCTTTTACACCTATTAACTATATACTGCCAGTCATAGTTGATGAAATTCCAACCAGTCATCATTGGGAACTTAGGTAAAAACTTATGTAAGAATGTATATACCATGTTATACTCGTCATCAAACTTGTAATAACTGAATTCCCAATCCTGATCATAATCTTTAAAATGAGCATTGGTATCATCTTCAATCTTTTTGATTTGATCTGAACTCATATCTTCTAAACCTAAAACAATTGCTTTACGTTCAGGTGTAATGATAGAGAATGATAGAATTCTGGTTTTAGCTTCTTCTGCTTTTGGGAAACCATCTACAATTTCAGTTTCAATATCCACAAAGTATGTGCGTGGCATATTAAATTCGAAGATTTCATCTTGATCCTTTTGTGGTAGAGAATCCATAAAATAGAGCAAACTAAATTTATTAAAACTTCTTGAGATAGATCTCTTAATTGGGCGATTATCCCAGTTTCTAAATTTAATATCTTTCCAACGATCCTTTTCTTCAGTAACTACCCAATTTTCAAATTTGTTAACAGAATATCTTTTAAATGATACTTTGCCTTCTTTATCGTAATAACTGATTATGACTTCGTTTTCTTTTTGCTCTATATCTAATAGCATATGATTGAGTGTGTTGGTTGATTAATATCCTCGTTCTTGTCTGTCGTGATTCTCTGCGTTCTTTGCCATGTACAAGTTAACAATGTCTTTACTTGTCATGCCAATTGAAATTGCAAAGTTCATATAAAAATGAAGACCGTCAATCCACTCATAAAATAACTCTAATTTGTCTTCTTCACTAAGATCTTCAATTTTCATTTCAGGAGTCTTAGCATTATCCTTTTTCCAATATTTCCAACCTGCATTGCCGATTCCGTCGTTAATTCCTCCAAGTGCATCAAACATTTCATTAAGCTCGTCGCTCATTGCATGTTTATTCACCATCCAGAAATCTGCAATCTCTTTAATGCTCCAACCTTTAAAGTCAAAACCTAATCTAGCTTGTAATTCTTTTTGTTTGTCAAAGAGTAAACCAAAAGTGTCTTTGGTATCTTTGTGATAATCTTGAATATCAAGATCTGCGCATTTGTTGTCTATGTTCGCCATGTTCTTTTTTGTATATTATTCCTATGATCTTATTTGAGATAGTTTCAGTTTTTATTTGTCTATTTCTAAAACTTCTCCCCATTCTCTTTTTGAATTTGTTTTTTCTTTAGTTTCTTCTGATTCTGGGTAAGGTTGTCCACCTACATTCCAAAACCAAGCTCCTTGATTTCCATGCTTAACCATAAATTCCCAAGCTTTTGCATCGTAGTTCATTGCTGATGGAAACGGAGGGGCAAATTCTGGTTTTACATCTGATGCAAATGCCTTTGGATGAGACCAAACTTTAGCTCTACCCAATTCACCGTTCTGAATATTTCTAGAAACTGCAACTGCATTAAATTCAGCATCTGGCCATGCAATTTGTAAAGAGCGTTGTAAAACTCCAGTTGATATTGCTGACCATACTTCTTCCGGATATCCGTGTTTTTCTGCTACATCATATGCAACTTTTACCGCAGCTGCAGTTACCAATTCATGTTTAAGTCCTAGTGGAATAAATGTAGCGTTGTTATCTTCTGCCCATTGTTTTGCAATTCTATTTAAATTAGGCATTGCTGCGATTCTTCTAAATTTAGCAATAGCACCTCTTTCAATACATATGGCTTGATGATCTGATATTACTTTACCAGATGGCATAAATAATACTAATTTCTTATTATATTTTTTTGCTAAGTATGCAAGAGAAATTCCTGCGAATCCAAATCTAGGTTGTACATATACTAATGTATCGGTCGGTGCTTTCTGTACTAAGATATCTCCAAATCTACATTTAGATCCAAAGCCCATCATATCATCTCTTACTACATTAAATCCTTCATGATTCACAATAATTGGATCATCTAGTGGATCTTGCCAATCTCCTGCTAAATCTAACCATGCCTGTCTATTAGGCATCATAAGATTTAAATCTTGATTCATTGAACTTGTTGTGTGTTTATCGTGTGCCATATTTTATTCGTTTGGATAATCTCTACCCCATAAATGTCGAGTAGTATCTGCGTTAACATTAATTTCTTTATCTGGATTCTTAGCTAAATTAAATTTACCATCAAATATCCATGTATATGGAATTCTTTTTGTTGGTGATTTTATGCCATGACTAATTGCAATGTGTTTATAGAAGAAACATGTTTTATCTTCTACGTTTAAATACTTTTGACTTTCCATTGGATTATTTGGATGATTTACAAGTACATCCATTTGTCTTAGCCATTCTTCAGCATGTTTATTCTCTGCAATAAATTGTCCATCTGAGTCAATAGAATATTTTACTTTACCATTAAGATTAACTCCACCGAATATTTGTTGCATACCATCAAAATGTCCAGTACCTCCGAATAAAATAGATTCAGGATCAACAAGATCTGGTCTACTCATAGCTACATATCTTGCTGTGTTTTTGCATGGATATAAAGGTGATCTAAAGTTTTGATGTTCTTTAAAATAAGCTTCTAATAATTTAGCAAACTCCATCATTGTGTATGGTCTTTCTAAATCTTCTAGAATATGAGCCATGTCTTTAGCTGCTTTTTTAGGTCCTTCAATTAACCAATCTTTAACTATTGTACCTTTAGGATAATAGATCTGAAATAAATCATTCCTAGCATGTCTATTTTCTACAAAATGTGCTCTAGTCTTTTCTTCACCTTGATTAATTAATTTAGTAATGGTTCCCCAATGTTCGTTAGAGAATGAAAACACAATAGTATAATAAAGTAATTTTTCTAGATCTGTCTCATGTTGCATCATATAACAATAAGGATGTTCATGCCAGTGTAATCTATGGGAAAATATTTGATAATCTTCTAATAGTAATCTATCTTCTCGCTTATCAAACTCATGACAGAATTCAAAGAATTTAGCTAATCTCAATTCTTCTGACCAGTCTTTCATCCAACTTTCTGCAGGTTTCTTCTTCTTAAATTTTATATTTGTATTAGTTCCGTCATAAGTGATGTTACTGTACTCTTGTGTGATATCATCATCAAATGTAAACAAAACACCTTGATCGGGTGCTTGCTTAATTTCTTTTTTGATTTCTTTTACTTCTTCACTCATATTTTTGCTACCATTTTTTTATACTCTTCAACCGAGACTCCTGCCCCTTGTAATACTTTGTCGTCTGATGGAAATTGAGTCATGTCATTGAATGTTTCTACTAAACCTAAATCTAACATAGCTTTTTGCCTACCATATGGATGATCTATAATCGAAGAAGAATTCCACAAAGTGTCCATGTTTATATGTGCATAATCTTTTCCAGGTCTCAAATAGTTTTCTATCCATCTGATAAAGTCACATGCTACATCTTCTGCATTATACGGAAGTGAGCCTGTATCTTCATAAATCTTTGTCATTACTGCATCTAAAAACTCTTCAGACTTCTTACCTTTCTTTTCTACAGGATCTGCAAGATAGCCAATGCATTCCACTGCGTTAGTACCATAATAGAACATTGATTCTCTATTCATAAATTCAGGGTACCAATCACAAACATCTGCAATAACTGCAGCATATTGAAATCTATAAGCTCTTAAGCCATTATCTGCATTCCACTTAAACATCCATTCACCCAATTCTCTTAAGTCTTTTTTACCACCTTCTCTTAAGAAGTTTGCCATGTCTCTGGCCATTCTTGGTGCAAATTCACATAAGAAATAATCTCCACCTCTTTTATACACATATTCTGGTTTTGTAAAACCTGACATGCCAACGAATGAATCTTCATTAACTTCTGGTTTTGGTGGTTTTGGAAATGCTGGAAATTGATAACCAACTGAAGTATAAAAGGGTGTAGGATGATGTTTGATCACTTCACACATTTCTTCTATAGTTTCACATTCGTGTAAATTAAATAAAATAGTGTTGTGATATCCTGAAGGCTTAGTAGCATAATTAATGGCAGATCCACATACTCTGTGAAGTATAAAGATGTAAAGCCATTCTTCTAAGCCAAATTCGTCTCTCTTAGAATTCCAATTAGTGGCCACTTCCATTCGCTGTGGTGTGTATAATCCTGCTTCCATTCTTGACCAATATGGATGATCTGAATTCCAACCATAAAAACAGTCATTGATTATTTGGGAAAATCCAGCATATTTACGTTCTACTACATCATATAATTCTATGTGATGCATTAGTTCGTCATCTAGTTTTGATTCTGCATGTGGAACATGACCAAGATTACTTAGATCTTGCTGTTTTTTGGCTAGCTCAAAATATCTTAAGAATTCATCGTAATATTTGGTTGTTGTTATGTTCATTGCTTTTTTATTTTATACAAAAAATTCTTTATTTTCATGACATAAGATCAAATACATCAAACATACATGTAGATCTGCTAACCACTGAATGTGTGCATTTGGAAATTCTCTTCTTATTAAGAAATCTATTTCTTCTGTTGTTTGACTTATTCCTCGCCATTCTTTATTTTTTATAGTACTGTAATAAATATCTAACATGGCCTTTACAATAGGATATCCATTCAATATTTCTTTATTCGATGATCCTGTTTTAGCTCTGTCCTTCCAATGTGTTTGTGTTATTTCTCCTATTGATATCAAATCTTTTTCTAAATAATCCCAGACATTTTCATATTCATCCTTTACTTCAAACATATATTGTTTATGATTAATACCAAAACTATAAGCATAGTTTTCTAACTCTTGAAGATGTACTGCATCTTCTCTGTGTGTTTGTTTTAATACATCTTCTACATTGCTTAGAATTGCATATGGATCAGTTGACCGGATATGTGTTTGTGTTATGATCAATGGAAATAAACTAATTATACCGCCATATATAAGTCTACTACCTTGTCTATTTTTAAATGAATCTTTTTGAGCTTGTAGTGCAATATCATACGTTATTGGTAAATCTTTAGATTCGTAAACTCGTTTTGCTAATTCTCTAAATGAATCTCCTGTATTAATACCAGCTACTAGGAAGTTTTCTAGCTTTAAGTTTCTATTCCTATCGGCATATCTAGTTGTTAATCCAGGTTTATTAGCTATAGGTTCTAGAACAAATGCTATTTGTGCTATTCTAGCTATTTCATTTGGAGATATTTGCATTTTAATCTATAATTTTCCAATTAAACGATGGTCTATTTCTTTGAAATTGTGTCATTGACCACTCGATGTCTTTAGTTTCTATTACTATTGTTTCGGTTTTACCTGATCCGTTGTAGGTAATTTCTATGTTGAATTTTTCGTCTGCTTTCATTAAAATAAAGATAGTGTTTGTTTAATTAAATTTTTATTTGCTTCGTTTTTTTCCATGTTCCATCTATAATATTCTCTGGATATATGTACAGATTTAGGTTTTTCCATTACATCAAAAGTTAATTCACCTTTGGCGTTAAAATAAACTTCTGGGTGTTTATAAACCTTCCAGTTGTTTCTTTGTGCCATGTCTTCTATTCCAGTATTAATTTCTTTAACTAATTCTGTACGTTCATTCCAAGTCCCAGCAAAAGGTGTTCCTTTATAGTACCCTGTTTTTGGTAAAGGTCTACTTTCGTTTTCAATAGGTAAAACATTTACAATTTCAATGTTATTAATGCCTAATCCGATAAGTTCTTCTTCGTATCTTTTTATAAGTACTTTAACCGCAGCGCTTGGATTTGACTGACGCATTAGATGATGTCGAACATCGATATTACCCATATAAACTGTAAGTTCATTTACCCATGGATAAACATAGCTTTGTAAACCGCGCTTAAGTGCACCGTGCATTGTTAATCCATCGTGTCTTTGGCACATATATCCTGCTTGATACATTCCAAAAGAGTGACTATCACCAAAACATAATTTTTCAGTTTTTTCAATATGATCAATCTTTTGTATTTCCATACAGATTTCTGTAGCTTCTTCAATTCTAGATTCAAGTGTTTTAAATAAATCTGTACCGGCTTTAAGTCTAGTTTTAATTAAGTTACCAATATCTGGCATGTCATGGTGTAAAGAATACATTTTGACTGGTGTAAATAACCTCATTAATTGGTGATATAAATCATCATTAGATCCTCCAAATATATTGAAGGTGCCTTTGAATTCCATACCATGATCAATAAGAATTGCGTCATAGTCGTTCCAATCAGTTTGATTAGATGTGATTACTTCTGCGTTTTCAAAACCAGCATTTTGCAATTGATTTAATAGCATATGGGCCCACGCACCTTTATGTGATGAGATTTTTGGGCTAATTTTACCAACCAATGCACAAATGCCGACTTTAATCGACTTATCGGTTTCCTGTTCTGTAAAAAATGTTAACTCTGTCATACTTTTATTTTAATGGATCCTCGCTTTCTTTATAACCATGTTTATCTACATAGTTATCTAATGCACCTAAGTAAGCTACTGCATCTAATAAATTATCTTGTTTATAGTTGTATGAATGTCTGCTTAGCTTTAAAGCTACTAACGCAGCATACATATCTGAACCGTTAAGGTCTTGGCCGGTCATACCATTGAATATCATTGCTGCGCGTCTCATACCTTCTTCGAATGGGCCATATTGGCGTGATTTTTCTTCAGAACGATTATTTACGATGTCGTTAGCTTCAGATAGAATGTTTGATTTCTTATTTTTAGACATGTGATTTATTTAGTTATTATACACACAAAGTATAATTTGTTTAATTATTTATTCGACTCTTTTAGTGCTGCACTCGCGCTGATGGCTGCAAAGCGTTAGTTTCCTAACATTATATACGTTTAGGTTTAGATACGTTATAAATCATAGCACAGTAGAATCTGACAGCGTGCATATTGATGTTGTCAGCTGAGGCCATTGTTTTGCTTAAATCATTGTCTATAACTGATTGGACAAATCCGCCTCCCATGTCATTGACATTCCATTTTTTACACATGATTTGGGTACCTGTTGTTACGATATGATTTTCTTCCCATGAAATAATATCATTATCATGTATAAATTGTTCTGCACTATCATCAAAGAATTTTTGTACAGCTTCTTTAACTATTTTAATTTTGTCAAATGTATTCATGTTATATTGATTTTAGTTTCGTTTCCAACCATATCCTGCTATTTCCCCTCGATTAAACATACCGATAAGATTTTTATATGCCTTTGTGGCAGCAGGTCGTTTGCAGTGTTTTACTGCGTAAATAATTTCTGGAGAATATTCGTCTTCTCTTCTTAGAAAAAATGTAGTTCTATACATATGTCACTGTATTACCGGTTAATTGAATATACATCTCAATGGCTTTTTTTAGGCCTTTGATTTTGTTTTCTATTTCTTTACTTACACCAACTTCGATTGCTTTAGGCAATAGATTATCATATAAATAACCGTCAAAGAGGCCGTATGCCATGTTTTTCAGTGAATCGTCTTCGGTTGCTTTAATAATGTCCATTGTCATTGTCATCATTTCTGACGTAAAGCAATCGTGTCTGTTAAATCTCTTATAGTTCATATTATTTAATATTAGTTGTACCATGCATTCTAAAACCCAAAACTGGAGTATGTCCAGTTATTTTATTCTTACGCTGCTCTATCATGTTTCTTGTCATGATCAACGTTTCAACGTCAGTTTCTGACTTTACCCAATCAGTGAATAAGTAAGTCAATAATTTTGCTTTGATTTTTTTCATTTCTATTACTCTTTTAATTACTCTACTAATATACCACAAATAAATGACATAAAAAAATCTGGAGTGACTTATTTTAAAAAAAGTTTCCAGTTTTTTTCTGCAGCGATAGCTTCTAACTCGAATGGATGAGTGTCATATTCATATCCATCTTCGTCATACATTCTTTGCATTTCTTCTCCGTCCTGTAAATAATGTGTATATTCGTGCAATAGTGTTGAGATTACCCATTCTTTATTTTCAGCCTTTGGGTAATATACAACTATTTTATTTTCTTGTCTATCGTATTCTGCATCTGGATCACAATCACCTTCAGCTTCTTCACATCCTGTTATTCTAACATAAATGTTATGGTGAAGTTCAACTTCTGGGAATTCATGTTGATACTTAGATCTGCCATAGTGATTTTTTATATCATCGTAGACCTCTTCAATTATATTTTTGCACTTTAACTCATTCATATACTGCTAATATACCACAAATATTTGACATAAAAAAATCCTGGCTCACTTTTTTTCATAAAAAAAGCCCACATCTAGTGGGCTCTTATTTAGTTTAATTCGATGATACTTAAATTATCCTAATTTCTTAACTAATACATTTAGTTTTTCTAGAGATGCTTTAACAAATTCTCCATAATCAGCATGCATATCTTCATCTGAGTCTAATGGTTGATATTCCTTCCATTCATTGTATTTACTAATAAACTCTTCGCTTGCGTCAATGATCTTCTTAATATCTGACTTAGCGTATTCCTTTCCATAATACTGTTTTGGATCTACATCCATTCTTGCAGTCTCATCTGTAAATGGATTTTTAATATCTACGCCTTCAAAATCAAATGAAAAAGCTTCAAAACTTTTTATGTGTGATTCGTTTTTTAGCATTGCTTCTCTTTCTTTTTTTCTTTTCTTAAATTCTTCTTCAGCATCGCCTTGTCCAGCAGGTACATCTCCAGAACCATCAGCTCCACTTGTTGGTAAAGCAGTTGGTCCCATACCTGACATATTAGAAGGTGTAATATTTTCTATTAAATCTTCTTGAATTTCTCCTTCTACCATAAACCCACATCTTACCATTGCTGCAACGATCCAGCTTTTATATGTTTCCATATTATCACCAGATTGTTTGAAATCTTTTCCGTGTTTATCGAACCCCTTTAATATTTTAGCTTGAAGTCTACCATCACATTGTCCAGCTATACTTGTAAACCACTGTTCAACTTCAATATCTTCCATTTTACCTGTTTTAAAATCAGGTTTTGCAGCTTGTCTTGATTTAAACTCCGCAAATGGAATATAACGATATCTAGAACCTTCTTTTTCCCAATTTTTAGTATTGTCATATTCTTTAGGCGCAACATGCTTTTCATTAATAAAAGCATTAAAAGATCTACTGTGTGTTATATTAGATTTGTTACTAGACAAAGATTTAGAACTTTCATTTAAGTCTATGCCGTCCCATTCCCATTTGAAACCTCTTCCATCTGCACCATTACCTAAGTAACCGTACATTCCTTTTTTGAAACTAGCAAAGAACATAGCAGCGCCATATTCTCCAACTTCTTCTTTAACATATTCTCTTGCAGCGGCATCGTCCATTCCTTGAACATAAACCTGTCCTTCTTCAAACGAAAATAAAATACCTTTCTTAAAGTCTATTGAGTCTCCAACCCACCATGTATCATTATCCATGTCATATGAATCGTCTTCGTCTTCTTCGTCACCGAACATATCGAAGTCTGGCCATTCAGATATACCGTAGTTTAATGCTTCTTTTTCTGTTTTAAAAAAATTAACCTGAGCATAATCTCCAGATCTTTCTCTTACGTAAAATATCTTTGCCATTTTATAATATTATTTTCCGTCAATCTGAATGTATTCAGATTCTCTAATTTCAAGATTGTTATTACCAACTGATGCATCATATTCACCATAAATAAGATCCCTCTTACCTGCTAACGGGGAATTCATCATTCCAGTTTTATCGATTTTCTTATAAACCTTTTTGCCATTAAAATCGTCCATGAAACCTACATTAATTACAACTTCATAACCAAGGTATAACGTCTCTGATTCTTCAGAATTTAAACCAGTAACCTCATCTATAGCGAATCCATTAAAAAGATTAGCGGTAACATATAGAACACCTTCCATACCACCTGCTCCTTTTTCTACTTGATCTAAAATCATTTTCTTAGCAGTATCTTCAAACTTAGCCCATTCTTTATTAACTTCTTCTTGGGTTACTACATTAATACCTTCGTATTTTACCGTTTTGATCTCTTGTTTAAACGCTTGCATTATTCTACCTACTAGGCCTTTAGCTGCATAGATACCTGTCATTCTATATGCCTTTTCGTTTAGAAATTCTTCAAATAATTGTAAATGTTTCATTTTTATATTTTTATTTGTATAAATTTATTAATTACCAAGCGTAATCAAGTGAATTTGTCAGTATTAATACTTTGGAGTTTCGATTATCTTTAACTTAATAAGTTCGCCGATAAATTCTCTGTATTTCATTTTATTAGTTCCTTTAATAATAGTTTTATCACCTTCTACGAATTCACCACCATCAAAGTAGTATGAGTTACCGTTGTTTGCTGCTATTGATATAACATTACCCATCATGAAGTCAGAAGGACATCTTCTAGCACCTGATAGATCTTTTACAACATCTTTTCCCCATCCGCCTAAACCACCTTGTTCACCTACTGGTTCATCAGATCTAATTGGATTTCCAGGTAATGCTCTTACAGCGTCACCTTCTGGTGTTCCTTCAACTGCATAAAAGTATGCAAGAATAGCATTAGCTAATGCTTCGTCTCTTCCTTCTTTTAATGTTGCTTCGTTTAGAAATTCTTCAAATAATTGTAAATGTTTCATAATTGTTTTTATTGTTTATTTACCAAGCGTAATCAAAAGTTTTGATTTTGTTAATTCTATCTTTAATAGATTTAGCATATGTCTTAGCTTCTCTTTCGTACCATCTTTCACCTGTGCCGTATTTCTTTTCAGACTCTTCAGATCTTGCGATATAATCACAGTATCTTGAGTAATCATCTAAAATAGATGACATGTGTGAAGAAGCATCTTTTAATTTTACAGTAGAACCTCTTTTGTTTTTACCGATATAGATTTCTCCGTATTCAGTTTTCTCTCCAGCTTTTAAACCGTCTTGAATTTGTTTAGCTAATTCATCAATTGCGCTTGATACCATTTTATCTAATGGTAATGCAGCTGCTTTAGTAGCTAAAATTTGAGTGTATCTGTTTTTGTTTTCTTGTTTGAAGTCTTTATCAGATTTGAATGCAATCGCTCCTGCTTTTGCTGCTGATCTTTCATCTCTTTTGTTGGCTGTAGAATACTTTTGTTGTAATAAATCAATATTAATTACAACTGCTCTATCTGCAACTTCTGCAATTCTCTTTACATTGTAAAGTCCAGTAGCGTCCCATCCTTTATACTTCTTAGAAATACCAATAGTATCGCTTGAGTTGTTAGGAGACTTTGATAAAGTTCTGTTCCTATTATCAGAGTATCTGCTAGACCATGAGTTAGTGTAAAATTCATTACCTCCACTTGCTACCGCTAATAAATAACCTCCACCTGGAATGAGTTTATTAGATTGATATGTATCGTATGGTGCATGTGGATTTTCTTTCTCAGTATCTGAGATATAAAAAACAATAGTGTTTGTTTGTTTTGCCTTGTACGCTGTCATTGGATCAGTATCAATAAGATCTTCATCCTGTACTTTATCTAAAGCAACTTTAGTTTTACCATAAAATGCGCCTGATAAAGATTTGTCAACTTTACCTCTTGTGCTTGTGAATAACTTAGATAGTTTTATTGAACCGAAAGCCTCGTTTAGGTTTTCTAAAAAAGAAGTAAAAGATTCATAGACAAAATCAGTACCTTCTTTAAGAAGTACTGGATATTTTTTACCATTAAATTCAAATTCTTTTTCACCTGCGTCTTTTGCTTTTTTAGCAGCCGCAACAAATCCTCTACCTTCTTTTACTGGGTAGGTTTTACCATCAAATTCGAATTCTTTATCTCCGTTTTCTTTAGCTTTAGTTACTGCATCTCCAAATGCATTTCCTTCTTCAACTTCGTCTTCTGCAACTTCTTCAGAAATGTTGATTGTTGTTAATACTCTTTGTCCGAACTTAGAAAGAGAAACACCTGCCTCAGAAACACTAAAGTATTTTGCGTTTCTTCTCATCCATCTTCCTGAATCGTTTGACATTTCTTTTAAAATAGCATCAAATTCTTCTTGAGTTAATGTACCGTCAGCAATAGCTTCTAATACTTTGTTTCTAATTTTTGCGTGGGTTCCTGCAGTTTGTGCTGGATGGTTTTCAGTATATTTTCTCTTTAGAGTAATTTTACCTTCACCGATAAATTCTTCGAATTTTTTCATTTTTAATTTTCTATATTTTATATTCTTATACTATATATTAGTCTTTCTTCACAAACTGTTCAAATGTCATGAATTTTGACTCTGCAACACCCATAGAAACCTCTAATTTTGTTCTCAATTCAGTATACATACCATGAATTGGTCTAGGTGTTAATTTTTTAAATGTCTTTTCATCACCGTCTAACATTGCATTTCTAACTTGTGTTGCTGAAATGTTTTTACCAGATCTAGGGATTTCAAATAAACCGAAATCTTCTCTACAATTTAAAGATTCTCTATATTCTGGTTTATCAACTTGATACGAATATGTTTTGAGCCTATCTGTTCCTGTTCCCCAAAGTACCGGTTCGTAACCATCGGCTCTCATTGCGTTAAACATATAATCTATTGCCGCTCTATCTAAAATGTATACTTTTTCTATTGGGTATTTAGACTTTAATTTATTAAGCATTGCTAATTGAGTTTCCTCATCATAAGGTCTTTTAAAAGCATCTTCTTTTTTCTTAGTCTTTGATTTAATCAATATTACAACAACAGGATGTCCGTTTTGTTTGCTAATAGTGTCTATTACCTTAGCATGTCCTAATGTGAACGGCTGAAATCTACCAACAAACATATTAACTAGCTTTTTACCCTGATCTGGATAGTCTACAGTTAATCCTTCCATTATTGGACTTACGTCGCCATTTAGTTTTTGATTAATTAGATATTTTTTAAAATCCATTACATCTTTTTCGTTTGTTTTACCCATTATGATAGTTTCTATCTCTTCAACTATTTCATTAATCTGAGACATAAGATCTGAATTTATAATATCAGTTTCTTTGCTTCTCTTTTTTCTAAAAGAACCGAGTGCTATTTTAAAAAGTTCCGATAACACTTTGTTTTGTACTAGTGAGAGGGTTTTCTCATTAGAGATATATGCTGTATTAAGTTCAAAGTTTTCACCTTCTGCAAAATCTGCTGAATCAAAATCTGCGCCTACATATTTAGTTGCGTGCTTTTCTACGTAAGCATTAAATATAGATGACATTAATTCTACATATCTAAGATCTGCGTCCTCTTCTTTTAATTCTATATCTGATATATCAAAACTTGTTAAAAATTCAACTAAATCTAATATAGATATTTGATACATGTCAGATGGTTTTCTAGGCTCTGATTCAATTCTATCAAATCTTTCTAGTTTAAAACTCTTAGGATTTCTATTCTCGTAGAAGTTTACTACCAATGCATCAATATCTTTATCTAAATCTAGATTTAATGCTGATTTATTTCTACCGTTATCGAATATATTGTATATTAACCTTGTAAATGATTCCTTCTCAAATTTAGTTTTAAATTCTGATTCACCTAAAGACAATAAGTCTATTAGATCTTCTTTTTGATTCAATGCTAATTGACCTTCAAATAAAACTGATATTTCTTGTACTTCTAGTTTAGTTGCCCACTTCTCAAGAATTCTAGGATCTCTAATAACTCTCTTAACTCTCGTAGGATCTGTTGCGTTAAGTACCTGTATATGTGTTAGTATTAAATTGTTTTTTGGTAATAAGTCATATTCTATGTCGATAGTTTTCTTATCTACCATGTAATCAAATCCAAATTTCCAATCTTTTGGCATTTCATTTAACGCTTCGTCTGAAATAGTGTTAAAATGTTTAATGGCATTTTCATAATATTTAACGAGAGTTCTATCTACGCGATTCATTGCAATTTTTGAACCACTCTTAAAAAATTCAAATTTACCAACCTCTTCTCTTCTTACGTGAAAACTTGATGCTTGCACTTTTTCTGTTACAACACATATGTTACTCAATAACTCATTAAAGTCATTGATATTAGTAGATTCAAAATATGTTTTTAGGTTTTGTAGTGCCATATTATTTTTGTTTTATCTGCCGTATTTGATGATTCCCATCAATTGATTGATTGCGGCAAAAGTGCCTGTTAATTTGTAAGTATGTCCTTTGTATTTAAAAACTAAACCTTCAGTTGGTATAATAGACTCTATTCCACCGATTCTTTCTAGTCTAGCAAGCTCAGCTTCTACTTTTTTAATTTGATCAATTCCACCTGATTTTTTAATCTTAGCAGCTTCAGTTCTAATTTGATTATGCAGTCTTTGCATTTCTTTGTCTGGCGATGCAGCTACAAAGTTACTTGCGTTTTTCAAAATTACTGATCCTAATTCTAAGAATAGATCTTCAAATGGTCTAATGTTTTCTTTATACTTCTTTTTAACATCTTCTTTATCAAACTTCTTAATTAGTGCAGCTTTATCTTTACCGATAGCTTTGTCTAATGATCTTAAATTTAAAGTCTTCTTATCACCATATGCCCATCTTAATAATAAACCTTCTTTGTGGTTTTGTTCTAGATCAGGGAAATTTGTGTCTATCGTTTCTCTCCACCACATTTCGTGATATCTGGAAACTTCGTCAGCATCTGTTAGTTTATAACGATTCTTTAATGCTTCTACTTGTTTAATGAATTTTGACTTGTTTGCTTCAAAGTCAACGTCTTTAGCAATCTTTAATACTTGTGGTGGAATTATAGTAAATGTGTTTTGAACATCTTTCTTTAATTCTTTTAAAGCACCTACTAATTCTGTTGCTAAGTTTTGAGTTCCTGTTTGATTACCTTCTCCGTCTGTCTCTACTATATTGTGAAATTGAATGACATCTCTATCATAATATATCACGTTAGGGTTTTTAGAGTAGATCAATTCCATGTTAACGAAATTTAATCCGTTTGCAAACATTGATTGATCCTTAAGTTTTGGTAAAGCGTCAGCTAAATCTTTTGCTGCAAAAATATATGTTTCTTCTACTAATTTAGAAGCGTGACCAGTAAACATCTTAATAATACCGTTTAGGTCTATTGGATTTTTCATTTGACCCTTATTTCTGGCAAACATTGTTTCTCCATCTTTAACAGTTGCAAATAAATTTTGACCATCTGTTTTTTCGGTAGGGTCTTCTTCAAAATTAAGTTCTCCACTTAATCCAGATTCTATAAGCTTTTTAAAATCGCCGAATGTCAATGACTTGTTATCAAACGGGTGTGACATGTGGCCGGCTGCTCCACCTTCTAATATTAAATTAGATTCTTGTAAGTGAACCCTTTCGGTTATAAATGTACTAAAGTCTGTATATATTTTCATAATAGTTGAAAGTAAAAACTAGAGAGTGTTATGCTCTCTAGTTTATATATTGTTTTTACCCAAGTGATGATTTTAAAGCACCAACCATAGCACCGTAATCTCCTGAGTTTTTAGAAATTAATCCATCAACTACTTCCTGTGCTTTAGCTTCGTCAAAGTCGTCGCCGAAAGCTTTTTGTAATACAGAAAATGCATATTCTTTAAATTCTTCATCGGAAGTAACTTCCGCTTCAGTAACTACTGATTCTTTTAAAGGATTTATTCCCCAATATTGAGACATGTCGTATTTTACCGGGTAAATAGCTAAATCTCCAACATTACCTTCAGCTGCTTCAATATTTTTAGTAAGATAGAAATCACCTGCTGCTTTTTCATATCCATAATCTTCAGCATCTGCTTTCATTTCCTTTTTAAAGCTTTTTGCTACTTTGTCAAATTTACCAATTTCTATAACTTCTACAATATTGTCGTTATAGTCGATACCAGTATCTCCAACCTTTAAGTCCTTTTTAGCTTCATTTAAAGATTTAACTTTAGCTGTATAAGTTCCGTTAGATTCTTCAATGTATTCTGCTAAACCTGCATCGTCCCAACCATCTTCAGATGCTAGTACCTTTTCAAGATCTTTCCTGTCTCCTGTTAATTCAACTTCTGGCCATCCAGATGGTCCATCGTTATCAATGATTTCCATTGTTACTTTATGCTTCTTAAGTAATTTTCTTAATACTTTAGATCCAGGATCCATTGCATCCATTACCACTGATGCCTCTAATACAGCCTCTGCATATTTGATAGATTCGAACATTCTAAATTCAAAGTTGTCTTTTACTTCACCTTCAAAGAAAGAGTTAAATCTATCTAGTAAATCTTGTCCCATTTTAGCAAAGCCACATTGCTCTAAGAACAATGCAGTTCCTTCTGCAATACCTTGACCTGACCATCCAGCTGCATTTGAAATTCTAGAATATTCTTGTTCTAATGCATCTTTAATTCTTGTCGATCCGATGTTTACTGACATTTTGCCTAAACCATCAACTATTACAGGAATAGATCCTATATTACCTTTGATAGCGCCTGCACACTTTTCTCTTTCTCTATGGAAATTAGCATCTTCCATTGAATCTAAGAATAATTTTTTAATTGCACCCAATAAAGTCTTCTTATCGTTAGATGCACCAATTGCATTTAATTTAGAAAACAAAATTTGATTATATTGAGTTACTACTTTCTTAGCATCTCTCTTACCTTCTACTTTAATAGCTTCATTAATTTCTACAGATTCAAATGCTGGTTTTAAATCTTTATCACCTGCATATATGTCTGCCATTAACCACTTTCCTGATTTTTCATCAAAAAGGTAAATGAATTCAGCTCCACCTTTATCACCTGCAGTTGAAATATATCTGTCAATGTTTTTAACGTTACCTTTCATATTATCAGTGTCTCCATAGTAGTTCATTCCACTTGGATCAGCTTCTAAACCTGAATTATCTCCATTTTTAAGAACCATGTTTAGTGGTGAACCACCCTTTAAATATGTTTTCTTAATAAGCGGTAGCATGTTGTCAGGATATGAATCATAATGTGTATACACAGACTCTATGTTACCTCTTTTGTCTATTTTACCAAATTGTCCTCTAGTTCCTTCTATGATTAAGAATGCTTCGTTCATTTCAACACCTCTTAATTTAGTAAAGAATTCGTTTTTTTGTTCTTCTGATAATTCTTTTACAGATGTAACATTAAATTCTGATAAGAGATCCTTAAACGTATTAGCTTCAGATTCTCTTTTTGCATTTTGTTCTTCTTGTAGTTGAGCTTGATCGCTTTCAGTTTTTATCTTAGCAAACTGCTCAAATGATTTTAGTTTTTCCATTATGATTATATTTATTTCATTATGATTATTTTATTATATATCTCCTTCAAACGACACATTTTTTATATCGTATGCAAACTTCTGTTCTTTGTATATGGCTTGTCTAGCTTTAGCATGTCTCATTAGATAATTATCCCAGTCTGGTGATGATAAATCATCTACAAAATCTATGATATTTACGCTATCCTTTGAGCTATGTTGCCTTAGTCCACGACCAATTGATTGTCTAATTACAACCTCTGATTTAAAGGACTCTGTAAAAAATATGTTGTGTATTCTTTTTATAGAAATTCCTGTTGAAAAAGTACCATATGACGCGACAATGACTACATCTGCGTTTTCTTCCATTTTCTTTTTGTACTCTTCTCTGATTGAGGTTTCAGTCCCGCCATCAACATAGTATATTGTTTTATCACTTTCTTGCCTAAGTTTAGCATATAGTTTTTTACCATGTTCGATCCTGTGGAAAAGAACAAGACTGTTACCTCGTACTCTGGATATAATGTTCGAAATGAAATTAAGACGCCCTTCGGAATTAATAACATAGTTTTGCTCAAATTTGAATACATCTTTACTTTCATATCTGTTTTGTGACATTTCTCTAAACGCGTCCTTTGTAGATTGAGGAGCATAATCCATTTTAATAACTTTAACCTTACATTTTGCAATGTGTCCTTCGTTTTGTAGGAAATTTGCAGAAACTTCAGTGATCAAAGGACCAGTGTATGCCATTAATGTAAGTCTATCTATTGTACCTTCTTTTGGAATCGTACCTGATAAACCGTATCTATATTTAGCATTTACACACTTTTGTAATATAGTCTTAATTGAAGTAGATTTGGCTTTATGTGTCTCGTCAATTATTACTGCATCAAATTGTTCAAAATATTCTTTATTCTTTTTAACAAGAGATTGATACGTTCCAATTACTACATTTCTACCAGGTCTTATTTTTTGACCTGAATAAATTTGTTGTACCTTTATATCTACTGCGTTTCTATAATTATAATCTAAGAAATCTTCACTAGCCTGTACGACAAGTGAAACATTAGGTACAATAAAAAGAATTCTTTCTGATTTCTTTTTCTCTAATTGATATGCTACTGTTAGAAATGATATTAATGTTTTACCTGCAGAGGTTGCAAGCTCTGATAAACATTTTCTAAATTTAAGAATGTTAAATGCTGCTTCTATTTGATAATCGCGGGGAGTTATTTCTGATTTCTCAAAGAACTTTAAGGCCCACTCTGTAAACTCTTCCTGGTTTATTTCAGTGTCAAACAGGACAGTTATACCATTTAATTTAAGTTCATATCCGTATTCTTTACATACAGACATGACTTCTCTCCATAGACCAGATGGAATCCACTTGTCATCTTTTATATACGATATGTAACCGTCCCACAATCCTTTCTTAACTAATGGATTAAATCTCCATGATTCAATTCTCTTGTTAAGTGAGATATTAAGTTGTTCAAGCTCCATTTCAGTTGCATCATCAATACGAAGCAACTGTCTATTTTCTGTTAAACTAAGTTCCACATTTAATGGGACTTTTTATTTTTAGTTACAGGTCTTTAAGTGCTAACCTGTTTCTAATGGCAAATCCCATATTATCTAGGGTTTTTACCGATTCTTTCATAAAATCTAATTGATTTTCTAAAAGAGATAATTTTGTATGTTCTTGTACTAGATCGTTTTCAATAAAACGTTCTTTTTGTTTTTCACCAAGCTTATAGTCATATTCAAAGTATCTGATATACGCCTCTCTCCACCTGGAATTTATGTTGTTCTTTTGTTCCTTAACCTTGGTATTTAGGTATGCTATTTGTTCTACCATAGTTTGTCTAGAAGATAATACTCCTGATATGGTTTCTTCCATTGCATTTATATTTCTTAGAGAACTTGCTAGGTCTTTAATATTTTTTGACCATCCAGCCCTTTGTGAACTCAACTTTTCATCGAGTGCTAATATCTTTTCTTTACTCATTTAAAATAATGATTTTTTGTTAGGATCTGGTTTTATGTGCTTAGAAGTTGTTTGCCTTTTCTTAAATTTAGGTTTGCTAAACTCAATATCAGGTGTGTTCGGATCATCAGGAATTTCTACTGCCTCAAAATCTATGAGTAGTTTGTGTCCTTTAAATCGGTCTCTATCGTTATAAAAATCTTCTAGGTTTTCTTCAACCATAAATGTTAGTTCTTCTAAATATACCATAAATCTAATTGGCTTGATGTAAAATAGTTATTGATATTTTTAAAGGCATCTGACTTTAACTCAAAACATTTAATCATCAAATCATTAAGATCTTTGATATTATATGTATCTAAATTACTGTCCTTTAGAAATTTGGACCACATAAATACTGGCCTTCCTTTCTTAAGCTTCTCTATCATTTTCTTTTTACCAGTATCGTCGTTATCGAACATATATCTTACTGTTTCGATTTCATCAAATTCTTCAGTAGATCTTCCAGCAGTTGCTAATGCCAAAGAGTTTGACATAAATTTAGCATCAAGTGGTCCTTCAAATAAAGTTACTGGCCTTTGAAAAGAAACTCTCATAATTCCAAATAATGTAGAAATCTTTGCCAGTTGATTAGACTCTGCTTCTTCAATTTGTAATGGTTGGCCCATTTCTTCATAAAGCTTAGGTAAATCATATGAAAGGTATCTTTGACCGTATCCTTTCATTCTTCTAGTTTGTGCACCTATAATTTTATTATCTGTACTTAAATTTAGAATCCATAATCTATGTTCTTTGGCAGAATATAGGAACTCGTCTAGTTTTTTATGTAATAATCTGTCTTTAAGTTGAAACCATATCCATTCTCCAGGTTCAATAGATTTAGCTTTAAACTTTGATTTAAACAAATCAATGTCTATTGCATGTTTTTGTATATCTTCAAATAAAGTAGGTTTAAGAACATTTTCTGATCTTACTTGTAATTTATTTTGTTGTATGTAATCTATTACTGCAAATGAATCACCGCTTTTACTAAGCTTAATACCATGATCCTTTAAGAATGAGTGTAGATTTGTATGGTGACCACAATTATAGCAATGATATTGTAATGTGTCCCAGAATATATTACCACGTTTTGCAGTATCATCTTTATGGGAATCACCACAATAAGGGCATGCAAGGGTTATTCGCCCATGCATGCTCTTTAGTGATTGCTTATTTGGATTAGAATGTTGTTGAGTAGTTACTTGTATAAGCGCATACTCTATTCTTTCCTTTAGCTCTTGTGTTAACTCTATGTTATTATTAGATGTCGAGGTCATTCAAGAAAGAATCAAGATCATCATCTGTACTAACTGCAGCAGTTTCTTTTGATTCTGTCTTTGCAGGAGCCGGAGCTGCTGCTTCAACTACTGTTGTTGCACTTGTAGTAGCTTTCTTTGGTGTAGATGTTGAACTACTTGTCATCGCAGAGATAGAATCTCCAGGATTTAAGTACATTCTTAGTACATCATTTACAAAAGATCTAGTATCTTCGTCCCATGCTTTGTAATCATAGTTCACAAGAGATGGTGCATTTTCAAGCTCAGCTTTGATTGCAGTCATCGTTTCTTTATTTCTTTCTGCTGGAGCATCGCCCATTAAAATTGCAGAAGTACTAGCAGAGAACTTAGATTTATCGTAGTTATTATATTCACCTTGGCGAGTAATGATCAATTCGAAGTTTTTGCCTTCAAATAGGTCAAACACCTGTGTTGGTTCACCGAAATCTGGTTTCAATTCAGCATCGATTTTTTCTTTAATCTTGTAACCGAATTTAAATACTTTATAAGTACCTTCTAATTCTGGGTTTTGTGGATCTTTTACGATCTTAATTAAAGAATAATACTGCTGACGTCTCTTTAATTTCTCTGATGACTTGCGATCTACTGCTGAATCTGATTTTCTCAGTTTCCAGAATACATCTGCGATTGGGCATTTTTCACCTATTGAAGATGGTGAATCTACCAATTTACCGTCACCACTAGAATTAGTTAACCAGTGTACGTATTTTTGAATTAGAGAATTTCTTGGATTCTCTGGATTTGGAACGAAGCGGATTAGCGCTTTATAAGTTCCGTCTTTGCCGTCATCGGCTGTTGGCTTGTAAACTTCGTTTACTGTTGTTCTTTCGGGCTGATGCGTTTCTACGTCTTCTACGCCCAAGTTAAAAATGTCAAATGATTCGCTCATAATACCTTTAAATTGTTTAATTGTTTAATACTTGAAATTACTTTAATGTTCTTTCGTTACCTTATAGTGTATAATAATAAATAGTTTCAACTAATTGCTAAGATTGCTCCTGAAGGTTCCTTCCATCTATTTTCCTCTAACTTAATCAGTCCTGACTTGTGAAGTAACTCTGACGCTTCCTTTTCGGTAAGCTGGTTCGCTATCACCATTTTTTCGAGGATCTTAATTAGACGAAGGTATTCAATAGTAATCAACATATAAATTAATACTTTAATTATTATACTTATTATATATCTTAGTTCCCAATTGTTTCATGGAGAGACTCATTAAAAATAAATAATTAAAATATGAAACAGTTTCTCACAACTAGCATATAACAAATGTTATCTAAGTCTGGAGGAAAGATTAGGTCGAGGGGTTTGAAACGTATGTAACCAAGAAATACGCATCGACTAGGTCGTCTAACGGCTTCGGGATCTTTTTCCCAATTTCAAGATCTTTGATCATGGAATGCAAGGGGCTTCGAGCTAAGATTGGGTCATCGTTCACATTTTGCTGATATGCCTCAAACAACTGAAGCTTATTCATGTTACCCTTGCCAGCAAACTTCTTAATTGTAGTAGGAGCAACAGTCAATATGTCTTTAACGTGAAGTTGAGAAATCATTTGTTCTTTAAGAATAGCGGCACCCGCAGCCATGTCAATTATATTATTAGTTCCCATTTTAGAACCATAAGAAGTTCCTTCGAATGCTATAATATAATCATTCTTAGTTTTAGTAATTCCTAAAATAATATTAATAATTTGGTCAGCAGTGGCCATATATCTTCTAACCTTAGCTAGCTCATTTTTAGAGTAATCACCAAATGTGGTTTTCCAGTCTTGTTGATATACTAAAGTAACATCGCTTAGTAGACTAATGTCCTCTTGAAGCTTTTGTTCTTTCTTAGTACCTAAACCCGGTTTAACGTAACTTATATAATGATGTGTGTTGGATTCTGTATTGAAAATACAAATACCTGGAGAATTTAAAGAAAAATCTACTGAAACGTAATTCATTTAGAATCTTTTACCAAGACTAGCACCTAATGCAGCACCTACAAGTCTTGAAGTTAATAAATCAAATAATATACCTTTTTGAATACCTAGTACTCTAGCTAATAATTTACCAACTGATTTTCCTAGAGCAAATCCAGTTAAACCACCTATAATAGAACCTAAAAGACCTTCGTTAGTTATTTCTTCATTTAACTTGTCTAAGTCATAAGTACCATCTTCGTTTTGGTAAGTTTTACAAAATTCCTCTATTGCTGCATCTATTTTAGATTCTAATTCAGGCGTCCACTCAGACTGTAGGTTTTCTTTAAGAACATCAATGTCATTTTCTGTGATCTTCTCCTCTACTAAATATTTATTAAATGTTTTCATATTGTATATATCTTTGATATTTATGATCCTGAAAAGTCTTTAAACGGTAAATCAGTTCCATGTTTTTTATTAAATTCTTTATATGCTTTCTTTTTGTCCGAAGATTGTAATATTTTATACATTTCTCTTAATCTTTCGGCATGTGCCGACCCACTTTTGTAGGATCTATTATCATCTGCATATTGATAGTGTTTATCAAACGACTTCATTGAAGCTAAATATTGATCTAGTGGCGATACAAACTTTTGTAAGAACATTTGTTGAATTTCATATTCAGAAGACTTTTTCTTATTCAAATAGAATTCATATTGCCCTCTCCAATTAGTTCTTTTATATGCGTGTACGATATCTTTACCTTCTGAGTGTTTAATAGTAATTTCCCACTTAATACCTTTATCGCTTGATTGATCTACATATATAACGTCATCTAAGTTATCTGCAATTCCGCCATATGTTAGTAATTTAATAATACCCATACGTAAATCTTCTTCTATTTCAGATGGAGTTCCCCATCTTCCTTTTTCAAAATCTTTATAAGAGTAATAGCTTTCTAATGTAAGTAAATGTTTCATATTGTATATATTAGTCTAATTCTATTCTTAGTTTAAGCTGATTGTAATAAAAATTAATTTCAAACGTACTAAATTCAGATATGTTATCTGAGAAATTTAAATTAAGTTCATTAATAGAGTTCATTATCGGTTTAGCAAATTGCATATATGCAACCGATGCACCTTCAGAATCTAAAATTCTTAATGTTAAAGGTTCTGTATATGGTTCTGTAGTTGATCTTGCATAATAATATAATAGAGTGTCCATCATTATCCAATAATTTATAAAACCATCTAATAATTGCATAGTCACTGTAAATTGCCTCTCAATTGTATTTTGAATAGGGACTGCACCTCTTTGATATCTTATAGAACCATCGTTATCTGCCTGCGATATAGGATCGAAAGAAACACCTGGTATATTTACACCTTGTATAGAATAGTTAACAAAATCTATAGGTTCTGCTAACATTGATCCAGGTACTTTTGTCAGGTATGTTTTATATTTCTCAGCTACTTCTGCTGGTATAAAATTCCTAGGGAACTTAAAGTCAAACGTATTATTTCTACTATTTAAAATCATATTATGCTTTTATAAATTCTCCAGAGGTTACGTATGTTTGTTCAATGCCATTATCTACGCTAATATAAAATCTGTTATTACTCATATTTCTAATTGCCTTAGCGTTAGCTTCATTTATTTTAAATAAAACTTCACCTTCACCCATATCTATGTCTTTATTGGATATATGATTAAATACTAATTTATTTGTACCATCTCCAAACGATAGTACTAATCTTTCAGCATTTTCAAAGGAAATAAATTGAATATCATCTCCTATTTTTTTAGAAATTACAAATTTAAAATAACATGCAAATGGAGGAATACTAATTTTAATATTGCCTTCTGTCATGAATGCCGAAGTTTCAATTTCTTCAACATCTTTAATCATTGGATTTTCACCTTCACCTTCTAATTTAACTTTGGAAGATGTTGCTATAATATTGTGTCTTTCCATAAATGCAGGCACAACTTTAACAGATCTAGGCACACTATCCATAATCAAACTTTTAATTACTTTATTACCTGATAAATTAGGTAATATATTATAAACCTCAGTCATTATGTTAGGACTATTGATTTTTAGTGCCGAAAGTTTTTTACCGTATTTACCAGCCTGATTTAAAATCATACTAGCTCTTTTGACTATTTGTGTATTATCTGTTTGATTGTAAATTCGCATAGTTACTTCAATAGAAAAGTTAACCGCAACATTTGCATTCTTTATAATAGGTCTAAACAATATAGGATCATTAAAATCTTCATATTGTGTAAAAGTTAATTCGTTTGTTTTTACATATGCAGTACCTATTTGTTCAAATACATCTACGTCGAATATTGCTATTATATCATCTGATGTTGTTTGAATCCTGTCTAGTACATATGCTTCGAATGCTCCTATAGAGTTATCTTTTTCACCATATATTTTAAAATAATCTCCGTCGTTTGCATCTTCTATTACAACTGTAAAATCTTGATATTCATCTTCTCTAGAAACACTAAACTTATTTTCTTCACTTGTGTAAAAATAATCAAAACCATTACCAACCTCTAATTTATCTATTAGTTTAAAACTTATTCCATAGTTTGTGGCTGGATCTAGATCACTTGATCCTATTGTTCCATCTCCATAAAATCTATCTTTAAATTCTGAATTCTGACCTATAATAGAAGGAATTTTAATTTCAATAAATTTACTCCATAAAGTTTCACCTAAAATAAAAGGTCTTGGATTAGCATATTCGTAATTACTAGTGTTAAGGTACACTAACTGTGTTAAATAATTTTTAATTCCAGTTGTTCTATCTGCTGTAACTTCTAATAAGAAACCTTCATAGTCTCTCGCAGAAAAACTATATCCACTTTTTAAATGCAATCTTATAGAATCATACTGAATATAATTAATATTTTGAGTAGCTTCTACTTGATAATTAATAAGATCAGCTTCATTACCACCTGTCCAACCTGCATTGTTATTTATGTAATTAAACATTTCATAATATCCTGTTGAATCATATCCTAATAATGCATATCTAGATTCATCATTAGGTACTCTAATGCCATGATATCTTCCAATTGGTTGATTAATATCATTACCAGTAACTTCATCTGGTGTAGAAAACAGAGGATTTGCCCTGGTATCTACTATTATTTTACCACCAATAAGGTTTGGGTAATTATATTCAACTGTTCCATTTTGATTAGGAATATATTTACCAATTTTAGTAACGGCTGAATATGACCATATTCCTAAAGTTCCACTAACTGAAAATAATTCTGGACTATCTAATGCAGATAAATCAAATTTATAAGTTTTACCATTTTGCAAAAGTAAAGTTCTTGCAGCAAAGTTTTCTATAGATAAATATCCACTAATTGTTGTAACGTCAAAGTTTACAACATCACTACCTAATTCATTTATTAAATGCCTAGAGGCAGTCGGTACATTTCTTACAGTATCTAAGAATTTTACTTCACTGCCGTTATCGTCTACTTCAATTTTAGTAGCGTCTGGATTACTTTGATCGTGATATATGAATTCTAATAAAACGTCTTCGTCTATCCTGAAATATCTTGATGATTTTGCCATATTGTTTAGAATCTCAAAAATTTAGGTGACCAATACACTCCTAAACCAATAGAAGGACCAGTACTAATTACTTGATTATTATTTAAGTTTATTCCATAACCAACTCCAATTCCAATAGACCACCCTGATTTTTTTTCAAGTTTTCTATTTAAACGAGTGTTGATTAAGTTTATGTTTTCAATGTCTTTAATTTCTATACCAGGATAACTAGTACTTAATTTTAATTTATCCGCACCATCTACATTTTCTATAGCGGCAAATAAACTCAGCGTTTGTTTTAATTCAAATTTACTATCTAAAACTCTAAATTGACCGAAATCATATTTTAATGTAGAAGTTCCAAATAGAGATCTGCTGTTACCGTTACCATAATCTTTAAATGATTCATATTTAACTTCAGCAGTAGTTGAATCTATTTGAGTTACGCTTGTGTTTGCTAGTAAACTATCTTTAATTTCTAATTCAGCAGATATCAAGGAATTAACATCTGATAAATCATCATTTAAGTCTAGTGCTTTTTTATACTTATTAGTCATCTTGAGAAGCTTATTATCTTTAATTGATAAATCAACTTTATAAGATCTTATCTGTGCCAATTGATCACCGTTATCATTTTTTAAAACAGTAACAGAATCTTGGGCAGCTAACAAATTATTTAAAGAAATACTAGCATCTTCTTGTGCATATTTAACATCTTGTTTCAAAGAGGCCACTTGGTTGCATTGTCTTAAAAATAACAACACAAAAAGAGCACCCAGTACAAATGTTAGGGTGTTCTTATTGCCAAATATTTTCTTAATTACTTCCATTGTTTATAATATTATTATTTTAAGAAGATGTACTAAAATCACTACATTGAGATGTACTTAATTCTAAACCTAGTCCACCTATTCTATTGTACCAAATAGCATTAGAAGAAACAAGAGGGTGTATGTAATATCTGTCTTCTTCTGCTGGTGTTATTGAACCGTTGGCTCCGTCAAATAATATCGTTCCATTTTGCCAAGTTGCATCAGCTGATGAATATGTATCTGCTCCACTTCCTATTTGGAGACATGCATTCGATGGGCTAGTGCCTTTATAGACTTGGAAATCATTACAGACAAAGGCTTGCGTTAAGCTACCATTTAAAGTATATGTTGCATTACTATTACCAGGATGAGATATTATTAAATCAGTTAATGTTAAACCTTGTGCTGGACAACCACCAGTGTCTATACTGTTAATGTAGATTGAACCGTATGTAACTCCGCCGGCAGATGTACCGTGAGCAAAAGTAACCGAAATCCTAGGATCGATTTGTGTAATTACAGGTACTAAATTCCCAGATGTCGTACCGCTATAATTATAGCTATATGTTAGTGAGGCTGAGCCTGCCCCTCCTCCTTTTCCACCGTTATCATCATCTAATAAAAAGTTAGCAAGTGATGTGTTATTAAATGTAACAGCTATTGTTTCAGCTGCTGCCGAATTACTTGGTGTCGGAGTTGGAGGTATTGCACTCGAACTTGGACTAGGCTGTGGAGTTGGAGATGCTGTTATTCCACCTGTACCAGCTTGATTTACTGTAATAGAATTAGTAGTTGCACCATCAGAATGATTAACCGTTAATATTGCTGACCTATTTTGACTAGTCGTATTATCAGATACTGTAATCTCCCACGTATCAGAGCTTCCAACTTGATTAATGGTTATCCACCCTGCAGGATTCTGCCATTCATAATTATCATCGCTTGGAACTACTGTTACTGTTCTTGTGTATGTATGTGCCATTTTTTATTTTGTTTTATTTCTTTTTATATTTATATTTAATTCTTTCTTATCCTTTGACATTGTATTGCAAATTGCCACTAGCGGGAGGCGTTGGGCTCGGGCTCGAACTTGGTGTCGGAGTTGGTGTTGCAGGTACAAAATTACCCTTATTGTTACCAACCTGAGAACCTTGAACTTCATAGAAGAAGTTTTCACCAACTCCTACACCCGCATATGTTAGTTCAATATCATCAGTTACAGTGTTAAGAGGTGATATATTTTTAGTTACTAAATAATCACCCGTCCATGAAGTTACAATTCCTTTACTAGTATTGGTTTGTTGTGCCATCATTTGGCCATCTACCGTCATAGTAATATTAGTATCAGATACATTATCAGGATCAACAGGCGACTGTCCTTCTGGAGTACCAGCTAATGTAAATCCAATAAGGTATGGATATGAGCCATCGTATCTTGAACTTGAATCATTATGATCATCTAACGTTATGCTAATACTACTAGGCGCAGGCGTCGATTCTGACGGGCTCGGTGTCGGAGTTGGAGGTATTGCACTCGAACTCGGTGTCGGAGTTGGAGAAGATCCAACTGGAGTTCCATCTGCATTTGCATCTATATCTCCACTTGGTGTATTTCCACCACCGATAGAGATACTATTACTATTAACTGGAGTTCCATCTGCATTTGCATCTATATTTCCACCGCCTATAATTACAGAGTTAGATACTCCAGCTCCACATTCAGTACATAATTCTTTCCACTCATTGCTAGCAAAATAACCTTCAAATGTATTGGTGTTTGAATTGTATCTAATCATACCAGCACTTGGTGCTATTGGATCAGATGTATTATTTAATTTAACATACCCTTTAAATTCAGCATTCGAATCTACATCTAATATTCCATTTCCTAGAGTTTCTAATTTAATGTTAGAGTCTCCTCCAGACTGGATATTAACACCAGCTCCACCTGTAATATTTGTGTTATTATTAGAATCTAAATCTATATAATCTACGCTTATTGCAAACTGAATATTAGAAGCTTGAAACGCATTTTGAATAGCAAATCTAGTTATAGATTGACCACCGTCATATGATCCTGTAAATACTATTTTTTCACCACTTATGTCATCTAATAATGTAATATAATTATCAAAGGCAATAGAATCTTTCTTTATAGTTAATTTAGAGTTGATTCCAGTGTTTGTTCCGTCTTGTGTTAAAGTTTCATCGAAGGTTTCATCACCTATAAAAACCACCGGAGTATAAGTTAAACCTAATCTCTTTGGTTTTAAAATTTTATAAGTAGTGTCGTTACTTGGATCCACAGAAGACCATGGAGTATTAGTAGTACCAGTTTCACCTTTTAGTCCCTGATCACCTTTTAGTCCTTGATCACCTTTGGTTCCAGTTAAACCTGGATTTCCCTGATCACCTTTTTGTCCCTTTAGCCCTCTTGGACCTCCTCCGTTTGCAAGTATCTGGTCAAAATTATAGTTGATTTTCTCAAACTTAATAGAATCAGAATCACTTGGATGTAATATTTCTCTAATGTTGATTGCCATTTTATGACTTTATTTTTATCATAGGTTTTATATCATAAGAGTAGCCTAATCTTTTATTATATATCAACCTAAAATTCATTGGCTTTTGCACATGACTTCTATATGCAAAATTATTCTTATCAAGAGTAAATCCGTCACTGTCTAATTGATCAATAGTTACCGCATTTATAATCTTAGAACCTTTACCTTTAAATTGTTTAGTGTACAATCTAATAGAATCTAAAATATATGTTTCTATTAAATTATTTTCAGCATACATTAATGCATCGTCCGTTAACGTTTCTTTATTTCCAGCCGAATTAGATGGAGTAACGTATTGTGAAATACTTTCTAGTACACCTTCTTTTGCTAGTTTAGTAATTAAAATATCAGCCACATAAAAATCTGCTATTATGTAATTTATATTTTCGAATACTACAACGTCACTTGTATTAGCACTGTTTATCAGAATTTCGTCCAATTCTTCTTCAGAATTAACATAAGATGTATTAAAATCAAGAAGTTCATATGAATATTTAGGCTTCATAATAGTTGATGCTAAATAAGATCTTTCTTCATGTGTATCAAATGTACCAGGTATATTGGTAGAATTTCCACCGGCTAATGACCTAGTATAATATTCAGAATCCCAAGAGGATCTAAATACATTAATGTCTTTTTTATCAATAGCAATCTCTCCAATAAGTGGGTATAGTGGCAACTTATCACTCGTTGTTGAAAGTTTAGTTACACCGCTCGGATTAATTTCATTTACTTTATGATAGAAATGATTTTGAATTAATCCCCAATTTGAATCATGAGTTCCATCATCACTAATAAAACCTAAGTTAAACATAACACCACACCTGTTATATCTTCTATAATATGCATCTGCTCTATTAAATTCACTTAAGTTTGTTAAAGAGTGTTTATATAGTAATTCCTCAAATTTAAGTTCATTTGCATTATTTGTTAAATGCAACCTATTAACTTTAAAGTGAGAATATGGATCTGTAAATGTAACGACAGGCTTCATGTCTACCGTGTAGTTTCCATTATGTCTAATTAAAAATGGATAGTATTCAGATTCTGACATTAAATTATAACCTATATTACCTTTAAATAATTTAAAACTTTTAGGCTTATCAGTATCTTCTTCTATATTAAGCTCAGACCTTTGTATTACTTCTGTTCCATCACTAAAGTTTATAACAAATCTATTGTTATGTACTGTTCCATCAACATCAACAGTAGTGTATACAATCTCGTCGTTGTTTAGGTTAACTAAATCTGCAACTGATTTTGCCGTTAGCTTTTCTAAAATAACTTTATGTGCGTTGGCTCCACCACCGACATATGTGTATTCTGCACCTCTTTGGATAGAATTAGGTAAGAATTCAACATTTAAAATATCAGTACTATCAGATATATTGACAGGCTTACCAGATATTTTTAATGAATTATCTGAATCTACTGCAGTTACTGAAACTTTATAGATAGAATTAGTATCGTCATTCGGAAATAAATCTAAAAGAATCTCTCCGTATAGACCATCATCGCCCAGTGTTATTTGAGAATCAAATTTTGGTAAAGATCCATTTGTGTGCGATATACCAGGAATTGTGTAAGGTCCTTCGTCTGACCAGTTAATAGAAGGGTCATTAAATTGTAATGCACCGTTAAATTTAGTATCTGCGTATGTAAAATCTTCTTGGTCAGAATCAAACACTATTTTGTGATTTAATTCATAAAGAAGTTTTCTATTCATATTGTTGTCAATCCAATAATCACCTAAATTCAATGTAATGTACATTATAACGAATTTAAACTTTTTATTTTGAATTACTTCATACGATATACTATTCGTACTAGCGTCTTCGTTTACTTTAAGCAATACGCTAAATTTATAACCATTAAATTCGCTACTCTTCACAACTTCTGTTGCAATTGGATTTAAAAATTCTTTTCTATTTTTAAAATCAACTTTAATTCCTTTAAATATAGTACTAGCATGTGACATATTATTACCACCGCTTATTAATGAATATTTTTTTAGTATATTGGTTTTAATAAACGAAGTAATTGAACCTCCTATTGAATTTATTTCAGGATCACCTTCTAAAATATCATCGTAAATATCTACTAAATCTTCTTCAGTAAGTGTTTTTTCAAAACCATCACTTACCATAAATGCATTAAAATAATCATTAGTTGTGCTTCTAAATAAGTTGGCGCTTAAATCAAACCCCTCTATAAAATTAACATAACTAAAAGTATCGTTGATTTCGTTATACTTTAAATATTTTGGTGGTTTTTCAATGTAAAACCACTCATGTGTCATTGATTCTCTATTTCTTTCAGATACAGTTAAATCTGGAGAAAAATTAGTTCTACCAAAAGCTTCGTTAACATTTAAATAATATGGCTGCTCTCTTACAGTAACTGTATCTTTAAGTACCCATTTATTAATATTTGGTACTATTCTAGAATTAATAGCATATTGTTTTAGGTTATTTTCCTTAAGTCTATCATATTCTGAAGTTATTTGAACATCGTCTTCATCATCAACTGATTCTTCAGTCAGTATCTTAGATAGATTAGAAAAATAATCAATAGGGTTTAATTCAAAATCCTCGCTAAAAATATCTCTAGCTCCTAATATTGTGGTTTCAATTCCAGTAGTAGGATCTACATTGTTTATGGCATTCGTGTAAGGCTCATAATCTATTTCAGATTGAGTTTCATACGCTAACTCTTTTATATCAGAATTAGAAGTGTCATAAAAATCAACGTTTAAGTCATATATGTTGTATGCAGAAAATAAACCAAGTCTAACCTCGTTTTCGTAATAAACTTTACTGTCACCGTCTTTTAAGTCGTTTTTGTTTTCTAATATTATTTTAGAATATTCACTGTCGGTTCTAGTAATATCTTCTACCACATCAATCACCTTGTTATAAACGCCCTTATATTCTGTTTCTATATAATCATTAGCGCTTATTTCGCTGAGTGTTTCATTATTTACAAATACTGATTTTCCAGGTGCATTTCCTCCAGATAAGAAATAAGAATCATAATTTTCTAGAATAGCATGACCAGGTAATAGGTCTATAGATTCTCTTAATTGTAATCTATTAAATGTGTCAGCATTATCTATACTTAAGAATTCATTAACATTACCCTTTCCTAATAGTAAACAAGATTGCATTAATTCATAACCTGAAACAGCGCTTACAATATAAACCGAAGATCCGACATTATATGCTGAAAACCTAGTTTCGTTACTATCAATACATGCTGCCAATGCTACTGCTATATCGGTAGATGTACCTTGATTGGAGTATCTATATCCTTCGAATCTTTTTGATTCTAATTGTGATTCTGCCCTGTATATGCTATTTTGTAGATTTAAATTAGTTTGGATTTCGTCGTTTCTAATAATACAATCTCCCTGTGAAATTATTCTTAGATTTAAATCACCTAAATTTGCTATTTTTTCTGTAAAAAAGAAACTTTTAACACCCGTTAGGTTTACGCTATCAAACGTTATATCAAAAATATCTCTAAATAATTCAGAATCTTCTAGTTCACCAACTCCGGTTCCAGCATTAAGAGGTTGCCCATCTAAATCCGTACCTGCAGTTACTTTATTAAAAATAGTTTTAACGGTATCTGGCATTTCTGCAGATGTTGTTATTGAAAATGTTTTAGGTGTATTTATATCTAAAGGATTATCAATAGCAAATACAATTACTTCACCTTCGACGTGCTTAATAAACGTAAATTTATTAGCTTCCTCTTTGATATTAGTGATCCCTAGTGAATCGTTAGTGTACGGCGTATTTACTACATTTAGCTTAATGAAGTCGTAGCCATGATCATTGTTTTCAACCAGATCAATTGACCTGCCAGTTTGTTTTATGCCTAATTGACTAGATATGTAATTATCACCATCTTCTATTGCAACTTTCCATTCACTATCATCATATACTGTGTTGCTAGAAATATTGAAAAATCTATTACCTGCGCTTGCATATGCCAACATTGGCATAGTAGTAACTTGCTTATGTGATGGTATTGCTGTTTCTGGTAATGATGGATCCACTAAAGAATTTAATTCTTTAAACTGATGAATTTTACCGTCTATTGAAAATATTCTACCATATCCAGAATCTATTTCGTCTACGAATAATCCGAAATATCTATTTACACTATAGTCTTCTGCTAGGTTATCATTAAATAAAAATTCTAAATTAATTAGATTTGCTGATGCGATTTCATTTCTTCTAAAGGCATCTGTGATATAATCATTAGCCTCTATTAAAGGTTTATCAGTTAAGATGTAATCTTTATATAAGTATTCACCCTTGCTAGTAAATCCACCTTTAATAAGATCTATACCGTTAAAACTAGATTTTTCTTTCTTTTCAAAATTAACAGTAATCGGAGATTTAGGGAAAGTTTCATCTTGGACGTGGTTTCTTAAATACGTACCAATGTTAGAATTTCTAGTTAAATCAAATGATTTAATAATCTCTGCATTTTGAAGAAGATTTTGTATTCTTCTAAAATTATCAGCAGCGTTGTCCTTTAGATCCAAAGAACCCACAGGATCGTTAACTCTGTAGATAACAAAATTTCTAGGTATATGTGTATCTAACCAAATTGGAGCAAAAATTCTAAAGTCTTCTTCATGTGCTTTAGAGAAGTTGTAATTAGCACCATATTGATATGATTCCTCAATTTGTTTTTCATAACTATCTAAAACGGTAATATCAGAATAATCTCTTTTAGTTTGGAACATGATCTTATTGGGAGTCATGTTTACATTATAAAAATTAGCAACGTCATATGAATATTTTCCATCTTTATTAATTGGAAACTTTTTATACTCGATTGATGCCAATTCTTTAGTTGCGTTTATACTTTCTAAATATAGATTATCGCTTTCATTTACTACTAATTTAATATTTGTTGTAAGTTTAGGATTTGTTCTTAAAAGAGGTCTAGAAACATTATCTAATTTATAATTAGTTTCTAGATTAAAGTTAGGACCTAATGCTTCAATAACATCACCGTCAATAAACGGTAAAGTGTATGTCGCTAATGGTGCAACGTCATCTTTACATGCTTGGCATCCAGATTCTGCATATGAATAAATTTCATTCTCACTTCCAAAACCTAGATCAACCGCGTTAGTAGCAGATATCTTAATTCCATTTGTATCGAATCCTTTAACCTTAAGAACATTTATTGCATCGCTTATAGTTTCTGACCATACTGTATGTACATATGTTAAACAATCAAATCCATTTGGTTTAATTGTTACAGATTCATTAGGTGCTAAGTTAAGGCTTTCTAAAAATCCTTTAAGTGGGCTTTCCCCTACTTCTACTGAATTACCTTCATCTGTTAGCGTCATATCAAAGCCAGCATCTACTACATATAAATTCCAGTATTGAGAAACGGTTCCTAATATATTTTCTTGATCAGTATTTGCAGCACATGAATAAAACGCATAATATACATTAGTGTCATTTAATCCACCGTCACCTGTTGTTACACCTACATTATTGCTCATGTCAGGTCTAACATATTGTGAACAGTTTCCAGGTCGTGTAATTTGTGAATCTTTTACAAATTGATTTTGACTATTAAAGCCATACCAGTTATATTCAAATCCATCACCTTCGTTGTTCCATACAAAATATTCATCCGTATCAATAGAATATACTCCACTTGGAGCCAAACCATCTATTAAGTTTTCAGTGGCCGCTCTTTCACTTGTAAATATTGGGATATTACCTTGTGCTATTTCAAGTAGAGTTGCAGCCGACTGTGAAAATCCATCAACTTGTGGTAATCTATAAAATATTTCAATGCTGTCGGTGTTTGAATTACAAAGATCGTCAACGCTGGTATCATAGCTTAATAATCCTAAACTAAATGTGTCATATACAATAGGATCAGGACATTTGAATTGATAATCATTCGGATTGACTGTAATCCAAGAATCATCGCCACCTCTTTTAAAATAAAAGACTGGTTCAGTGAGTCCTTGATATAAACCTGCAGGTATTAAGCCTTCTAAATCATTGTTAAATCCGTTAGCATATTGATTTGCTCTATAACTACTAACAAACAATGGTGTGTTATTTGCAACAAGTGTTGCTATGTCTTGTGATGGATCCGAAGGGTTTGAAATTCCATAAAATATATCAACTACTTCACCTCCAAGATCATTACATAAATTTGTTTCCGACCCAGAATATCTAACTCTAGTTGATTGAAATAAATTAGATTGAGCATCACAATTATCAATCGATAGAATAGCTCCATCAGATCCTATCTGTACAACTTTTTCTAAAGATCCTTGTTGTATTTTACAAAATCCAGAAGCATAAACACCATTTCCATTGGCATCGTTGTATATTTTGTCACCTACAGCAAGATCGCTTATTTGTGTTGCGTTTTGTGTAGAAAACCAAACTGCAACTGTTGCAGGATCTAAACATGCGTCATCTTCATTATTAAAAAATGAAGTTGCTAAAATTTCAAAATATGCCGGAAATTGAATAGCAATAGTAATGTTAGTGTCTGTTGGAGATCCTTGGCTGTCTGTCGCAGTCAATATTATTGAATCAGGTCCAGTTTCACCACCGTTTGGTATATATGAAACTGTAGAATTAGCTGTATCTAATGTGGCAACACCTTTTGTGGGCTGAACAGAAATAGCATATGTAATTACATGTCCTTCTGCATCTGTCGCAGAATAAGAAATTATTTCCGCAGTAGTTTGATTTAACTGAGTAGTTATGCTATATGGTGTACCTTGAAATACTGGAGCAGTATTTGCTTCAGCCGATATATTAATAGTAACAGTACCCGTAGATGTATTTCCAGCAACATCTTCTGCTGTGTATGTAAATGTTTGTGTTTTGTTTCCTTGAGAAAATTCAACTAAAGGTGCTTGATATGTTGTTATTCCAGAGGCATTTAATCCTGTTAAAGATGATCCAGTTAAAGCAGGGTTTAAAGCACCTAAAGTAATAGTTAAATCACCGTCGCTGGTAATATCATCGCTTACAAGATTCCAAATATTAATATCTTCGCTCTCTTCTGAATCAAGAGATATTATTAAATCATTAGCAGTTGGTGCACTATCACCAGTAATACTTTCATCACACGATATTGTTGATCCAGAATTATTAAAACCACTCGATGGCACGGTTACCGTAATCGCATATTGAGCACTACCTGATTGAATAGTGGTTGGTGCTATGCTTGCTACTGTTCCTGCACTTATAGTAATTAAAGTCGTGTCAATTTGTGTACCTGCTGGTAAACCTGACAAAGCAGTCAAGTCTAAATTTGCGTCACTACACTCAAACTCTGGTAACGGAGTTGGTGACGGAGTTGAGGACGGCACGGGCGACGGAGTTGGTGACACGTCTGTTATATCTATAGAAACCGTAGGAATGCCTATGTCATTTCCTGCGTCATCTTGATTACTACTGTCGCCTAATATAAAGACCAGTGATTCTGTACCTTCACCGATTGCATCAGTGTCTATTTCAACGGGTAGTACAGCTGACCATCTAAACAGATCACCATCTACAGAAGAAAATGTAATATCACCTCCTTGGTTAAGATTCTCAAGATCATCGTAATCTGCATCTGAAGATGAATCTAGATCGTAAGCTACAGTTACTCCGTCTAAATCACCTATTGCCTCAATGTAAAGCTCTATACTTTCGCCTTCAAGTACAGTGGAAATGGGAGCACCATTATCGTCTCTAAACTCTGCTATTTTGTACTCTAAAGTACAATTTGTGTATACATCGCTAGTTTCTCCAGATGTACTTTCAATTTTTATTTGACCAAAATTATTATTATCCCTTAATGTCCACCAATTATCTCCACCTACAGGTAATCCGGATCCACCGAGATGATTTGCGTCAAGCATGCTGTTAGCTGCTAAAGTATCATTCGTATATAATTGTGAACCACTAGGAAGTGTTGTTATATCATATGGAGAAGCTGGAGTAACACTATTAGTATCATCATACCACACTTCTATATCCAGCGTTGGGTCAACGTTACGATCAAAGCCACATGCTGACGTTTGATCTGCAGATCCTTGAAATAATTTAAAACTTTGTGCTGCCATTTATCGTGTTACTTGTTTTATTAATAGAGTACTAACTACTTTCTCTATTATATATCTAACACAATAACAGTAGCTTTTCCATATTATCTTACGGAATAACCTTTAAAGTTGTACATTCTTCTATCAACTGCAGGTGCAGAGAAGCTTGGTACGTTTCTAACTAGTTGGGCAGCTCTTATTGAGTTTAAGTTTTTACCTTTTGCACTGTACTTAGCAAATATTTCTAAATCAAATGTAAATTGCTGATCGTATTTGTCAAAGATATCGAAACCAATCTTTTTAGTATATGTTAAATTAGGGAAAGTTAATTTAGCTTGTCCACCAATTCTTCCTCTATCAGATTCTGGGTCATTTCCAAAGTAATCAGTCATTCTGTATTGGAATACAACATCTACTGTAAGTGCATTCGAATTATCCAAACCTGATTTATCTCTACCTTTAATAGATTTTCTAGATTGTTTAGTTTCTCCATCAACCGATAAAGTATTTAAATTAATAGGAGACATAAATAAGAAAGATCCACATGATCTTCCACCTAATAAGAATTGATCATTAGAATCAAACGACATTTTAAATGTTCTGTCTCCAGATGCTATAATCTGGCTGTCCTTAGTGTCTTGGAACCCTAATTGCTGTTTAGCTTTAACATTGTTAATGTTAATAAAGTTGGCTCCAAATGCACCAATAGATCTAAATGATTTACCAGATACAAATGTAGCAGGTATTGGCATTGTGTTTGTCGCTTGATTTACAAGAAGTTGTAATGACTCTTTTTGATCAGCTTCAGAATATCCGTTAGGTGACCAATCAGAATATAAGTTCTCTAAATCGGGATGATCTTTATGCATATAAAGACCAGTGTTATATGCTGCTGCACCTATTGTTCCAACAGAACATACATCTACCATATTTGCACCAAAGTCCATGTTTAGGTTTGACACTCCTTGTGCTACACCGAATGTACCTGTCCAAATAAAGTCGTTTGTTGTTCCATCACCAGTAGGTTGGTTTAAACTAATACCACTACCAACAGGCATGTTACTATCTTCAAATGCAGCATAGCTTAATGTATATTCATAATTAGTTAAACTCGCAGCAGCACCGTCTATTAAAGACTCAGTGATATACAGCGGATTTTGATTTGCAACATCCATGTATCTATTGTAGATAAATTGCCCTCTTCTTTGTGCAGATTGATATGGTGCAGATAATAATAAATCTTCTACATTAGCAATTGCAGATGGAGAGACATTTTGATATTGTATTGGTGCTAAATCATATTTACCTTGCGTTGTATAATAAGTATCAGAAGCAACTTTAGTATCGATACTTGTAGTTTCTTGATCATTTAACTGAACTCCAAATCCAAGACCATGTTCTTGTGAACCTGCGCCTGATGATTTGTAAACTGGTTTTGCTCTATCTCCAGTTAATCTTGCAACTAATTCTAATTGAGTCGCCTTAGTATTTTCTAATAATAGTTTAAATGTCTTAGTAACAATGTGACCTTTTTTGATTGAAAGTTCAGCAACTTCATCAACATAATATCCAGCGAATATTTGATTAACTGTATTATTCTGAATAACTGATACTGTACCATCTTCTGATCTTAGTGTAACTACTAATTCACCAACTTCGGCTTCGATACCCTCTTTAAGAGCTGCAATTTCAGATTCTAATGCAATTAGTTTATCAAATACTGAAATAGGTTTTTGTTCTGCTGATAAGAATCCTGATGCAATTGATGTTGCATTATGTGCATATAGCTTTTCATTAGCAACAAAGCTTTCTTCAACGTGTGTAAATACTCCTTTAGAAGTTAATTCTTCAGATATTTTAACAGAAGCAACTTCAGCTAAATTTTTCTCAATTAAACCATCTAAATCAGTTGTGTCTATTTCAGCCTCTGGGAAATCAATAGTTATTGGCTCTGACCAATCAGAATAAATTGGGTTGGCAGGATAACCAGCTTCCGAGATAGATCTTACTCTAATTTCAACTAATTCGTTTTGATTAATAGCAATATCTAATTGATTAAAATTAATTTCTTGTGCATCTTCAACCAATGATTCCTTCCACTCGAATTTCATTGGTCTAATTCTTTGTGACAAGTTGCTAGCAGTAGGTTTTATTCTACCTCTTGGTCTAACTTTAGTTTTAATTTCATTCCAATTTGAGAATACTGCAGTTTTTTCTCTAGTACCGTCTGTAAATGGTAACTGTGAAACCTCACTTGATTTACCATTGGTTGACAAGTATCTGTATTGAACAGAAAACTGTACAACATTCTGTGGAACAGTGTCTGCAACTTTTTTAGGAGCTGGCACTGCCCAAAAACCTCTAACTCTAAACTTAGGCGTAATGTTAGTAGCATTGGTGCTTGAAGCCAACGATTGAATTTGATTTACTAAACTATTGTAAAGTTTAGTTTCACTAGCTCTCTCATCTATTAATGAGTTAAGCTCACTTTTATCTTTATCTCTTTGGACTTCAGACTCATACTTTTTAGTTGAGATTTCAGTTCTTTTCTTAGAAATAGTATCATCTAATTTCTTGATAGTTTCTTCAACTGATGTTTTATCTGCCGAAAACTTCTTGATCTTATCAGATGCGTCATTCTTAGTCAGGTGTCTGTTAATTTGTACAACCTTAAAGTTACTGTTATCCAGAGTTGGAGCATCAGGTGTAACACCTATTGTCGCTGGAGGGATAGCATCGTCTTTAAGCGCTTTAATATATTGACCGAAATCGGCAACGTTTTCTTTGTAATAATCATCTAATCTAATAAATGTTCCATCTTCTTGTAGAAGAGTTAATTCATTAGTATATAAACCAATACCAGGTGACCATTTTTCTGCCAACATGTTAGAATCTGGATCAATAGCTTTAATAAATACTAAAACTCTTTCGTTGAATCCACAGTTAACTTGAACAGATAGTCCGTTTCTAGTGTATTTGTAAATAGATAATGAATCCGCTCCTATTTTAAGTGCCTCATATCCTTCTACTAGTTCTAATTCTAATTGTCTTGTAGAGCCGTCTATTTTTGAAATCTTAAATCTAGTATTCTTGTTACCGTTGTTAAGCATTAACTCATCGCCAGTTTTAAGAAGTTCAGTATCGTCTAAATCTTTACCGTTGTCAGAATAAGTTAATTTATCAACAGTTATTAATTTAACTGATTTCTTTTTAGTAACGCCATTAACAACGACATCCTTTTTCATTGTATCAATAGAAGTAATATCGAATTTACCTGCATATTGACTATTTCTAAAAGGTAAATCTCTAACTTCCTCATCAACAACATATGATAAGTTGTTATTTACAACGTCTCTAATAACTGTAAAATAGTCTAGATTTTCTAAGTTTTTAAAATTACTTTTAAAGTAATCTACTGTATTTTCATTAGTAGAATCAAAAATAATTCTTTTGATCAACACTCTTTCAGTATCTTCTGGAACCTGTCCAGAAATATCTAAAGATGTTGTTAGTAATGGATTTAAGAAATCTTCGAAGAAGTAATTACTTTTAGTAGCAAAACGCTCAGGTCTAATTACGCTTGTAATATCGTTTGCTGGCGTTTTTAAGGCTGAAGTAATAATACTTTGAAAACTACCATCAGGTAATTTTATTTTAGTATTACCTTTACCTAAACCTGTAAGTGCCTTAAGATTAGTGTCTAATCTTTCTAGCTCACGTTTCATATAACCAAATGCAGGTACATAAACCGTAGTAGTTGTACCATCTGGTGCTAAGATTTCCAAAGGAATATCCTTCTTTTCAGTAGTTACCGCTTCGTTAACTCTTTCATATATTTTTAAAGAGTTAGCATTGATTTCAAGAAGCTTCTTGAGCGTGTTAGAAAGTGAGTTGTTAGTATTCATATTATCTTAAAATATCTGCTTCAAAGAGATAGGTTGCAGGATCTACACATACTATCTCAATATATGGTTTATTTGTTAAATGTAGACTAACGTCTATTTCAGCAATCAGTTTATCAAATCTATTAACTTTATCAGAATAGATTTTAATATTGTTACCTTGCATGTCAATCGTGTCGAACGCTATCTTATATGTTTGACCAACTTTCCATGAAATAGAACTATCGTCAATGTATATATTCAGATCATTATTAGGATCCGATGAAAATAGATTCTTTAAACTTAATCTATTAGTATATTCTTGTAGCTTTGACCAAATCGCAAATTTATCTGCACCTGAGCCAGAGACATTTGCGTTAAATTGATTAGTTGCATCTAATTTTAAAGCCAATGATTCAGCTGCCATGTTGTACAACCAAGCTTCGCCTAAAGAATATCCATAAACTGTATTATTAATCTTTATTTTATTCTCAATAGTTTTATCTACGGCTGTACCTTTACCGTTAAAGATAACATCTGTATTATATTGTAATTCTACTGGGATTGTTCCGTCGACCAGTCTATTGATCTTATCATGTGCCTTAGTTATTAAATCTAATAAAGATTTAGAATCTTGTAACTGAATAGATGCATTCTCTAAATCAGATTCTACTGCGGCTATTCTATTAACAATATCCTCACTGTCATTAGAACTTAAAACTATAGATTCTAAATCATATAATCTTGTATTAATCCCTAAATATCTAGTATTAGCCTCTAAAAGCAATTGCGTTGCATTTTCAAGAGCCGTAGTGGTGTCCATGAATAAATCCATAGAGAACGTTGTAAAATCATTAATAGAAGTTTCAACACCTACATTATCTAGAGAAGAATTAAACTTTAAATTTAATTTTAATGAGTATGCGTTACCGTTAAGTCCAGTAACTTCATTTGGTTTATACTTAATTTGTTCATGTATCTTTGTACCTGGGCCGAATGCATCTTTGATATCATCTAAAATTAAAACTCCATATAAATTAGTAGCTCTATTAGCTGGCACTGATTCACTATAAAGATCATAATAAATTAATATTGCATTAAATCTAAAGTCTTGTCCTTTTTTAGAATATTCTAAAATAGAAGTTGTGTCTGGATCTTGCTCTATTGCAGCGTAGCTTCCAGCGTTAAATTCAATTTGTACAGAATTGGTTGCATTAGTTTGTATATCATAATACGGTCCACTTTCAGCATTATATTCATCAACAATTGAATCAATATTAATATTTGGATCTGGGTGTGATTGGCCTGCTCTACCTTCAATATAATCTTCTGCATACAATTTAGTAGCAGTTGTGTTATAGTTTGTTGGTCTAAACAATACCAATGGTGTATAACCTACTGATGTTGGAACGTTAACATAAACTTCATGATATGTGTTATCAGAATAAGTTACATCGTTCTCTGCGTCAATAGTACCAAGATACTTAACTAGTTTTTCGTAATTACCACCACCTAATATGGCATTATCATTCTCTGCATATAAACCGTTAACACTCTCGTTAGAGTCAGTTGGTCTAAAATCTACAGCTCCCAATTTAGACATCCATTTAAAGAATACCTTTTCTGCATCTGATTGTAAAATAATCGGATCGTAGTCATCATCTCTTAAAAGAAGTTCTTCTAAGTTAAGAGCATAATTTTGAAAGGTTTGTGCGAAATCGACATTTGGCATCGATGCAACATAAGATTGACCTGAGGCTTGTTTTAAGCCAAGTTCATAGTCAATAACATTAGAACCATTTACTGATTGTGTAAAATCCGGTAAGTCAAGTAATGCATACTTGCTAAATTCAAATTTTAGATCAGGATTATTAAAGGCCCTAGTTATGTCTCTCGCAGCCGATGCGAATGCATACATTGTGCCGCCTTGCGGTTGAGGTATTCTAACTAAAGGAGTCGCCATTTATTTATTAATTTTGTTTATTAAACGATAGTTGCTTTATGTGAGCTAACTACGTACCAAGTATTTCCAAAACATCTTAATGTAATCGTTGAGTTAAGTCCATCAAGTGCAATTGAAGTCGCTCCTAAAGAAACACCTGCAGCTACTAAAAGAGTAGATGCCGCTGTCGCGATAATCATAACTTCATGACCATCGACTGCAGCAGGCATTGTAAAATCAGCATCCACGAAGTATGTCGATTTTTCAAGCGTTGTCGGTGCAGCGATTGTCGTGGCAGTTGAAGCAGAACCTACAACACCGCTAAATATCACTTTGCCAGAGGCTGTGATAGCATTGTTGAATGTAAAGTCTGTTCCTACTGTTCCACCATTTGAATTAACTTGGAATAACGTTAAATTGTTTTGCAAAACTGTAATAGCTGAAGTAGTAATGTTAGTTACTCCACTTAAAACCGAAGTTGTCGGGTTTAACAGAGCAGTTACACTAGCTAACTCATCGTTTAATAACTCAAAGTTATTATTAATAGTTGGTCTCGATGATGATACCGAGTCAGTTCCTAAGATTTCTGTAATGTTTGCCATTTTATTTATTTATTTTACTTTTAGCATATTGCGTTTTACAACGTTTTTGTTTCCATATGTGTCTTCTGCTTCAAGAGATATGGAGTAATATCCAGGTTCCTTGAATATGTAAGTCAACCACATATTATTATAGTATATATCAGTGATTTCTGGATTACTTATATTCTGAATAGTCCACTTTGCATTCTTCGCTCCGGGGAACTTAGAAATGTCAGTAGAAATAGTCACGTGCGTAGATCTTTCAACCTCAGCATAATCTTTAAATATTTTAGTATCGTCCCATGTTGGATTATAGTGTACTACGTGATTTTCACCACTAACACTAGATGTGCTTCCTAAATTTCCACTAATTATTCTAACATCAGAAAAATCATAAGTATATGAATATTCTTCACCAGTTGCTATAATAAATCTAAAGATATCGCTCTCTAGTGGATCAATACCGTCAACATCTTCTAATACTGGATTAAAATTAAATTTATTTATAACAAAATCTTCACTGTTATTTAATTCTTCAGCTATAGCATTCCATGCAAATATATCAGAAGTACTAGTTGGTGTTGGAGATGTTATTACATGTGTTCCTACAAAAGATTGACCTTTTTGATCAGTGTGTGTAATTTGTAAAGTTTCTCCTTGCGAGATGTCATTTATTTTAAAGCTGGCAGATAAATCTGTTCCAACTCTCATTGCATTCCACCATAAATGATCTGTGTCTTTCCATCTAAATGTAGATTCATCATATGTGTAGGGTCCAGTATTTTCACTAAATCCTATTTCTGAATAAACATCAACAAATCTTTGTACTGTTGAGAATCTAACACCTTGATCATCTTCTCTGTGCACATAATTTGCTCTATCTAACGTTAAATATAAAGTAGCTATATCGTCTTCTACTTTAGTTAAATTATCTTGAGGAAAATCCCAATAACCACCTGATTTTGACCAATCTAATTTCTTAGAATTCCAATCAGTAATTTCTTTCCACTTGTATATGCCATATAATTCTAAATCTTTTAGTCTTATATTAATTAAGTCATCCATTCTAAAATGTGATCTATGTCCAAAAAGATCATATGTTCTCATTTCAACAGAGTACTGACCAACAAATGGCAATGTAATAGGAAATACTAAAAAGTTATCGATTGGACCTCTAAATGTTTGATCATATCCTTGGTCTTTGTTAGTTATAATCCATTCTATTTCATAAACCCATCTTTTCCACCAATTATCCCAAGTAACTTTAAGGTTTTCGTTAGCATCTACTGCATCTTCCCATGTAAAATTAGCTTCAGACCAAATATCATCAAATGTTAATGTACCGTCTAATGTAATTGGAGCGCCGATAGGAATATTCTGATTATATGAATGTAATTCAGTATCGTAGTAATTTTGATAAAATTTAGAATGTGCAGATATTAAATCTTCTCTTTCACCCTGTGTAAGAGTGTCTTCGTTTCCATATTCTATATTTAGTAAAGTATTGTAATTAGAAGTGTCGTCGTTTTGATCTAAGTGACTTTTAAGAACCATTGAAGTATCTTCTATAAATATAGGCCTGTCTTTTGGATGAGCTTCGAATTTTATGTTATGACCTTCTGTAAAGAAACCTACGCCATTTTGAATATTCCAAGCATTTAGATTTTTCTGAGCAAAATAGTCACCTTCCCCTGTTATGTCAATTATCTTAGCATTTAATGGTAAGAAATCTTTTTGCAATCTATTCTTAAGTCCGTATAGTTTTATTAAAACTTCTTCGGGTGTAAAATCAAATACCTCTTGTACATTAGGAATATCCCAATGATCAAATGTCCCATCAGGTTCGTTAATCCTATACACTAAACTAAACCTGCTAGTTTTCTTAATTGTACTACTAGGAACATTAAACTTTAATCTTTTACGAATCATTTCCCCACGCTTAGATGCGTTAGGTACTGGAACTGCATACATTTTACCGAAGCTTTCTGCTGATTTATCAACGTTAAGCCAGTATTCCTTTAGAGTGATCCTGTCATAGCCAAAGAAATCTATAGCATTCAATATAGCTTTATATGTTCCTACAAATGGCTTAATGTTATGTAACTCTAGGAGTAGTTCTTTACGCTTCTTATTAAGTAGTTTAAAATCTGGAGACATTTCACTGATGTCATGCGTTTTAAACAACATAAAATCTCCAACATCTAGTGTTGCACCAAAATTAGATAATAAAATACTAAGTCTTTCATCTTCTGCAATAACTTCACCATATATGTTTATCTTTGCAATAACAGTTTCTACACCTGCAATAGATTGGTACATGTAAAGTGTTCTTTGATGTGGACCGTCTATTTTAGAGCTTAATGCTAGATTAACCTGTAATGCAACTTGATTTGCAACTGACAATTCCTTTATGCCATTAACATCAGTAGAATCTATAATAGAGTTATCTTCTATGTCAAACTCAACTGAAGTTTTATTATCAACAAGTATTTTACCTTCTGATAATTTAGTACTATACATTATAATGTCGTCCGACATTCCTAACATATCTTTTTGCCATCTAAAAATAAATTTAGTCGCGTCGCTAGTTTCTGCAACTGGCGCATTAGCTACTAAATCACCCAAATGTTTACACTCTTCTAATACGAAAAGATTAACTGTTTCATATAACTGAACAGAAACTTCATCTAAATAAAGACTACCTGTCCAAACACCGTTTGCATCTTGTAGTAAATTTAGATCATTTTCTAATCCGTTAAAAAATCTTAAATTATTATACATTATCTAATAAATTTATCATCTTTTTTTACAGTATAATTCTTGTAACCTTTAAATACTCTAACACCTCTTATTAATACAAATAAATAATCATCTATAAAATATAAGAATTCTCTTAAGATAGTATTTCTAATTATGTGTTTTGAAAGCATCTTAGATATAAAACTTTCATTCATGTACTGATTACCTGTATTAAGCCTATTGTCATGCCTTGTTTTAGCAACATCATATACTTTGGTCTTATTATATTTTAGTAAGTCTTTAAATAAATTCATGGCTTATTATTTCTTTAATGCTTTTCTATCACCAGCCTGTAGTCTAGTGTATATTGTTCTAGGAACTGGATCACCTTCGAAATTAATACTTAATGCAGCTTCTGCGTTAATTAAAACATCGTCTACAATTTCATCTCCGTCTCTATCTTGCCATCCACCTCTAAATACTGCAACCTCTTCTTTTTCCATAATAATATCACCCCATCTATCTAAACCAACTACGGTTTCAGGTATAATTGTTGTTTCATCTACTGTTACTGTTGAAACTTCTTCTATTCTTTTAAAGAACACATATTTTTGTTTTCCGTTTCCAACATTTTCTAAAGTTACAGGATCTTGTGGTACAACAGAAATTGTTTTAGATTCAAAGTAACCTAATCTTCTTGCTGTTTCTTCTGTTTCAGAAATAAACCTAACATTAACAGCATCGATGCCTTCAATCTCTTCTAATATGTAAATTATATCTGATTTTGGCAACTTATCTCTTCTAGTTACATTCAATAAGTATTCATCTATTTTAGATCTAATTGCACTAGTTAATTCATCTTTTGTAAAACCTTCAAAAAATCTAATGTTAACATCCATGCTATATTTTCTAATCTTAGGTTTAACAAAAACAACTTCGGTAGTTACCATTTGCTGTCCACTATCTTGTAATACCTTAGACATTTTTTCATATTCATTATCATCGAAAAACATTTCTTCTTGTGGAATAGAAAAATAATCTTGGTTTTTAGCTAACTTCTTTCTAACATCTGGAATTGCAAAAATATAAATCACGTTATCATCATCTAGATATTGATCATCTGTTGTGTTATAAGCATCCAAATAAGAAAATATACCATATCTTGATAAGAAGTATTCATAATTATCTGGAGTTGCCAACACGAATGACTTACTAGCAAGAGGAGTCATGATCTTTGTAAATTGAGTAGATTCTTTATCTGTTCCCATTTTAGGAGAAGATGTAACAGTTATGTCTAAGAAATTATTTAAATCATGTGATGTACCTAAAGAATCTTCACCTGTTGCTTGCCACTTTAATGTTAAATCATTTGAATCATCTAAGTTTCCTTTCTTACCATCATGTGTGACGTACTCTAGTTCTATTTTAGAACCTTGTGGAGGCGCCATACCAAACGCAGTGTTTCCAAAATAAACATCTAATCCACCTGAAATACCTGTTTTAATAAGGTAACCTTTTTCATCTCTTTGTAAATCATAAAGAGATTCCTGCTTTGTCCATAATTCACCGTTAACGCTAACACTTATTTTGCTATGATCAGTTAATCCCTTTGTCTGTGCGTTAAAAGATTGTAAAGGTTCGCCATCTCCTGTGAAAGTTTGTGTTTCAAATTTACCCTGAATAATTGCGGTACTAATAATTTTATTGTTACTTTTTTCTAATCTAAATCTGTCTTTGTTGGTCAACAACGTATATGTTAACCCGTTAAGGTCGAATTTTAATTCAGCTCTATTGTCTATTGTAATTCCAGCTCCTGAAATTTTATCAAAATCAACACCTGGTTTCCATCTAAATTCAATTTCACCTGTAGCTGCAAAACCTCTAGTAGAGTCATGACCTGTGAGTCTACTCATACCATAAATAGATTCTGGATGTTGAGCTGTATATATGTTCTGTTCAACCAATGCATCTTCAAGATAAAATAATATTAATTCTTGAATCTCAGTTATTACAGATATAATTTGAGCAAACGGCGATGCATCAGTAAATAATGTACCTGCTCGTCCATAAACCCTAGAAACATAAACTCTAGCATCGTCTCTGACCTGCCTTGCGGTTGCTCTTAATGTACTTATAAATTTTAACTCTGCCATTTTATCTAATGTTTAATTGTACGAGATATTTGCTGTCTACTGTAATATCAATATATGCAATATCTCTAACGCTACCCTTAAGAAAGTTAATCTTAGTTGAAACGCTGTATTTTTGTGCTAAAGGACAATAATATTTAATTTGTGTATCTAACACGTCTTTTAGTTGACCTTCGTTATATCCTAGAGAATATATGTAGTTTTCTAAATCACATCCAAATCCAGGTGATCCTAAAACATCAGCCTTTCCGGTAAATAAAATAGTCTCTATTTGTTGAATGAGCTGTTCTATTTCTCCATTGGTTTGAACTTGTGTTCTATTCCAGTTTGGGTCTCCTAAAGTTTTTATATAAAAATCCATTTATATATGTATCTCAATTTTTTAACTATGGAACATGAAGTCTACACCTTCATCTCCTTTGATTTCTTCTTCTATGGCCTCTAGTTCAGTGTCACCCATATCTTTTATAGCACTATAGTCAAACTCAACGTTACCAGGTAAAGCAAATTTAAAGATACCTAACTTAGCGCCTAATGATTGTTTTATTTTAGCACTAACATATCTAAAGAATATTTCATCGTCGTATAACGCACAGTCTGGAATAGTCTCATAAAGCTCTAATATAACGTCACCCTTTGGCGTGTCACCCATAATCTTTAATTCACCAGTGTTTCTTTGATACTGATAAGAAATAGGATTTTCTAAAATTTGTCTTGACATGTCAGCTAATGAAGCATTTAATACATAATATTGTAATTCTTCTGCAGCTTCCGCAGGACCTGATCCATTATACATATTTCTAAATAACATTCTTTCTAATGCAAAATCTGCACCAGGCTGGAATCTAAGATCCATTCCAGATCCAACTGAATTCCAACCAGATGTTAAATCATATACACCATATACTGAAAATACTCCACCGCCACCATCTATGCCAGGTGCAGGCAAATTAAGAACCCTATTGTCTATAAAATATTCTGAATTAAAAGTCTCAAATGGAATATGATAATAGTTTTCTCTAACAGAGTCCTCATATTTCTTATACATCCATTTCTTAGCCCTTTTAATTATGTTAATAACTTCTTTTTGTGGCAAATTTACAGGCAACATACATGCACCTGTAATTTCATCTGCAATTTCTTCTAAAAAAGAGTTTAGGCAATTTGTCCCAAAATTCCTAGGTGTTATTAAATTATTGTCGTTACCGGCATAACCGCCGCTTCTAATTTCACTCATTTTTTAATTTATTTTTTTACTAACTACAACTTCAGTAGTATCTCCTATTCTGGCATCTTTTCCTAAAAAGCCTTCTCTGTATATACCACCGATTGTTCTACCTTTAAACACACCATCGCGTCCAAATATAAAACAGTTATTAGCAGTTACACTACCGTTAACATAACATGATTCTATTTTGCTGTCTTTTATTTCAGCACTGCTATAAAGATTACATCTTTTAAGCATAGATCCAATTACTTCACCTCCATAAATAGATGCATTTTCTACATTACCTCTTAATTCGCAATCTATGAATTCATATCCGTCTAAAAGAAATATAGCAGAGAATACACCGTCTTTTACTTGAATAGTACCGTAATCTGAATCATAGTTAATAATACCCTTTTCCATTGTACCGTTGGCTATTAAATCAATTACTTTATTCTTTATTCTAGCCCATTGAACTTTAATAACTTGATCATTATCTTGTAAATCAACTAACACATGTATTTTAGGAAAGTATTTATTTAATTTAGTATGATCTTTTAAAGATTCTATAAGTGGTTTATTCTTATTAAGAATTCTTTTAAGTTCTATTCTATTTTGTGATGAAAACCTAGGATTATTACATGATTTCCACATTTGCATAATAAATCTTTCACACAAATAAAGTATCTCTTCTTTGCGTTTATGGTAGTCTTCTCCACCGATGTATCTAAACTCTAAGTAATTCTTTTGGGCTTTTTCAAAGTTTATACCGTAATATTTAGAATTAGCAAAAATAAAATTCATCGGTGAAATATGATCTTCATCGAAGTAATATGCTTCTCTTGCTGGCATAACCCATTTTATACTTTTAGCGTATGTTGAACCCTCTCTAGAAGGGAAGAAATTGTAAACTTGTTGCTCATCAAAATCTAAAATGAATTTAAGAACGTTCATTTTAGAAACCATTATAGGATCTTCTAAGTAGTCAGTTTGAAATGACATGTTTAAGTGAATACTAGCACGATCGTTAGTATATCCGTTTTTATCAATCCAATCCAGCATTTTAATGATAATTACCCTAGCATTTCTGTAAGGAATTGGACCAGTTACCAATTCTATAAGTCCTTTACCACCTGACATATCAGGTTCCATTTTAAAGACTTTGTCATCAGGTACAAAATCGGAATGCGCTTTGTCTTCTAACTGAATTTTTCTATTCAATAGATCAGAAATAGATTTCTGGGTCTCTTGAAGGCTCAAGTTAGAATAGAACTCGAACTCCACACCTATTTGTGCAGAGTTCAAGATCTGTTCCTTTGTAGATTTTATATTAAGTTTTTGCATCTAGAGTATGATATTACCGTTTGATTATATATCACACTCACGTTGAACTTATTGTGGCAGTTTAAGAAATACTTTCATTGAGTCAACGTCTATTCTTGTAATCTGCACAGTAATTTCATCACCGGGTTTAAAGACTGACATTGTTTCTTCTCCTATTTCACTAATATGTAGCAATCCAGTTACACCATCCTCTATAGTAATGAATAAACCATAATCCTTTTTTGTTTTAACAATAGCAGTAACATTAGAAGGAATTTGAATTCTAGTTGTAATGTCCGACCATGGATTAATTTGTACGTTTACCTTTTGCGTTAGTGTAATTTTCTTTTCGCTTACAATGTCTTTGACTTTAAATGAAATTTCATCACCGGGTTTAATTTCTCTGGCCTTAAACTTAACTAATGTATCTTCGTCTAAGTCATTGTTATGAATCATACCCGTTAAACATTTATTGAACTCAACAAATACTCCATATTTTGCAGTACCTGTTACATGTCCTGTTTGTTCATTATCAATAGATTCTTTTAATTCTTCTATTGCAGTAGGAATTAATGCTTGTAAATATTTTCTATGTGAAACAACTAATGTGCCTCTGTCTGGTGAGAAACTAACAGGAACAACATACATTTCAGTCCCTATAATAGAGCTAAAGTCATGTAGCTTGTTAATTCCAGCTAATGATCCAGGCATAAAGCAATCTATTCCCTGAACGTTAACTATGTAACCTCCGTTTTCTATCATATTTACAACTGTACCTACCCAAGCAGTGTCACCTTTTTCAACACCGTCTCTTAGATCCATAAATGTTTTTTGCTTAACACCACCGCTGATGCTTCCAATAACATGTGATCCTGGCCTATACGTTGTGATCAACACTGAAGTAGCTTCTCCAGGTTTAAGGGCTTGAACATGTTCAGGCTCTTTTTCAAACTTAATATAAACAGATTCTCTATAACCCACGTCGACCGTGATAAAATCTGAAGTCACAGCAAATACTGTACCGTCATATATTCCACCTTCAATTAATTCAGGTAGCATGTTGACATTAGATTCGTATACTTCCATCTTATCATATAACTCTTGAGCATATAATTCTCTGGAATAAACCTTGTCACCGTTTCTGGTTTTAATATGTGGATTTGGTTTTCTAAGTCTAGTTACACAAGTAGCTTCATATTCGTCCCACATGAATTCTCCTTCTGCATTATACCATTGATCATTGGTATCTTCTATTTCCTCTTTCTTAGTTGTTGATTCTACTACTGTTTCAGTATTTGATTCTACTGTCTTTTCTGCTAGAGTGACCGTAGTTTCGCCGATTCTAGCTCTTTTTGATTTGTTTGTCATTTTTTTTATATTAAGAGTGTAACATATTATATATCCTTCTATTTTTTAGAACACGACAGGTACAAAACCTACCATAGGGACAGGTCCAGCAGGTGTCGGAATTCCACCTAAATAAAGTAATTTAAATTCTAATAAATGCATAGCATAAGTAGCAGCTAATGCAGTAGCGACTACAGTCGCTGGTGGTTTTGTTGGCGGAATCATAAATGATTTGCCAGAGTTCCAAGCTCTTCTTAAATTATTAGCTAATCTAGTTTTTCCACCATAATAAATAGGCACATAAATACCTGTAAGTGGCGGTGGTATTAACGCGGGAGGCATAGATGTTGATGGTGCAAATGGTTTTACAATACAAGCATACCAATACGCAATCGTAATTTCTGCCATTTCTTCGTATGGATCTCCACCTGGCCAAGTAAATGCAATTTCTGCGCCTTCTTCTAGTTCATCGCATTCTTCTGCGGCTTCTTTTGATTTCTTAGCTTGATCATATTGAAATTTAAAAACAGTTCCACCTTGTTTTGGGTCAATAGATAAAAATTGAGTTAAGACTGCTTTAGCATCAGTAGCAGCAGGACTAATATTACTTACCGCAGCAGGTATCTTTGTCCATTTTGTTTCATACTCTAAAATTTCATATTGGGTTTTTACATATTGATCATCTTTGTCCCACCATAAAATCTTATTATCGTCGTTTAATACAACGTTAGCAGCTTCACCTTCGTCTAGATTACCTGAATTAAATTCATTAAAGTTATTAACATCTTCTAATGCACCATTATCATATGAAAAGAAAGTTACTACGTGATCAGTCAATATCTTAGGTCTTTTGCTTGTAATTGTAACTGTATTACCCTCTGCATTTTGATATGTCCCACGCTCCCTGTTATAAGAAACTTGACACTTGTATTGATCTAACGGGCAAAGCACATCTTCACTTAAATCTGGTGATGGCATTGGAGTTGGCGCCATTCTACCTTTAGCTACTCTTTTATACATATCTTGTTCTACATAAAGATATGATTCTCGATTTCCTTCTGCAGGAACCATAACCTCAAACGTTGGAAATGCAACATCTATTGCTTCTTTAAACACCCTAGAAACGCCATCTACTATTTGTTGCCAATCATTATAACCTGCATTTTTAATTCCGTTCCTAGTTTTAATAGAGACATTGACGTATGGGAATCTACTTTTCCAATCTGAGCTAGCATAATAATAATCGTTTGCATTGAAATTTTCATAATTTGCTTTACCTAAACTTGTAGCCCATCTAATATAGTTAAATCTTCTATTTACAGTGCTACTCCAACTTCCAGAAGTATCAAGCGAATCGAATTGCTGCAAAAGTCTATTTGCAAATAAATCAATAATATCACTTGCAGATTCTTTTCCGTCTAAACAATGAAATTGAAAAAATCTAAACTTATATAGATCATAAAAAGGATCTTCTTTGGATTCTTCAATAAACTTACTAAATTTTTTTTCAATTTTCTTCTCTTCTTCTATAGGGTCTGGTGGTACTATAGGTTCGGGACAAAGATCAGCGTAGTCAGGATGAGACTCTTTACCAACTTCAGTTATATTTCCGTCCTCATCCTTTTGGTCCATTAATGGTATATCACCTTCTTTTAATAACCTCTCAAATACTAAACCATATCCATTTAATAATAGTTGTTCAGCAATACCATTATTTGTATGTGTTGCTCCAACTGGTGTCATAGCCATACCTTTAACTGCATCTAAATAGTCTTGAGCAATGGCTTTACCAAAATCAAATCTACCGCTTAATGGATTAGTATTTCCAATATTAGTAAACTGTGTAGGATTAGTAGCTAAATTAGCATTTAGCGGATTTCCTGGTTTTATAGCTTCTATGAGCTCAGGTGATGGTGGAAAAATATTAACTTGATCTGCTCCAACTTTAGGTGTTTCGTACGACGCTGTTGCAAGTCCACCTGGTTTTGTAAACTCGTGGCTTGAAATTGTATTAGCCGCTGCGCTGATAAATGATGGCCAAATTACGGGCATAATTATTTACCTTTTTGTTGATAGTTAATATGAGTACTAGATAATTTACCTACAGTTGCTGGTGTAGGTGGCATCGGTGGACCTGATGGTCCAACACCTGTTGGGTGAATATGTGCATTATAATCGTCTAATAAAGTTTGTAACCAATCTTGTAGAGATTGACCTCTTACTGCTGGCTCTGTCTCATCTGCTCCAGGTTCACCTTCATTTGAAACGAATATATCACCACAGTCTAAGAACATCTTCGCATCTGTGCTTATCTTAATGAATCCTTCTTCGTCTATTTGTATCATTGGTCTTTCTTTAGCACCACTACCTCTAGTAATAACTAAGCCATCTTCTGGGGAATGATATATTCTAACATTTCTTTCTGCATCATATACTAAACTAATCACATCATGTGGTGCATCAGATGATTCCAATATATCTGTCTTTAAATCTGGGTTTTGATCAATCTGAAACCAATATTCTGGGTGGTAAATATTTCCATTATCAAATCTAACTGCAACTATATCTCCAACTCTAGGTACTGAATGTGCACCTACTTGGTCTCTATTCATAGGAGTTGCCCATGGAATAGCGTCTTCTGTTAGTGTATCGAATTTACCATAAACCTTTACTCTACACCTTCCTTGCAGTAATGGATCTTCATTAACAACTACCTCACCAAGCCAGTGAGTTTCTCTAATGTTGTCTTTAAAAAGTTCTTTATCATTCATGTACGTTATCGTTTAAGTTACCGTCTGGTGATGAATCTACACCTGTGTTTGGACCACCATATACATTATCGTTAATTGGATCATCTCTGTCGGCAGGTATATCATCATATACTTTCTTAGGTGTAATATTACCGTCTGGTGATGAATCTAATGCAAAATTATCAGTTGGGTGTATGTTACCTGGTGATAAATCTCCTGGTACACTGTCGCTCTTGCCGCTAAATAATTGTCCAGCTAAATTAGCAATAGCATTTACACTTCCAGAAGTAATAGCATCTTGTATATTACTTAGTGTGTTGGCACCGTGTACGTTTCCTAGTAACAAACTAGCTGTTAAATTATCAATTGCTTGATCAGCTAAACTCGCTAAAGGACCGCTAAGTCCAGTTCTACTATGGCCATAAACGTTTGCTATTCCATTTGGTTCTTGAGAAAATGCACCTTTAAAATTATCTATTTTACCCATTACACCTTCTTTAATATCTTTAAGCTTATCGTTAGCTGCGTCTTTAACCGATTGTAAAGGATCAAACGGGCCAAAATCATATGGGTTAAGCTTTCCAACAACACCTAATCCTTCGGTAGCTTCTGTATCGTTTGGATATTTTTGACCAGCATTCCTCACCGATTGCCACTTAATAGCAATTTTAGGTTTTCTTAGTTCAGGGTTTTTTGTAATATCTGCATACATAGTAGATATAGCATCAATGTCAAACTCACAAAAATCAAATTGTAATTTAATAAATGGCTTTGCTGTTAAATTTAATTGTTGATGTAAAGTTTTAGGTTCTGTCTGATTTTTATGTGCCGGTCCTCCTGGTTTGTATGTAAAATCTAAATCTTTAGCGTGTGTATCTAGTTGAAATTGTCTAATTTCAGAAATGTATATTTGCATTCTAAAATGCCTTAAATTAAATGGAATTATTTCAATCCATCTGTTAAAATCATATACAGATCTTTTGTACAAGTCCATTAAAGATATAACTGTTAAATCAACAGTTTCTTCTAGACATTCTATTTCTAGTTTAGGATCTTTTGCACCCCAATAAGGCTCTGATAGGTTTTCATATATCTGTGACTGTTCTAAACCAGAAAGTGTTTGCCAAAACCAAGGCATATCTGTATTAATTTTAAATAATAAAGTTTTAAATGCATTTAGAGTAGCTGCCAATCCTTTACCATAGTCTCCACCTACTGTTTCTAATAAATATTTCTCAGCAGCTCCATTAAAAAGAGGAGATCCGTCAGATGTCTTATCAAACATGATTAACCAGCTCAAGTAAGTTGGATCCTCATTAATTGTTCTAAGTGGACTTCCCTTTCTAAACTCAGTTGTATTTTTATATAAATCTTGTTGACCTGCCATATCCTATATATTCTATTTCTATTCTTCTTTTAAATCTGCAACTTTAGTAGGCCACTCTCTTCTAATCAAAGTAACCTCTTGAGATAAGCCAGATTCTAGGTCATAGTTTATGTTTATGTTTTCAATAATATAAAATCCTGTTAAAAATCTATCTACTACTTGTGAATTTGATTCTTCTTCTCTTTCACCAGTGTCTGGAATTATAGCTTGCTCACTAAAACCAGCTTCATCTTGTTTGGCTTGAGCTTCTTCAGCGGCTTTAATTTTAACGCCATCGTAATGGTACATAAGCAGTGGAATCTTTTGAAACTTATAAAGAGCAGGGTTAAAGCTACTCAAAGTAACCTTTACTTTCATCTTTTGTGTTTCCATTTCATTTTGCTTTTGAAATAATTTAGAGTATATGGCATTTTTATGTGTATTACCTAAACCGTCATCTCCAGCATTTTGTCTACCCATATACTTAAACTTAACATTTTCTTGATAACGTTCTTCTGTTCTTTTACCCTTTAATGGCTCTTCAATATCTCTAAGATTAGTAGAACTTAATGGCTCTATGTCAAATTGTTGTAATCTATCAGAATCACTATTATTATCATAGATCATTACGTTTCTTTTATTACCAGCCTTTAAGCTTATTTTACTAGAATTATTAATAAGTTCAACTTTGTCAGCGTAGTTATTCATACCTTGTACCTCACGGTTATTAGTAAGCATTAATGGCATTTCAATATCATCAGGATCTTCTCCTTCTTGATCTCCATCTTCTCCATAAGAAACCGCGGCAGAAGCCAACGCAACTTGTAAATCGTTTATATCGGGGTTAGATGAGTTAAAAATCTTATTAACTTCAACGTAGTTCAAATAATAATATTGATCTATATAAAATTTAGTAAATGATTCTTCATCAATATATGAATCTTTAGCTATTGATTTTATAAATTCTAAATAAGTTTCATATGCTTGTATTCTAGATTGACTATCATCAGTAGCGTCTATGTTTGTTGCTAAACCTAATTGAAGTTCTCTTGCCACCATTTCTAAATGATCCAATGATCCAGCTGCGTCTAGTGTTTGACAATTTTCTGCAAACAATTTAGGTACTTTAGCAATACCGCTCATGTTAATTGTAGGTGGTTCACCATCAACTTCTCTTTCATTTGTTATTTCAGTAATATCGAAATCCATATGAATAGATTTAAAAGTTTCTTGATTCTTAGAATTGAATAAAATAACGAAAGAATCACCATCTCTAGGATAGTGATCAACATCAAATGCTTGTTTATTATCGATAACTGAAATTTCGCACTTAGGTACAATTCCAGATAAATCTAATTCTACGCTTTGTATATTGTCTCTACCGAAAACATATTTATTTACCATTATAAATGGCTCAATATTACCAGTGTTCTTAGTTTGTTTATCACCGCCTTCTTCTTCGCCAGCAGCATATATTTCTATTTCTGTTGGCATTAAAGCTGGTTCTACTACTGCTAAAATATTATGTTCTAAATCCATCTATTGTTTATTAGTCAAATTATTTGGCACACGGTGAATCTTCACTTCCACCAGCACCACCGGTATCTTGTCCAGCAGGACCGTCTGTTCCGTTGTTATTATCCCCAATTGGATCTGCATCATCTGTTTTATTACCATCGACTCCACTTCCACCTGATCCAGTTGATCCACCTTTTCCTGATCCATCCTCAAATTGGTTTTCAGCGGTAGTATCTGTTGTACCGTTATTACCAGTACCGTTGCCAGTACCGTCACCGCTACCATTACCATCAAAATCAGAACCTTGTTGTTCTTCTACCAATTCTCTTGGGCTCTTTTCTTCATTCTGAGATGCAATAATTTCAGCAGTAATAGAATCAGTAACTGGATCTGTTTGAACCTGTGCACCCAACCTAACTTGATTTCCGTTAAACTCGTAATTCTTTTTACCCACTGGAATAACATTAGGTGGCAAAAGAGTTTCTTTATTATATTTCTTTTTAAGAGCCTCTATTCTTTTTTGATCTTTCTGACTTAATCTTTTAGTATCTATAAACTGTCTTTTAACTATGTTATCTTCAAATGACATCGGCCTTTCTAATCTATAATATGCAGTATCAGGCGAAGGTACTAATATAATTTCACCCGGATTTATGCTAAACGGATCAGATATTCTATTATATTTTAAGATCATGTCTGTTTTAGTGTCATCTCCGTAATATTTTAGTGCAATCAAATCAGGTCTAACTTTATCATCTTCAGTAACAACATGCTTTGCTATAATTTCAGCATTTTCTTTATTTCTAAAGATCATGGTTGGCTGAGTCATTATTAATTTGACCGTATCGTATGTTTTATTTATTAGTGTTTTAAAATCCATATTATATCTTAATTTTATCCAGCGTTAAGATCTGAAACTCTCTTAAGGAATGCTTTAGTAACATGTGAAGCAGTTTTATCTTTTCCACCGTATGCACTTACATCAAACATTTCGTTTACATCAATAGATCCTTCAACGTCTGGTTGTAGATAAGTTCTACCTCTACCTGCATTAAACATTGATTCTATTTCACTTTTATCTCTTGGTCTACCAGGCTTCATTTGACACGTAAGCTTTAATTTAGTAGGAAAACCTTCATAACCAATCGGCCCGTCAAATTCTATTTTACTTTCCATCATTGCTAAGTTTCCACAAACTATCATCGGATTCAATGGATTACCTATAGTAACGTGCCATTGTCCAGTTGGATCACCTGTTAAAAATGCTGCAACAGTTGATGCACCTTGTGGGCCATTCATTAATTTCATTAAACCACCACCTACGATATTATCTAAAATCTTAGAATCACCTAATGCATTTATACCTTTACCATTAGCAACACCTTTTACTGCATTTCCAAGATCACCTAATGCAAAACCGGCTGCACCTTTAATTTGATCACCAACAGAACTTAAGAATCCTTTATAATCACCACTTTTAAGTTTAGCAATATCACCAAATGGTTTACCAATACTACCACTACCTAAACCTCTTGTAGCACCACCCCAGAAAGGAGCATTGTTATATGTTAGTGCAAGTATATTAGATAAGGTGTCCATAAATGCAACTTTAGGACTAGTATCTGCATATCCTTTAAGGTCGTAGTGAAAATTAAGTTCAAATGTTTGATCGAATTCTAAACCTTGTTGTTTAGTTAAAACCTTTTTAATTACATTTAAAGGACCAAATACTTTATTAGGATATGTCTCACTTGTTGGATCCCAACCAGCACCTTTGTCTTTTATTCTAATAGCTTGTTCTGGACTAACATTGTTTACACCTGCGTTTACAGCACTAAGTAGTGGGCTTCCGTCAATCATCGCACCTACTTTACCTTTTTTACCAGCACTTGCTGTAATTTTTTGAATTTCAGATTCTACCTCTTTCCAATTAAATTTAGTTCCAAATTTAAGAATGGCTTTCATTTCATTACCTAATTTAGGAGACATCCAAGTAATAGCTCTCGCTATATCTGGCATAGAGCCATCAATTGGCTTTCCGTCTTTTCCAGGAATCATCATGTTCTTAAGATCATCTTGAACAGGATATGGAAATCTTCTTAGTGTAATTAAATAATCATTAGATATTTTACCATAATGTTCTGCTTGTATAAAATCATTATAACTATAAGTATATGCAATAGAAGGATGTTCTTTAGATTCGTTTACGATGTTACTGGCAGTTGGGGAATATGCGAATTGCAAATTATTATGGAACACCGCTTTGTTATAACCATCTTTACCACTTGACATGTCATCTTTAGAGGAATCAGAACGGTTTTTATATTTATGTAAAGACCATGCGTTCATTTTTGCATTAAGACCTTTTCCTGCAGAAACAGATGTTCCAGCATCCTCTATCTTATCTCCACCTGTTCCACTAACGGTTTTACCAACGGTATATTTTCTAGAATCCACCTCGTTTACACCATATATACTATTAGAATTAGGTGGAGTATCTTGTGCAGCCGCATCGATAGTCGTATTACCTTGAGAATCTACTGTTTCTTCTTCCTTTTCTTCAACAGGGAATCCTCTTATTGGAAATCCATTCAATGTTGCCTCTCCGTTTTCATCGATATCAGGTCTAAAAGTTTCAAACTGAGAACCGTCGAAATCTTCCAAAACATACTTAGGGCCTACAGGACCGCTAATATAAGTAAAATAATTTTCTGGCATTATTTGTAATGGTTTATTTTATATATCTAGAAAAATATATTACATTAATATAATTTTCTCTAAAGTATATATCAAACCCATTCTACATCGTCCATTTCAGAAGATTCTGGACGATATAAGAGATCAGCGCTCCAATTTGGATCGGATGGTAACCGATTACCTAAGAATTTTTTAAGGGATGCAACAAATTCACCTTGCGAATTATAAAAGAATTGTCCGTTGCTATATGTGGCTCTATTAGTAAGCTCATAGAGCTCTTTTATGCACATTTGTATTTGAAACGTTTGTATATTATTGAACAGTTCAATCTGTTCACTGCGAGTCTTGGTGCAGAACACAGAGTCTACCACTATTAGATAGTTCTTCCATTTATCACCATTAAATAAATTATCTTCTATTTCTTTAACAGTATTATAACCAGCTCTTTTGACATTTAATTTTGTGTCCTTTCCTTCAAAGTTTTTAATAAATCTTCCTCCAAAAATGTTCTTTTTTAGAAAGTATGCATTATCATAGAACTTTTTAATTCTAATTTGATACTTTGGATTAGTGTCATCAAATTTGACATCATAGATAGTTGCCCTAACAGGGATAAGTACGTTAGGGTTTTGAGTAGTGGAGATCAATGCTTGAACTTGCTCTCCTTTAGAAAATAGTTTATGTTTAATCATTATCTATAAACTTAACGTTATCAAACCTACTGAGAACACCTCTTTTAGGGTAATCACATCTATTGATAATAGTTAAGTCTAAGCTAATGTCTCGATCTTGAACAAGATCAGTTATAAAGTCTTTAAATCCTAAAACGCTTTTAGTGTCTAGTTCTTTAAACATGTATGCAATTGAAATCTCTTCAACTTCACTAGAATCTGTGATTAGTTTTTGTAGCATTTTTCTAATATAGAGTGCCACAATAATAGACGATGGTTCTGATCCATATGGATCACTTTTAATCAAACGATTAAAAATATCAAAATATGATACCGCGAGATCATAATCTCTAGATTTCGCTAATTTTTCAAATTCTGTCTTAGTTTTGCACCAAACTCCGTCTATTCTTAAAGTCATTATTGTATTTGTGATCTATAGTGCTTAAGTCTAGTCTCAAGTTCTTGGATCTTTAGTTTTAATTCTTTCTGATTAGGTTGATATTTTACACCCCACCCAGATTGTATACTTAGTTCATTAGCATCTAATTGTGTACCAGTAGACAGTCCTAAATCCATAACTAATTCCTTAAGAAATTTAATTTGATTTGGTCTTGTCTTAGGACCTTCGAACTCATATACTGTCCTAGACGTGTATTCTTCTCCACCACCATTAACGTTATCATCAAACACAAATTTAATTAAACCGTTATCGGCTGGTTCTATGCTAATTGTAATCATTCAGTAGATTATTTTGTTCTGTTAGTTACTGATTCTTTAACCTGTGCTAACAATTGCTTTCTCTTTTTCTTATCTTCTCGATAAGTCTCTTTATCTTTAATTGCATGAAGAGCCCATGCCTCTTCTAACAATTCCATTTCAGTAGCATTGTAACCTTGCTTCTTCCATGAATTTTTAGCTAGATCCAATGCAGCTTCTAATCTAGTAGCATTTAATTCTTCAATGCGTCTAGTGTTTTCTGCATGCAACTTTTTACCATATGCAATATTTTCAGATCTAACTTTAGATCTAACTTCACCAAAATATGGCATCTTAGCAAGTGCCTTAATAATACCTTGTTGCTTTAAGTAAGCTCTTCTTTGTCTACGATTTGGCGTTGCCTGATTTTGTTGTTGTTCCATTATAATAATTTTTAATAAATGATTCTATTTGTTCTTTTAATTGCTCTCTTAGATTATCTATCTGACTTTCTACTAGCAGCCCTATTTGTGAATTAAGGTCTTTTTTAGTAATATCCATCTGATCTTTAAATAGATCATAAACATCCTTTGAAGGAATGTTAACCTTTACTGGCATACTTGCATGATTTTTAGCACTCATTTTTCTGAGCATCTCCATCATAACATTAATTTCACTCGATGCTGGTTCTTGAAACTCAGTAGATCCTTTTTCCGAAGCAGTGTCAAGTGCTTCTTGATGATCTACGTTTTTATCATTCGCCGATACATTAGCTGCAGGATTAAAACCAAGTGCAAGGTTATTTGCATCTTCTTGATTCCTAGCTAACAATAACATTTCACCTACTAAGTTACGCGCACATCTAGAACCATCATCAAATGCCATAAATTTCGCGTCTGACTTGTCCTTGTCTTCAGTAACTATTTTGCCAGCTTTTTCTGTTTTACCCCAAACATACATAGCTGCAGGAGTTTCTTTAATTTCTTTTTGATCTACACTCATATCTTCTTTTATTTTAAGCGGTTCACGCTTATTTAGCAGAGTCTGATAAATTAGTGTTAACAGTTCTACTATCATTATACTCTTGTTTTAAAAATTGTTTAATAAACTCAATTGAGCCTTCAGGTCCAATGATTGCATCTCTTTTTTGAAAAGGTACGCACCATCTTTCTATGAATCTTTGGTTTCCATTATCTTTTAAGAATTGTTTTAATTCTTCTACTTCTGGTAAATACATTTTATTAAATCCCATATTTTTTATTTTTCTGTGTCAAAGAAGAATGTTTGAAACAATCTTCCGTTATTAATATCTGTTCCAAAATAATCGAGAGATGTGTGAAATAAATCACCTTGGTAAATAACTAGGCGATTATATATGTTTCCAATAAAATCTACCATTTCCCATTTTGTCATGTCTCTCGAGTCTGTATATAGTCTTTCAGTTAGTTGTGTATCTATTTCTCCGTTAGAAAGCCTAGGTATCTTATATAGACCAGTTGCTTTATGTTTAAAAATTCCAGTTCCACCTGTGAGTGGTGCATTTGGTGTTAAATATAAAACTCCAGCCCATTTATTATTTTCATCTGCATGAATCCAACTTCTGTCTTCCTGTGTGGTATACTGAAAAGATCCAGTATATTCTTCAGTTAGCCATGTTATTTTGCCATGAAGAGGTTTTATATGATCTGAAATATAACCTTCAATGCTGTCATTTAAAAAGGGAATAGTTCTGCTTCCAGGAAAATTACCACTAACATTATACTCTTGTGAAAGTGCAAATTCTCTAACCTCATCTGGGTTTTCATAAAAGTCGTCGATGATTATTGATGTATATGCCATTATTTTATAGTTTTAAGCCTTTCTAAAAAGGATGGAGGGAAGAATCCCTTCTTATTTATCAGGTTTTTAAAGCTAGCATCCAGGATGTATGTGATAGCCCAATCATTTTCACTTCTCACTGACCTTCCAACACCTTGCATTACACTGATGCCCGTTTTCCAATCATACCACTCATTTGATTTATTTAATTTAGCTTTGATTAGTGGTTCATTTAAATTAGGATACGGTACTTTAAAAAATATTTGAAATCTACTTGTATCATCCTTAAGATCTAGTCCCTCTAATAAAGATGGTCCCATTAATACACCATTTTCTTTTTTCTTAAATAATTCAATCATACCTGCTTTCTCTTTAGAATTTTCATAGTCCATAATTCTAAAAGGATGCTTAGTGTTTTGTTTAATATAGTTAGTAAACTCATATGATCCAGTGTGAATGATACCGCGCTGACCCTTGTGTTTATCTATAATCTGATCTAAGATAGCAACTACATGTGGTAAACTCTTGACCTTCTCTCTATATGTTAGCTTGTGTCTGTTTATAAAAACAACAGGAGATTTTTCATAATTAAATACATTGTCTAATCTAATAAACTGTGCATTCTTAATTCCCATTATTTTTACAAAAGATCTTGGATCTCCAATAGTTGCACTCATAAATACTTTAAATCCTGATTTCTCATGCAAGTATTTGTTTATCATAAGTGCCTCTTCAACACATTTAAATGTAGACTCTTCTTCTCTTTGATCAAGTACCATTTTATCTACACCTACTGATTTTATAAGAGCAACATAATCGTTAATTTTACAATGAGTGTCTTTTAGTCTATCAAAAATACCGAAAGCTTTTTGCCAATCTCTTGGGAGAGTTTGACTTTTGTACCTAAGCTTAGCGGCTTTATTACCTTCATTTCTGATTTTACCATATACCTTAAGAATAACATCGAATTCTTGTAATGCTTCAAACACGGTAGATTTATCTCCTTTCATTAAATCATTAACAAGACTTGTTAGTTTACCTCGAGTATATGCACTACTACCAAAACCTTGCTTATTTGAAAATCTAGTAGCTTCTAGTATTTTATCTACTAATGAAGGATCAACTCTAGGGCTAAAATGTCCCTGAACAATCTCATCTATTTTATGTGCTTCATCGAAAAACACAAAATCTCTTTTTTCAAATGGAACAGGTCTATCATCTAGTTGCATTTTGGCATCAACGTAATTTCTTTGAATTAACCAGAACGCGTAATTCAATAAAGCTATTGGTTGATGAATTGCCCTAGATCTGTTTTGTAAATATTCACAAGAACTATAACAAGATAATTCTTTAGCAGCTTCATATCCCATTCCTTTTAGTTTACAATCTCCTAATGAGAATGGTAAACCATTTACACTACATTCATAATTGTCTACACCTCTAATAGATGGCCAATTTAATTTAAGTCTCATGAAATCTGATTCGTACTGATCTTGTAATGTCAAATCACTAGTTACTAAGTAACCTCGTTTACCCATTTCTTTCATGACATACGAAGACCACATTGCTATAAGGGATTTTCCACTCCCAGTAGGTGCATCTATTACAACAGTAGAATCTGGATCTTTTTTATAGGATTCACATATTTTAGTTATGATTTCTCTTTGGTTTTTTCTAAATTCAAAACCTATTCCAAATGTGTTGGCCTTTAAGGCACTGTCTATGATTTGATCTATAGATCGTTCCAGCATACAACTTCTTTTACTGTGATACCTGCTTTTTCTAGTAATTCTACTCCAGTCATATCTCTATAACTTTCTGAATAAAATACTCTTGCAATACCTGATTGAATAATTAATTTTGCGCAGTCAAAGCAAGGTGACATTGTTACGTACATGTCTGCACCTTCTGACGAAAGCGTAGAACGACTTATTTTTGCTAATGCGTTTGATTCTGCGTGTAAGACTTCTCTTTTAGTTACTTCTTTAGAACAACAACCGTCTTCACAGTCATATCCTTTTTCTTCTAAAACTTTTTTATGATTTGCATTATCTATATCTCTAACTTGTAATTCTTCACAATCGTTCTCAAAATTGTAAGGAGTTCCATTATATCCGGTTGATATAATTTGTGTATCTTTTACAATAATACAACCAACACGTCTGCGTTTAGCATAAGAAAGCTTAGATATTTGGTAAGCCATCTGCATGTATATTAAGTCTACTGGTATTCTAGGCATATCTTGTTAAAATAAAAAAAGTCCATGTATTATACACGGACTTCTTAAAAAGTTTATTAAAATTGTATTGATTATGCTTCTTCTTCAGCAGCACCTCTTGGATCTCCAGTGAATGCCTCTCTACATTGATCAATCTTATTACAGTAAGCTTCTTTCATTTCATTCATCATAGCTTCGTAAGTTTCGTTAGACATTTCAATATCTTCGTTAATCTTTTCGTAAGCTTCTTCTAATGCTTGAGCAGCTAGAGTTGCCGCTAATGCAGCATTTTCTTTCATGTAAGTTTCTAATGTATGGTCCTCGTAATCATCACCGCTAAATTCGCAAGCTTCCATTACAACGCTTTTGTAAGTTTTAACCATTTGTTCAGCAACCTTTAGTATCTCTTCAGATTCTTCAGTTCCTTGTTCGTCTTCTTCTTCAACTTCTTCAGTTTCAGTTTCTTCAACGTCTTTAGCATCCGCTACTTCTTCAGTTTCTTCAACTTCTTCGTCGTTAAAATCTTCAACATCATCAGTTTCTCCTTCAGGTGCTGGGTACCCTTCTGGGTTTTCGTGTTCTCCTACGTCAGATCCTTTAAGATTCTTACTGTAGTCTTCGAACGATAATATTTGTTTTGCCATAATATTGTATTATTGTTTTCTTTTATTATATATCAGACTTAATTTATAAAGTTTCGATATTGTTATCTTTCATCCACACTGCTAGCTTTTCAGTAGCGCTATTGAATATTCTACTTCTCTTAGTATCTAGGCCGTGGTTATTAAAATATTCTTTTGCTAGATAATAACTTGGCTCTATTGGTTCGCCATTTACTTGCAGATCTTCTATTTGTCTAATGATCTCTAAACAAATCGTAGCAGCTTGCCAAAAGAAAGCACTATATCCAGTTAAATCATTATAGAATCTATTTATAAATTCAGAACCGTTTTTACCAAATTCTTTTTCTCTCTTTTTTGAATCAGCATTTATAGGGAAAAACTTCTTACCAAAAGAATTAATCCAAATAATCATATTCTGAGATTCAGAATCATATACGGGTTGCATTAATCCTTGCTTAATAACTTCTTTGCGTTGTTCCTCAATCCACTTAGGATATTTAATCTTGCCATTCTCTTTAATCCAATTACTATATGTGTAATTATCTACACCTTCATTAAGTACTCTAATATACTTAAGCTTACTAGATTCAACGAATTTTTCAGGATCATCTTGCATTACATTCTTTTCTAAAAATGCTGCATCAACATCAAATGATTTGTCTACCTTCTTGATCAATTTAGCTATATTACCTAAAGAAATACCAGCTTCTTTCATGGCATCCTTTATTTTAATACTTCCATCTACAACTCTCTTAGCATATCCCATTGGCGAGAATTTACCTTCATTCATTCCTAGTAATCTTTCTCTTTCTTGCTCTAGTGCTTGAAGAGTTTCATTATCTAATGGCTCACCATCTCCACCTTCTTCATCTTCAATCTGTTGATCAATAACTTTGATGGCTTTTTTAATAGCAGACTTAGACATACCTTCAGTAACTGATTCAAAAGCTGAACCAATATCTTTTCCATTAAGAACATCCTTACATTTTTTATTAAATTGCTTTAATTTTTTAGTAGCGTCTCCTGCATAACCATCTTGCATTAATTCAATAGCCATATCTAACCAA